CCTCAGCGGCGCGAACCTCAGAAGCGCGAACCTCAGCGGCGCGGACCTCAGAAGAGCGGACCTCAGCGGCGCGAACCTCAGAAGCGCGAACCTCAGCGGCGCGAACCTCAGAAGCGTGGACCTCAGCGGCGCGGACCTCAGCGGCGCGGACCTCAGAAGCGCGAACCTCAGCGGCGCGGACCTCAGAAGAGCGGACCTCAGCGGCGCGTTAAATAGCGAATTGGCACAAGCTCAGGTAAGTATAGTATCCGAGGGAAATGTGGTAGGTTGGAAGAAATGTCGAGACAACGTAATAGTTAAACTCTTGATCCCTCAAAAAGCAAAGCGATCTAATGCTTCTGGCCGTAAATGTCGGGCAGAATATGTACAAGTATTGCGTGTGTTCGGCAGCGATCTAGGAATTTCAAGTCATGACGGTAAGACTGAGTACCGCAAGGGTGAAATCGTTCGTTGTGACAAATGGAATGAGGATCGCTGGACGGAATGCGGAGGCGGGATACATTTTTTCTTGACTCGGATTGAGGCAGAGAGTTATTAGAGAATCAAATACTTAGTGATTGTGAGGTTAGGTGGCTAAGAAAGACAAGTCGGGGCGATTGGATCCTAAGCTGAACAAGTTTCATGTGGGCAATACGGGTGACGCTAAACATTATTGGTTGACGCCACCAGAATTGTATGCCGAGTTAGACGCGCAGTACCATTTCGATTTTGATCCGGCACCCTATCCTAAGCCGGATGATTTTGACGGATTAACTTGTGAATGGGGAAAGTCAAATTATGTTAATCCGCCATTCGGATCCGTGATGCACGAAGATAAGAAGAAAGGCGCTACTGCTTGGGTTAGAAAAGCAATTGCGGAATATCAAAAAGGTAAACGGGTTGTTTTAGTCTATCCGATTGACAAATGGGTTTTAATGTTAGTTAAGGCCGGCGCAATGATCAAGAACCTCGGAGATGTTCGTTGGCTGGCTACTGAAGATCAATCGGCTGGCAAAGGAACAGGGCGTCATATAGCTTGTTTTGTTCTTGAACCAGAGAAATATAAAATGTCTTGGGAGCAAGATTCAACTCCGCGAACGCTAAAATGCCCTAGTTGCGGTCGGTGGGGTTAGAGAATCAATGAATATTTGATTAGGAGGCAAGACAATGTTAACGAATAAAAATTTAGAATCGGAAAATCCTAACGAGATCGGCGGCATTAACAGAGTGTATAGGTTTTCTAACGGTTGGGGTTTGTCCTTAATCAATTCGCCGATGGCTCATGCCTATAAATACGCTTGGGAAGCCGCTGTGTTGAATCCCGATGGTAATTTAGATTACTCTACGATATTGACTCAAGATGTAGAAGTCTTTCGCACCGAGGTTGAAACAAATGCGTTCATAGAGAAGGCACGAAAGTACTTTGAAAAGAACGTGGTGCGTGCTGGAACGTCTAAAGCGTAAACAAACGAGTATTAATTAGGAGCGATCATGCGAGCGAAGAAAGCGATTAAAAAGGATTGCCGAAATAAAGGCGCGATTTGGCTTACGGGTGGACGTCTATATTGTTCTCCGGCTTGCGCGTTTCGGGCATCACATAAATTCATGCCGTATTTACATGGGCCAGCAGATGCGCGGTGTGGAGATAAACTCTAAAATTCCTGGATCGGATAAAAGTTCCATGAGGTTTATAGAGCAATTTGCGAGGTATAGAAAATGATTTTAAGTGATCAAGAAACAAGGGAGCTATTAGCATTCGCTTGGACTCTGTTTGATAAACCCTTGTGGGAAGCTCGTCAGATGATGCAAGACTATGCACAAGAGCATTGGATTATATCGTCAACCGACATGTTAAATATGGTTGTAGGTTCGTTGCGAGGTTATCCAAATGCGGGCGGAGATATCGAAGTGATGAAAGAAGTAGAAAGAATTGTGCGCGAAGCGGTAGAAGAGGAACGAAAACAACAGAATTAACGGGTGACTAATTATGCGAAGGTTAGGTGTAGCATTATCAGAAAAAAGATTGCGGTACGCTGGCAAAGGTGGATTGAAATTGCCCCGTTGGATCGAGCATCCGCTTGTGTTAATCTGGAATCGGACGGCGTGTTTTATTTTAGGCCATACGTACTTGTGTCGCTCAAAACCTGGCGCGTTGCCTGTTTGTGCCGATTGCACTTTGCGCGTAAAGAAATTTAGGGAATCCGAAGTATCGAACGAGTGGTAATTAACGAGTAAGTGATTATGAGCGCCGCGCCCCGAGGAGGCCAAAGAGAATGAGCGACAAGATAAGCAAGGTGATTTTTGTAGCCGCCCTGTGGATATTCAGCACAATTCTTATCGTGCACCGTGAACATCGAGGGATTGACCGCTGGTACGCAGCACACCCGCCTTGCACGATAACTTACGCAGTCCCGCACAAGTGGGCACAGGAATTTCACTGCTTCACATCAGAAGGAAAAGAGTTCCCATGCAATCAGCCCTGTAAGAGCGAGGCACCTTGCAGATTTGAGGAAACCCGATGACCCAAGCTGACAGGAAGCCGAAGCGCAAGCCGAAGTTTCGCGTGGGGCAAGTTGTGCGTGTTATTCATAACCGGGATACGTTCATCAAAATTCGTAGCGTGCGCTCCCACTTGCATTTCAAAGGGCCGACTGTTTACTCAAATCAGCGTGGCATCTACGGGCAAGTGTGGTGGAAAGGGAAAGATTTGCGACCGCTAACCAAGCGTGAAATCGGCCCGCGCTGATGCCGCCGATTCAAGGGGAGGGGGGAATGGACGACGCAATGAAACCGAATCTCAAATTTAGGATAGATACTGCTGTGATGTTCACAAATAGCAAGGGCCGAATGCCCTGGGACGTTCACGAATTGAGAGAGTGGCTTAGAGAGTACGCGTGGGCCGAAACCCAACGGGCAGAGAAGGCAATGGAACTTTACACTGAGCATCTAAATATCTGTACGATTCCCAACGTGATTGCGAGGCAAATGCCATGACCCAACCAAGTGACGTGAGGGAGACCGACGATGAGAAAGAAGCAGGAGCTATCTGAGCCAAGCAGTTGTTTGAATCGCGCCACTGAGACCGAAATGCTGTTTGTTCTTTTGGGACGCGACACCGCAGCGCCGCACGCAATAGAGGCGTGGTGTGCCGAGAGAATCCGTCAGGGCAAGAATGAACTTTCGGATTCTCAAATTCAGGGAGCGTATGCGTGTGCAATGGCAATGAGAAACGACACTCCCGATTACAGTATCGCCGCCGCCGAACGCTCCCTCGCACCAGCCACGCCCACGGGACCGGACTATGAGCGCGATTATGTTCTACCTTGCTTCGCGTGGGCTAAAGAGAGAGGGATGGATTTGCAGCAGATGGTATTCGACAATCCAGGTAAGAATTGCGTGGAGTTGCTAATAGATGCTCTATGGAATATGCGTGCAGCGCCCACGCCGGAGCCAACGGGAGCGGAATGCGGACAAACGCAGCGAGACAATCGCATTCTTGAGATAACGCTCGACCCAGCGCTAGTCTATTACGGGCCGCATAAATGCGAAGGATGCGGAGAGCTTGTTTGCAGATTGGCTTTGGAGTCCGGCGGGGAGCAATTCGATTATCCGAGCACCCCGATTTATCCCAACACAAACTGGACGCTGCACAGATGCACGCTGGCCGCACAGCCAGGGCAGAAAGGGGAGCGCAAGTGAAAATACGAGTCACAAAGCAAGATATTCAGAAAGGTAAAAGCAGCAAGGGTGATGCTTGCCCAGTATTCTTAGCATTGCGTCGAAGGGGAATCGCTCCGACCTGGGTGTACACGTTCGGATTTTGTAGCGAGAAGACTGGAAATAGGTGCATCAGGTTTCCTGACAATGTCTGCGCATTTATTCGAGCATTCGACACTGAGCATCGCGTGAAGCCGTTCTCTTTTGAATTGGATTGGTAGTTGCGCGAACTGGACTTCGCACTTAAGCGCAAAGCAGTTTATTTTTGCGGGGCAGAAAGGGGAAAAGGGAAAATGAGCGAGCCATGTCCAACCGGAGTACACAAGGCGGGATGCTGCCATTGTTGCGACCATGATTATCCAGTTGAATGCACGTGCAACGAGCCGGAGCCTTGCAACCTGCCAAAGAACCATCACTTGCCAAAGGCAGAGCCTCCAGCCAGCGAGCCGCCACGTGCAGTTCCATCGCAGAGAGAAGAGTTTGGACTGATGATGACTCCATGCGGAAGGCTGATGGTTGAATGCCCGGACTGCTACGGACTTTTTCCTCACGGTCACGCGGTCGTCCGCCAGGCAGCGTCCTCCCATACAGAGCTACGGGCCGCAGCGCAACTTGAAGAAGCAAAGTGGTGGAGGCGAGAGATAGACCCGAAGTGGATTCACGAAGCGAACTGTAACTGCGTATGGTGCCACCGAATCGCTGCGCTGGAGGCTGCCTTATCTGGCGCGGGGCCTAAAATTAAGTGACTACGTAATTGTGAGGCAAAATGATTAAAGGGATCGTAGCTGGTTTTGCATACGTGCTAATACTCATTGTAGGTTGCTTCGGATGGTATCAGGTCGGAAAGCACGATGCTGATCGTTGGTATGCCAAACACCCCGAGAAATACAAGGTGACTTGTACTTTAACAAATTCGCCATCGGGTCAAATAGCCCATTGGGAAGCTTATGGTTGGGCTGGAGCACAATTTGATTATCTCGGATGTGGTGTGAAAGTAGAGGACTTGGGACGATGAAAGACGCTGAAGCAATAGAGGTTTTGCGTTTCTTGATTGAGCGCGATATGGCCGTAGATATGTTTTACTTCGACACTGACGATGGCATTTCTATCGCAGAAAATTGCAATGACCTGTTTTATTGGGCCTGCGCCGATGCTGAAGACATCACGCCGAGTGACTTGCCACTGCTCCACGAGACTATTTTAGATTGCGAAAGAGTTCTCGGAGTGGGCGGTTCGGCTTACGCGGGCACCGTTTATGCTTGCCGTAAGAGAAAGATGCGCCCTCAGTACCCCTGTTATCCGAGCTACCCAAAGGAACTGTGGCCGCTATTCGATGCCGCTGGTCCGGAGAGACCAGAGAAAGAAGCTGGAAATAGATTGCATGCAGAACAGAAATACGAAGAACGTAAAGCCTGGAAAGTGTGCGAGCATTGCCACGGTCGCGGTAGAGCATAAACAAAAACAATGTACATTTGTTTCTGATTTCTCTTGACATCTTTCCTTGGTTTTGGTATTAAAGCATCGGGCCAAGTTAAAAAGGAGAAAACAATGAAAAAAGTCGTGATGTTAGCAGTTCTCGGAATCGCTTTTGCAACGTCGGCTCAATCACCTACATCCGGATCAATTCAAGTAACCCCACGCAATTTAGATTGTGGCAGTGAAACGGTCGGTCAATATTCTGGCTCATTGACTTACTTCACTGTCAAGAACATCGGTACGGCGCCCGTAGCAGTCAATGTTGTTTCTGATAACCCCCAATTCAGTGTACAACAGCCAAATTGCGGCCTTCTTTCAAAGCAAACCTGCTTCGTGGCGATTATATTCAAGCCGTCAGCTACTGGTTTGCGATCCGGCGTTGTGACTGTTACGAAGCTAGAAGACGGCCAGAGCTTCGGAGTTAACGTCATCGGCACGGGAACAGAGTAGTGCTAGAAGCATTGCACTCGATCGGCTGGCTGTTGATATTAGGCGCGCTGCTATATGCCGTGTCCGGTATCGTTGTGGTGGCGCTAATCGTATATTTAATTGTCGGCCTAGTCCGAAACTTCCACGGGATCTATAGAGTGATTTTAAAATTAAAATTCTAAACGGAGAATGAAAATGCTTTACGTTTGCCCGCATTGCAAAAAGGAATTCGGGGTTTGCAACAGTCAACAGAATTTGGCCAAAGAAATAGAGAAAATGGATGCTTTCCTTTTCGCTTCTAGAAAGACCGCTGATCGTGTATTGCAAAATGTTGCCAAAAAGCAAAAAAGTTCTTGACATTTATTCTGAGAGGAGTTACAAATAGAAATGGCCTACGAATGTCATCATTGCGGTATTTCGGTAATCGGTACTAGAGCTTATGCAGAGACAGAAAACAGCGGTGGGAATTCACGGAGATTGTACTTTCACGAGCAGTGTCCTCGCGCTGATGCTAAGTCGTCAAACCGCGGTCGCGTCGAGACTCGAGAAAATAAGGCTCGTAATTGGTTCATTACTAAAACAGCGAAAGAGCCGCCGGAGCCAGTCGTGAAGCTTCTAGTAGCTTACGAGTATTTTCTGGACGATCAGAGTACGCTAGTAGGCCAGAAGGTATCGGGATCGTTAAAACAGACTATCGCCAGAGATGGGCGCTAAGGTTTAGCACCCGCACAGTCACTACTCTAAAATCCTTAAAGGTGCGAACCGATAGGAAGAGCCGAGTGGCCGGGCTGCGGTACGGGAGTAACGTGAGCCTGCGGGTGCTGATTCATTTAGGAGGATCAAATGCTAACAGCAGTGTTGTTGATTTTGATGCAACTCCAAGTCACGCAAAAAGATAAACAGAAAATGGTTCCTGTTGCTGTCCTCGGCGCCCACATAATTCAAATATCTGAAGACGATTTTGGAGTGGTGTGCGACGAAAACAACAGAGTTTTCGGTAATGTTCAAACAAACACGGGCAAAACGATGTGGTTTTTCTATCCCGGTGACGATTGGATGTCAACTACTCCACGCAGATACAATACGGAGGATGCCGCTCTAAGTGATGCTTTAGATTGGGTAAAGAATAATTGTCCGGTTTCTAAAGATCCTACGTCGGTAATAATTTTAGCTCGTCCTGAAGCCCATTGGCATCCAAGTACATATAACGATCCCGGCCATTGGATGTGTCCGAAAGGCTGGGTAGTTGAGACAGAAATATACGATGAATCTATTCAATTTGGAGACGGCCGAGCGTGGTGTATGAAGTCCTATGAAACGGTAGATGATAATGGCGGAGTGAGTAGGGGATCAAGCCTGAACGATCCAGATTTCAAATATTTGAGAGATTGGATTGAACGCGGTACAGTTGAGCCTAAGAATAAGACATGGCGATATTGCGCAGAGCAACTAGCGGCGCAGGCGTATACCGTAAAGTGGCTGGATGAGTGTCGTAAGGCCGGCAATTTTTGTCATATGGACATGCCTGGACCTTTTCTTTGTGGAGACTAAAATGCTCTTAGAAGCGATATTACTTTTACAAGCTTTTTCGTGGCACGGCCCTAAGCGGGTAGACGGCAAGTGTCCCGAGGGTTATGTGTATGCAGGCGGGATAGCGACTAGCGACGCGGTTTATACGCCAGGATGCTACACGCCAAAAGAAAAGAAGAAAGCCGACGAATGGTTCGATAAGATGTGGTGCGGCGAGATGGGCGAAGCGGAATTTGGTGGTGATTATATTCACGAACGAAACTCAGATTGGAAGAACGGTAAGTGTGTGCAATCTGAAAAATGGCAGGTTCGAAAAAACGGTAAATGGGTAGAGATCACAAAGGAAGAATATATGCGCGGCACTTGCGAGCAGGAATGGATTGATAGTGTGCAAGTTTATCCTAAACCCGAATGGAAAGAGTGTCAAAAAGAAGATAAATAATCCTTTATTGTTTATGTAGGCTTTTATAATCGAAGGAGAAATATGAAACCCATTTGGTTTCCGTTATTTATATCGATACCGATCCTGCTAGCTCTTTATGTTGCGAAGAGAAATTGGCCGTGGTGGAGCGGTGGAAGTGACAAGTATTTCGATATGATAATGCCAGTGGTGATGGCTTGTCTTGTTTTAATTGTGTGCGAGATGCTTATGGTCGGAGCGGCTTTTGGAGTTTCATCCGTTATCCAAGATCACACGGTGAAGGTTTGGCATCTCCATTGGACGGGGAAAATGGTTAGCATGCGAAACGCTGATGGAGTCCACGGAGAAATCGCGGGAGGAGTTTTTATGATCGCGGGCCGCATAGACTCCGTGCAAGTTTATCACTACTATACCTTGAAGAATGACGGATCCTTCCAGCCACATCAATGGAAAGCTAATTCAGACACTTCGATATTTGAGGAAGAGCGCGAAGGGGGAGAGGTTCAACAGTTCGATATTCACTTGAAAAACGAATGGATGAACTGGTTTACATATCCAGACGATAGACTTCGGATGGATTTTCACATTCCAAAAGGAAGTTTGAAGCAGAGTTTTAGTTTGCAGTAGTTTCGATGTAAGATTTTGGTAATCAAGTGCGTATTAATTGTGAGGATTGATGACAACGAGAAACTCGGAAGTATTGAAATCGTTTGTTGAGTATTGTTATGCGAATCCAGACATGCGCTTCTGGCAGGCGCTCAGGAATTGGGTTAGCTACGGATTTATTTATGCCTCTAATCAATGCGATGCGTTGGGTGAGTCGATGGACGATCTTAGAGATACTTACTATTGGGAAGAAAAAAGTAATTAACGTATCACTAATTCTGTAAGGAGACGATATGACGCAGTTTCTTCATGAGTGCCGCTGGTTAATCTTTTGGTTGGCTTTGAATGTCGGTATGTTATTGATTTTCGGTAAATATGAGACTAAGAGTGAGGCCACCGTTTGGAAAACTATCGTAAATGGTTTTACTAGGGGGTCGATCGCGGCTTCACTTTTTATTTTGGCGTTGGAGTGGGCGTTACGTAAGTAATGTACCCGTAATTGTGAGGTTTTATGAGTCAAGTCGATGTTGAGTTAGCGATAGTCATAGCTACCGAGTACCATGCTGGCCAAAAGGATCGCGCGGGTCAGCCTTATATCCTGCATCCATTACGTGTAGGAGCTATGGGTTTAACGGAGACCACTCAAATCGTTGGTTTTTTACATGACACGTTAGAAGATACTGATTTTACTGCGAGCGGAATCCGGGCACATTTCGGGCCTGAAATTCTAGAAGCTGTTTTGAGCGTAACTAAAAAGAAGGACGAACCGTACGATGAGTATATCCGACGAGCTTCTTTAAATAAGATAGGCCATCTGGCGTGGCGTTTACTCATGCCGAGGCAGTAACTATTTTAACAAAAGCTCGGTATAGGTGGTATCGTCGAGACGATGTAAAAATATTATCGGAGAAGTTATGAAGATTGAATTTCACAACGCGCACGGCAACCAATTGATACTGAGCCTATCTAAAGAGGAAGCGGCGTGGTTGATTTCTGATGTGACTAAAAGTTTACTGCTTACAAGCAAGTCTGACGTTAGCCATTACGCATCTTTTAAAATAAAATTTGAAAACGACGATGACCGATGGGTTCCGACGGATTTTGATATAGTAGTAGACGGTGATCCAGTAAAAAGTGAAGACGTTGGCTGTCAATCTATTAGAGATACAATATACTCTTAATTATGTCAAAAACTTACTACAACGAAAACGATCCCTTCGCGGCTGCTTGGCTTCGCGAATTGATAAAGGCGGGTCAAATCGCCGATGGAGATGTGGATGAAAGAAGTATCAAAGAAATTTCTGGACGAGACCTTAAGGGATTTCAACAGTGTCATTTCTTCGCTGGTATCGGGGTCTGGAGTTATGCTCTCAGACAAGCAGGATGGCCCGATTCCAGAATGGTCTGGACGGGTAGTTGTCCCTGCCAACCGTTCTCGGCGGCGGGTAAGAAAGGCGGGTTCAAAGACGACCGCCACCTCTGGCCCGTCTGGTATAGGCTCATTAGCGAGTCAAAACCTGACACAGTGTTTGGCGAACAAGTTGCAGCAAAAGACGGACTCGCTTGGTTCGATCTTGTTTCGACTGACTTGGAAGGATCGGGTTACACCGTTGGGGCGACGGATTTGTGCGCTGCGGGCCTCGGTGCTCCGCACATCCGACAAAGATTGTACTTCGTGGCCGACTCCAAATACGCCAAGCGGTGGGCCAAACAAGAAAAGTACAATAACACACACGGGCGGGATGGATCTCGAGGGAGCGGTAACATTGACGAGTTGGCCTACGCCGAGCGTACACAATTACGAACAAGCAGAGTGGGGGTTTCCGGACGCTCACGGAAGCCACGAAGGGCCAATGGCGGGTTGGCAGAGCCCGAACGCCGGAGATGCAAAGGGGCGGACATATCAATACGACAACCACGACAAAACGAAACCGAGATTGTCGAACGAAGGTCAACTGAGAGGTTGGCCGAGCCCAATGGCGGGTACGCCGGCCCAGAAGGGCTACAACGAAGCGGGATCGACGGACAGCAGCCGAAAGACGGCGGCTCTTTGTGGCGCCCCACTGGCGGGTTCTGGCGTGAAGCAGACTGGATCCCCTGCATCGACGGCAAAGCAAGGCCAGTTGAACCCGGCACATTCCCGCTGGCTACAGGGATTGCCAATCGTGTGGGACTCTTGCGGGGCTATGGTAACGCGTTGTGTGCGCCGGTCGCGCAAGCGTTTATAGAAAGTTATTTGAAAGTTGAAAAAGAGTCTTGACACAAAAACACAATCAATGCTACCTTATGCATCAGCAATTGAGTCTAAAGGATATAAAAAAAAATGAACGTTCCTTTGCTTCGAAAAGTAAAAAAGCACATTTTAGCTGAACCACGACGTTTGGAAATGAATAATTGGGCTGTGAACGTTGATGAAGAGGAAGCTCCGTGCGGAACACAAGCTTGTATTGCTGGTTGGGCGGTAATATTAGGGAAAGGTCTTACAAATAACAAGAAACGGGAGAAATACATTGATCGTGCGAATACTCATTATTCGATGAATTTTTGGCACAATACGGCTCGTAAACTATTGGGGTTAACTCAAGATCAAGCTTACAATTTGTTTCAGATACACACTAACCAACGCGGACAAAGTGGTGCTATATTCATGGCGAAAAAGATTGACGAGTTGATCGAAGAGAACAGGAATCAAAAACAATAGCTGCTTAATTATGCGAGGATACATGAAAATTTCACGAGATACTTGGCATTTTCGAGTCTTCAACGGATGGTTTAAAAAGAAGAAAGGTTTTTCTTTTGACGAGTGGTATGGCTCGGATCGTCCGTATAATTTGTGTCCTTATGTACGCGCTGTTTTATTATGGGCGCCGGCTAGATTTTTATTTTCGCCGCCTCGTATTTGGGCGACGATTCCTGTTTTGCTAGTCTCTTTTGTGGGTTTGATCTATAGGCTTGCGGGCACGAGGGGTTTGCTCGCTCTGTTACACGCCGTGGAGATTATGCGGCATATGTTTGTGGGTTTGTATTCTAGGCGTAATTTGCTGGTTTTGGGAAGATAAAGCCAAAACGAGCGATATTGTTGTGTCGTTTAGGCAGGTGCTAAAAAGCCGTGTAAAAGCCGGCCACGATCGCGTATGCCCATTAATTGAGTTTGTAAAACATAATTAAGATACAGCTAAATCTTAGGTATAGAAAGTAAAGGGTTTGTGCTCTGGCGGAAAAGACGTGGTTACTCTAAAACCTAGTCCAAGAAGTGCCCAACATTGGCACGGAGCGGATTCGGAAAGGTAGCCAAAAGTAGACGCGTTGCTGACTTACTGAGGACGGTAGAATGGGCAACCTACGCTACTACTTCAGGTCCAACAGCAACATCGCAAGGATTTGGACTTAGCGATCTCCGTGGTGAATGCGGAAATCCATGGGAGCACATCATCAAGCGTATGGTATTTAGCAACACTACAATTCAAAGGAGATAAAAATGGACATCGGAGAGTATAAACGAACTACGATCGTGAAGCCACAAACTATACCTGTGCCGCAAAGAGAGACTGAGCGGCAGCCGGATCATCGTGAAACTCCGGTTGAGCAGCCAGAGAAGGTATAAATGGCGAATCCTTACTATCCCAGTTATGAGTTCGATCCCACACATCCTATATATTGGGATCAGAAGCGGGAAATTGAATTTATCCGCTCGACGGCTTTTGAGGCCGGCAAAAAGGCAGCCCTAGAAGAGTTGTCTAAACAACCTCCGGAAATTTTGGCTGAATTGATAGTGGGGTATCGTGTGTGGGTTTACGACGACGGTTATCTCCGATCCGCCTACAAATCTGAAGTAAAATGGCCGCATAGAAAAATGCTAACTCGAGATATTTATGATAACAAAGGCATTCACGCCGTAAAAGAATATAAAACTGTAATTCCGTTGTTGAAAGAGTATTGTTTAGGGTGTTCTAGTGCGCCTTCTGCGTTCAATCCAACGGGACAAGCAAAACCAGATAGGTGTGGGGTGGCCGGTGCCGTTTATATGTGGGGAGAAGTTAAAGAACACGCAATAGGGTATCTTTCAGAGTTCGCTTATCCTAAAGAGTTCTACGTAGGGGATGATTTTGATCCATTGGCTGCGATGCAGATAGAAGAAAACTACGGGGTGTCGGTTTGTTTGCGAGAAGAATTGAAAAAAGATAGATTAAAGTTGGCCGAGGTTAATGATCCGTACATGGCGATGTATTCAAGCTACTCAATGGGAGTGGCGCGATTGCAGCAACAGCAACAGTGGATGTTAGTTATGCAACAAAAACAAATACAGGCGTATAAAGATATGATAGCGTATAAAGATATGATGATGTACGGAACAAGCATTTTTACTAATCCTTGGGACCTCAGCGTGAAAAAAGATGATAAAACTCAAGCTATTGTAAAAAAACCTTGACATTAGTGACATTATCAACTAGGATTTAATTTCGTTGGAGGAGATAATGAAGATAACGGTAACAAAAAGTGACATAGAGTTGGGTAAACGAAATGTAGTCGACGGTCGAAGGTGTCCGATAGCCCTAGCTTGTAAAAGAGCCGGGTTTGTTTTTGACTACATTTATTCCAGTTGTTATACAACTACTGGACCGCTCATGCCTGTTACGCGAGCTAAAAATCCGAAACGCCTTCCCAAGAAAGTCATTAAATTCATTGAGGATTTGTGTTGTGATCGTCCGGTAAAACCTTTTTCTTTTAATTTACCTGTAAGAGAAACAAGTAGAACTTAAATAGTAGCTATAGACAGCAAAGGAGATAAAAATGCGGCTTTCGGATGCGATCGGGCTCGGGAGAACATTGGTTAAGTTTGATTCTACCAAGTTTCTGTGGCCGAACGATAAAGGCGAATGTGTTGGTTGCGCAATAGGAATGGGATTAGCGGCTATAGGTGAAGTCAAGATCGAACGTTTAGATCAAATTTTTGTACACTGGCCTTGGTTGAACGGTACAGATGATTGGACTGCAAAACCTATAACGATAATAAGCGAGATGGCTCATCGGGTGGCAAAAGGAGAGCAATCACTTGATGAGTTAATAGATTATGTTCGATCTGTCGAGCCAGCCGAAGAAACGTTCTTGCCGGAAAACGTTCAAGAACCAGAATACGCATCTGTGACGTAATCAATCTAGAATTATCTGTTAGCCATAGAAAACAAAGGAGCCGATATGTGGAGTCTGATTGTTTTCGCGATTCTTTTATCTCCGGTTCAAAAGTGTGTAAAACACGGGGAGTTTATTCCATGCTCTTGGCTTAGTGTTACTAGTTTAAGTCCGGAGAAAATAGACGATGATGCGAATTACTATGACGGCCCGAATTGGGTAAGCGAACCGCGAGCTTTTGGATGCGCGGACGATCATACCGCGTGTGAAGTTCATCGATGTGAGGTTCAGGTATCTAAGGACGGATATCAATATTGGACACTGGATGAAACGTATTGGTATCCAACCTTATCGTCGTGTGTTGCTTCTGTAAGTCCGTATGTTCGCTGTATAAGCGGTTGTAAGGAAAGATTTGTTCCCCCACCTAAAACAGATCAGTTCGATAGGATTGGTAAAGAGACTAGTTTTTGGCACGAACCGCCATCAGCTAAAGTTAATATAGAGGTATCTCGTCCGGAACCAAAACTAGTTAGAAATAAAGGTTATGAAAAACTTGGTCCGGAATGTGGGGCGGATGAATACGGAAAATCAAGTTTGGGTTGTGTAATAACACCTAAGCATTGGGTTTGCCCAAAAGGCTGGAAAGTTGAAGAATCAAAAACCGGCGAAGACACATCTGTAGCTTGGTGCATGGAGCCAATTGCGGAATGCGCGGGTTTTGATTGTGCCGGCTTAGGAACGACAAACCAACACGATCTATTGCCTCATTGGCAAAATTGGATTCATGATGGTTATAACTCAAACGATAAAATCAAGTAAAAATGAACATCGAACAACAATCCGAAATTTACATCGCGAACCTAGAGAATAGAAAACGCGATCCGGCCACGGGTAATACCTTGCAAGCCTACCGGAGTTATCTGAAGAACCATATTATTCCGCATCTAGGTCAAATGGATTTGTCAGAGATCAAGAACGGCGCCATGAAGAAGTTCGTGGAAAAGCTTGCGGCGAAGCAATTGTCGCCTGCGTCGATCGCAGGCGTGGTCAATTGTGTCAAGGGTGTTATAAAATCGGCCGTGAACGAAAATGGCGACTACTTGCACCCCGTCCAGTGGAACAATTCTTTCATAGACAGTCCACCTGTCAACCCTCGAGACCAGGAAGGCCCAATCCTATCACGAGAGGCTTTAGAAGCCGCACTGGCACGCACTAGCGGGCAGTTTAGGACGTTGTGCGTACTATTAGGAGCTTCAGGACTGCGGATCAGTGAGGCGTTGTCGGTGAAGCGGGGCGCAGTAGTTCTTGATGATTCGAAGCCCGGTCCTACACTGTGGGATCCTGACAAGGCTGTCATTTCGGTGAAGGCCCAGATTTACAAAGGATTGGAACAAAGTCCGAAAACCGACGCCGGAATCAGGCAGATCGATCTTTGCGAGTCTGCTAATTACTATTTACTTAATTTTGTTTCTTCAGAAAAGAGAAAAGACGGAGAGTATTTGTTTCAATCTAAAAACGGGCGACCCCTATCGCTTCCGACTGTCTACGGGTGGAGTAAAAAGATAAATTTGCCGGGGTACCATTCCTTTAGGCGCTTTAGAATCACACACTTACGGAGCCAACTGATCCAAGAGGATCTGATTAAGTTCTGGGCCGGTCATTCGTCAAATTCCAGTATAACGGACCGTTACAGTAAACTCGCTCAAAATATTGATCTGAGAAAAGAAGCGGTACAAAAAGCTGGGCTTGGATTTGATTTGCCGAAGGAGGTACAATGAAGGTTGCGATTAATACTTGTTTTGGCGGTTTTAGTTTATCTCCAAGGGCAGTAAAAAGGTTAGCGGAATTAAACGGCCGCAAGTGTTATTTTTTCACCTATCAAAGAGAACCGAAGATGGATTTTGATGTTCTGATTCCTAGAACACTAGAAGAAATCGAAGCAGATAACGATCGTTTAAGGATGTGGTCAGCTTTTGATATTCCGAATCCTCGCGAAGTAATTGGCGCCCCCGTGCGTGATGCGGACGGGTTGTTTAAAAGCTATAATGAGCGTTACGAAAAACACTCGCTCGAAAACGGCAGGGCTATCGACCGTAGCGATCCTAAATTAATTCAGGTTATTGAAGAATTAGGCGGGGAGCATCGGAAAGGCGCCAGCGGGCAATGTGCAGAATTGTCTATCGTGGAAATACCGGATGGTACAGATTATGAAATAGAAGAGTATGACGGAAATGAACATATAGCAGAGAAACACCGGACTTGGCGATGACAACACAAGATCTAACCGCGTTTAAAAAGCTGGCCGAAGATTCGCCAGGGAAAATTTACTATGACCAGTTTGAAGATGGTGTTCGAGCATTAATTTTGCGCGGCCCCGCCTGTTTGTGCGCTTATCTCGGGGTTCCTAAAGATCATCCATTAGCCGGATTTAGTTCAGATGATTTGAATATTCCTTGCAACGGCGGTTTAACGTATTCCGGCGAGGGCGGTAAAGAGTGGCCGCAGGGCTTTTACTGGTACGGGTGGGACTACGCTCATTGCGGCGATCTTTGTTTTTATGACTTGAAATACGGACGAGAAAAGGGATATAAAAGCGAGGATAAACCGTGGTTGGTAGAGGATGTGAAAAAAGAACTTCGGGACTCGGTCTATTATTTTAAAAAATTAATGGCGCTTGCGGAACGGGTAGCTAAAAAACAGGTACAATGAGCAATTAAATCTTAGATCATGAAAATAGGGCGCATAGGAGAATCGAGACGACCAGGTCGCAGTCGCATCGTCGGCGGCGAATGAGTGAATCTCATGTCGAGAGCGGAATAAGTTTCGGATCGGCGTTGGCAATCGTATTGAGTTATGCCCGCTGGCATAGTATTTGGTTGGCTATTTTTCATGGACTTCTCAGTTGGATTTATGTGATATACTGTTTTATCGTATACTCATAAAAACACAATCAAGGCACCAGTACATAGCTGCGATAGAAAAGAAAGGAGATAAAATGGCAGTAAGGTCAACAAAACGGATCGAAAAAGTATGGGTTGTAACGTGGCCTAAAGGCACCACAGAGGAATATAAACATGAATCAGCCCCCCGACCTCACGACTACGAATCTATCGGAGCAGAAGTAGAGGCTAAATTTACTTATTTGTTACGCGAGGGCAAGAAAAAGAGGCGCGTTTACGGAGATGTGCAGGCGGTTTTCGGAAATAAAAAAGAAGGGGAAGCGTGGATTGAAGCAACCGGTAACAACAAATGCTTCGTATTGCGGCCGGCTCATTTAAGTATTTTTTGAGACATAAACACCGTTAATTATGCGAAAGAGAAAACCAAAGTTTAAAGAAGGGCAACCCGTATTTTGGGGTAACGGGGTTTATCAATTGTTTTTTGTCTTGGATGTAAACCCACTTCACTGTCCCGACGGGTGTTTTTCATACCGTCTATCAAAAGTTCACCCGGCTTTCAGGCAGTATAGTCACTCCAACGTCGATTGGTTTGGCGATGCAACGCACGTATCGGAAGACGTGCTTCAATCGGTAGCTTCGGCGATGCGATACAAATAATAATGTGTTAATTGTGAGGAAGAAAATGATTCGATTTACGGGGCTTATTTTGCTGGCTATAGGCATCAGTTTAGGTAATGAGAAACCTTTTTCAACAGAAACTATGGTTATGGGCTTGCTATTTACTTTTGGCGGTGCTCTGCTCGCATCTTTAGACGATTTTTTGAAAAAAGATAATTACTAGTAAGCTAAATATGTCAAGACTATGTTTTTGGTGTTTAAAAGAATTCACGCCGATCCAGCGCTCGCAAGGTGGCGGCAAAAGACAATCGTACTGTTCTGTCATTTGCCGCGAAGCTTCGTTTAGAGATTTTCACAAAGTATCAATAAGGGTAAAGCACAGACATTATATGCGACAATACAGGAGCCGTAATGATACCGATGACGTGGGGCGAACGACTGGAAACTCTGGACAACCGAGCATTTTCAGCCGAGCTCCGGAAGAAGTACAAAGAGAACAAGGGAATCGAGTCGATTTATGCTATAATAGGATTAGTCCTGATGGGTGATATCGCCAAGGGCAACGATCCTTGTATGCTGGATAGCAAGTCGCAATTGAAAAAGACTTATGAAATTCACGGCCGGCGAAAATAAAAGTTTGGCGGAGAATTCAATTAAGGGGAACCTTTCTTGACACAGAACGGGTGGGTGCCTGTTTCTACTCCGCCAGAAGAGTTGCTAGGACGGAATGATCAAAGGACACGATCAACTACTTCCCTGAGTCCGGGGTCAGAGTTGTCCTAGCATAGATTTTATGGATATAAAACTAAAATCCGGTAGAGTACTTAATGCAAATCAAGGAATTCTCGGTCTAGGACCGGAATTGCGGATGACCGAAGGCTACGATAGTGGTTTTTATTTTGACGAAGAAGATGAAGATCGTCTTCCTTTAACTCGAGAAGAGAAGAACGAGATTACAGAGATGATGGTAACCCGCTGGTTGCGGTGGCAAAGAGAAACAACAAGCGATTGATGTTGCGAGGTATCTAGGTTTTTTGGATTCAAAAGAACGCGCTCGTGCCAAACGGTACCGAGATTGCTTTGATTTATCAATCGAAGAGTGGGAGTTAGTAAATGCCTACCAGAAAGGCTTATGTTGGTTCTGCAAGAAATCTCAAAAATCAGGCAAAAGATTGGCGGTCGATCACAATCACACTAGTGGCGAATCCCGCGGTTTGCTATGCTCGCAATGCAACCGACTTTTAGGAAAAATAGAACGCTTATGGACTTTACAGATTCTTGCCGTAGTGATAGAATACTTAAAGGATCCACCGCTTTCCAAAATAATTGGCCGGCAAGCAATTGGATTCCCAGGTAGAGTCGGAACGAAGAGGCACAAAGCTTGGCTCAAAAAAAGATCAAAGTGAAAAAGATACACGATTATCCTAAATTTAAATATTCTGGGAAAATTGTCAACGGTCAGATAACGGAATGGGCGATCTATAAATTAGTCCGAGTGGAGGTATAATGATCGTTATTTTATTTATCGCCAAGTCAATTTGGCATTTTCCCGTGCCGTGGTGGATGTGGATTATTGCGGCATTAGATAGTGTAGCGTCATTAAATTACCAAAGAAACAACAGTTAGTTGTTTGTGGGGGTTTCTGTGCATTTGGCTATAGATTGTGACGGTTCTTACTGGCTAGACGGAGAGATTATCGATCCGAAAATTGTTCTTAAACACGGTACAGTCTACGTAGGTACTGAAGATTCTATAACTGTTAGTGCGATTAAAGATTTGTACGAACTGATTATTGCTGCTAAAAGACAGAAACAATAAACGATTGTTTATGCGATATGCTAAAGGAGTACCAGGGTGTTGGATTCGACCAATTCGTAAGGGGATATAAGATAAGGTGTTGTGATTGTGGTTTAGTTCATATATTTGAATTTAGGATACGTAATAAAATAATCGAGTTTCGTGCTTGGCGTGATGAGCGGGCTACCGCCGCAAGTCGGAGAACCAAAAAATACAATCGTTAATTATGGCCGATTCTGATTTTATTAAATCATGGAAAGCTAAGAAAATAAAATGACAGATGTTTCTATTGTGGAGAGAAGTTATCTACGACTCGTGGGATCATTACATCACCTTCGAGAGAGCATGTGTATTGTAAAAAAGGTCATTGTATTGTTCAAACGTGTCGAGGCTGCAATCTCGCTAAAAACGGGTTTTCTATATCTTCTTTTAGAGAGTGGTTAGGTATAGGTCCGTTTTTCTGTGAGGTTATTCTTGGAGAGGTGTTACCAGACGGAAAATGAATAGTTGAAAATGCGCTGTAGGTCGAGCGTACAGAATCACTGTTCTATTGTTAATCAGGTTTTTACTGTATTTTAGAGCGAACATAAGGCGAACTTGAAACCAACCGAACACGTATGTAGCGGTTGTAAAGAACTTAAGGTATTCAGGGCAGATCAGAAGTTTTGCTCTCGAGAGTGCGTAAGTAGAAAAACGGATTCTAGGATAGCATTTTTGGACATCGAAACGGCGCCATCGATCGGCTATACATGGGCCAAGTGGGAGCAAAACGTCATCGATTTTATCCAGAACGGCTACTTGCTTTCGTACTCGTTTAAGTGCGCCAATCAGGCTGGCGTCAAGACGAGAGGTTTGCCGGATTACAAAAAGACATGGGCCAAAAGCAAGATAGACGACAGCGCTCTTCTAGCTGATTTATGGAAGGATCTGGATTCGGTTGACATCGTGATAGCCCATAACGGTGATAGGTTCGATTTGCCCCAAATCAGGACACGGTTTGTTACTCTGGGTATGTCACCTACGTCGCCGTTTCAAACTGTCGACACCTTGAAGATAGCCAGAAGCGTCTTTAAGTTTAAGAGCAATAAACTGGACGATCTCGGCCGCGATCTCGGCATAGGTCGTAAGATGGCGCACACAGGGTTTCATTTATGGCTCGGTTGTATGAAGGGTGATCCGGAGTCTTGGCGGATTATGAAACGCTATAACCGCCGGGACGTACTGTTACTCGAGGAGTTATATTATAAATTCCTGCCTTGGTCCAAGAATCATCCCAATGTTAACAAAGGTGGCGAAACTAGATGCGTTCGCTGCGGTTCGAATAAAATAAAACGAGACGGAGAAAGGTTTACGAATTTAAGGAAGAAGGGTTTGATCCATTGCTTGGCCTGTGGTGGCTGGTTTGAAGGACCATCTGAAAAGATAGGAGGGTTAATTGGCGCCGCATCCAAATAGTGCTAGGTTTCATGAAATATTGAAAGAGCTAGGCGAACTTCACGATAAAAAACAACGAGATTATGGCCGTGGAGAAGATCCGTTTGCCAATATTCGGGCCTCGGAAGAATGGGGTGTTGAAGCTTGGATCGGGGCGATGATTCGTTTGAACGATAAAGTTCGGCGGTTACAAGCATACGTTCTGAACGGTTCATTAGCTAATGAGGGCGTCGAAGATTCCTTGAATGACATAGTAGTTTACGCCGGCATCGCTCGAGTTCTTTTTGAAGATGCTCAAAAGAGAAAGAAAGATAAAAAGCAACTGAGGCTTCCTCTATGACGGATGCTTCGGATGTAAAGCGGGCCTGGATTCAAACTTTTTTAGGCGGTACGTTTCACATTTTGGATCCGCAGCAGGACGAGATTCATATTCGCGATATCGGACATGCGCTGGCCATGCAATGCCGATTTACCGGCCACGTTCGGAGATTTTATTCTGTCGCAGAACATTGCGTTCTCGGCAGTCGTTTAGTTCCAGAAAAAGATGCTTTATGGTTTCTTCTTCATGATGCCAGCGAAGCTTATATCGCAGACATTAATCGACCACTGAAACATTTTACTGAGATCGGGCCAGCGTACATTCCAGTCGAAGCGGCCATAATGCGATCAGTTTGCCAGAAATTTAGACTTCCCTCCGAGGAGCCCACGAGCATTAAGAAAGCCGATAACGCGATGCTATTCGCGGAGAAAGAACAACTGTTGGCTCCGATGGAGTGGGAATTGAAACCAGATGAAGGTAAGGCGGCGAATATAAAGGTGAAGTGTTGGGCGCCAGAGGTAGCGGAAGTAGAGTTTTTGCACAGGTTTTACGAGTTAACAAATCAACTTTAAGGAGAAATAGATGTCTATTGTCGACGTAGCTTACAGAACTTTTACCTGCGAAGGCCCGAACTGTTCGAACACAGTGACGTTTGAGCAAAGCCGGGAAAAGGGAATCGATCAAGTATTAGAAAGTCACCCGTGGGTAAAAACCGCAACACTAGTTCAGCAGGTTGTCACTGGTCAGACGTTTGTGCTTTGCAGCGATAAATGCCGGCTAGATGCCATAGAAGCAGACTTTTTCACGCCGCAAGAGCGTAAGAGCATTTTGGTGCCGGAAGGCGCCAATACTTTGGCGGCGGCTGCGGCGAACGCTAAAGCAGCGGAAGATGCTACGAAGGCGTTGAAGGCGGGACGAGGACTTCAATTTAAGGGATAAAAATTTGGCTGAATATCTCGTAACGTATAAGCTACATTTGATCGAAGCCCTGAAGCCCCCCGACTGGCCGAATCCAGTTTTGAATGTTGCGTCGTACAATAATGTCAATAACATTCAAGAACTACGGGCGGAAGTAGATAAGCAGATTATTACGTTTGGGCGGCAAGGTGGGTTCGTCTTTTTGAAGGATACCAATAAAGTGCTTCAAGACGACGTTGAAACGATGGATCTCAGAATATTTGTTCCGCTGACCCTTGCGACGCATTTAACTACGACCACGACTAGAATGGTTGATGAGCCGGAGGATATTTTTTCATAATGTCTATTTTGCTCGCGCTGGACTTCGAAACTTCGGGATTAAATGTCGTAGAAGATCGCGTCATTGAAGTAGGATTAATTCTTTTCGATACGACACAAAAACGATGTCTTGAGTCCTTGGGGTTTTTAGTTCGAACCGATAAAATAATTCCGGAAGAAGTCGTGCGTCTTACGGGGATTTCGCAAAAGGCTATTGAGGAATTTGGACGCGAGCCGAGTGATGCCATAGATGTTATCCTAAAAATGGCCGCGCAAGCGGATGCTTTTATAGGTCAGAATGTGGTAAGATTTGATAAGAGAGTTTTAGAGAACTGGTGCAAGAGAGAAAACAAAAAGTTAATCGATCGATTGTGGATTGATACCAGAACCGATCTATTAAAGACTGAGGGAAAACATCTCGGCTATATGTTATGTGATAACGGGTGGATCAATTTTGCACCTCATTCCGCTATTGCTGATTGCCAGTCTGTTCTGAAATTGTTGGAAATTGAAGACGTTCCGAAAGTATTTGAGCGGGCTGCGAGTCCTACAATCGTTTTGTTGTCCCAACAAAAGCGCGAAGATAATGAGCTAGCCAAGAAAAGAAAATTTCGGTGGTCTAGCAATTTGAGAATATGGTGGAAGGCAGTAAAGGAATTAGATAAAGAAACAGAAATTTCAGCGGCACCGTTTAACGTTAGCGTGGCTCCTCCTGAAATACTTTTAGAAAGGCTCTGGTATGACTAAATGGCGCGATCCGGTAGATGCCCTTGGTGTAAAAGAAAGCACACTTTGGAGATATCTTTTCCTAGTGTAGTTGAAATCAAGGGCGGTTTATGTAAAAAGTGTTCGAAAAAGTACTGCGAAAGCCGTCGAGAAATTCGAAAGGCTTACAATGCAAAATATTTTAGGGAACACCGCGAAGAAAGAAAAATTTATGATGCCAAATATCGCAAAACTAGGAAACTACAAGACAGCCAGTCAACGGCACGTTCGCATAGAAAATTGAAGTTGATTGTTTTGACCTATTATTGTGGAGGTAGGGCTCCGTTTTGTCAATGTGAAGGTTGCCCGATTCGTTTTTTAGAAGGTTTAACTATAGATCATATCATACCAAATCGAGGAGAGAAAGTTACTGGTATGCGGTTGTACCGCGAGTTACGAGACGGCAATTATCCTGCCGGTTTTCAAGTATTATGCGTATCGTGTAATTTAGCTAAAGGTGTAAAGGATCGATGTCCGGCTTATGGCAAGGATCATACAAAAAGTTGCAGCGTTGCTGAAAGAAATAAAATTCTGAAGAGAAAAAATGCTCAATAGTGTCTGAAAAAGTTTCGGTTTTACCGAAAGAAGTAAACAAAAAAAACCCAAAAGGAGCCTACATGGCTATAATTGAAAACAAAAATCAGCCTTTCGAACGGCCTTCGCAGGGACGTTTTTTGGCAACCGTGATCGATTGTATCGATATCGGTAAGAGAGTTGACGCAAAAGGTGTAGAGCAGCAGAGATATCGCGTAGTGTGGGTACTAGATCGGTCAGATTCTCACAACAGACCTTTCCGTGTCATGTGGGACGTAAATGCTAAAATTACACCCCCATTTAAAAATAAACAAGCTTCCAATCTTTACAAAATAGCCGAGGGTGTCTTCGGTACTCCTCCGGGCTTGTTGTTTGATACAGAATCTTTAATCGGTCGATCCAACGAGTTAACGTTGGTCAAGGAGGGTGAATACGTCAATATAAAAGTAATTCTTCCCTTGCCAGAAGGCGCTGTAGGCCCGAAGGCTCCGGAAGGTTTTGTAAGAGATAACGGTGAAGCAAAAGCTAAGGCCGCAACAGCACAAACACAAGCGGCGACTACGGTAGGAAATACACCTACGGCTCAACCAACGGTGCAAGGACAGGCTAATCCTGTCGTTACTCAAGAAGAAGACGCCGTATTTTAAGGTGTAACAAGATGCCCTTCGGGGCAGGCGAACGCCGGCTTACTAGAGCGTGACTTCGCGGATTCAGAGCAATCCGCTTTTTCTATATAAGGAGTATCTTTGGGTTTGTCCTTCTACGATATAGCCGAGCCGATGGTATTGCGCGGCGAACCACAGATACGAATACGTCCTCAATCTAAAATTGCGTTTGATTTGAATTGGCCTGCCTTGGCTACCACCGATGTTTCGATTCTTTCCGGGTGGTCAAAAGAGACGCCCGACGCCAATGCCGCTTCCGTTGCAAAGGCTGTAATCGGAGGTTATTGGTTCTGGGAGGTGGATTCGACAAAAGCGATTCGTCGCATGGAAGAAGAGACTGGGAAGAAATTATCCGATTATTTCCGCGTTCGATCAAGCCCCGGTAAGGGTCACTTTCATTTCAAACAATCTGCAAAAAGTATTGCGATGGGGAATATTTCGCAAGGATTTGTTATAGGCAACGACTGGTCTGCTAGAGTAAGTGAGCAATACGTAATTTCACCAGGTAGTCTCCACCCCACCACGGGTAAACCTTATGAAATTATCTCAGATCGTCCGATTGTTGAGGCACCGGATTGGCTAATCGATTGGCTAATTTCCCAAAAATTAGACAAAAAGAAAATCGCAGATGCGAATAGCAGCGAACCTATTCCTCAAAGCGCCCGGAATGACTCGCTGGCGTCGATCGGCGGCGGGCTGCGATACAAAGGGTTGGTTTACGAAGAAATCCAAGGTGTCTTGCAACGGATTAATGCAGAACGCTGCCAGCCGCCTTTGCCGGAATCAGAAGTAGAAACCATCGCTAGATCGGTTTCTCGGTATGAAGTTGGTAAAGAAGGTGTAGTCGTCTCGGGTACTAAAAAACCTACCGGAATGATCTTGCCTTCCGGTCAAACAGTCGTTTCGGCGCCACCGGAAATTGAAACCGCCGGACTAATGCCTCGCCCAGTATTTCCCTTATGGGCCATCCAAAATACGTCACTGTTTGACGGACTCATCGCCCCGACACTTAAGACGTCTTCAAAGCAACCTCAGTTTATCTTTCTGCCGGCAGTACAGTTATTCCTTAATTATCTGTACGGAAGAGTTTCTATAAAAAATCAGGACGTGAACCTTAATATGTTCGTTGGTTTAATTTCACCGCCCGGCCACTTCTTTAAGGGGAGCAGTTGCGAGCTTGCGCACAAATATTTCGAGTACGCCGCAGTATCGGTGACGCACACTTCAGGAATGCGTAACGCCGAAGGTAAAATAGTCATTATCCAAGCCGGTAGCACCGAAGGTTTCGGCAAAACAATGCTATCGGTCACGAGCGGATCAGGTATTCGTCGGGCTGTACTTTTCAACGACGAGCTATCGCAATGTGTGGCGAAGATCGGTATCGAGAATAGTTCGTTCGCGAGCAGCATTTTAAGTTGGTACGGCTCCGCTAACTGGGGCAATAACACTTTGAATAGTAAGAACTCTTTTTCATTTCCAGCCAAAAGTTATTGTTTTAGCTGGCTGTGGTGTACTACTGATCGAGGGTTTAATCGCCAGTGGGCCAAAATAGCTGGTCTAGCCTCTGGCATGGAAGATCGCCTGTTTTTTGTATTGAGCCCAAAAGTAGCGGCTGAAACACAAGTTTATAGCGATCCGGAATGTCAATTAGGTGCGTTAAGGACGCGACAAGTTCTAGATGCGGCTATTAAAAAAGAAGTTTACAGTTTCGAGAATCTAGACGAAGCGCGTGAAATTTTGCGCGGTATGAATCCTAGAAGTATGCAACTACTCCAGATGCTCGCGTTGTATTTCGCAGTTGACCTAGAAGAAGATTACATTACGACTGATTGCGTCGAGAAAGCTAAAGCTTTAGTCACTTATAGAGACGATGTGAGAACCTTTCTAGACCCAATTGAGGCTGACAACCAGCAGGGGCGATTACAAAAGGAGATACTTCGAGAAGTCAAACAAGCCGGCGGGAAAATAAAGTATCGCGAATTGTGTCGGGATATGGATTATCTGCGATTCGGAGGTGAATGGGAGCGGGCCTGGAAGAGTCTAACCGGTAGTAAAGAACTCGTTCAGTGGGAAGAACGAACTGAAGCAAACCGATTAGCTAAATGGGTTGGAATTCCGAAACGATATGAGGACGAATAATGCTCCACATCGACTACGAAAGTCGTTCGACCCAAGACCTCCGAGAAGTCGGCGTTTGGAATTACGCCAACCATCCCGAAACAGAGCCTTTGCTTCTCGGCTGGGCATACGATAACGAACCTGTAGAAGTATGGGAAATTATTCGCGATTCGATGCCGGATAAACTCCGTAAGGGGTTCGAAGATCCGAATCAACAATTGGCTGCTTTTAACTCTACGTTTGAACGTTATATAAGCAACTTTAAACTCGGTTTAAACCTCCCTATCGAGCGATTTGAAGACGCATCTCCTAGCGCCTTGTATCTTTCAATGCCAAAAAATCTCGAAGACGTAGGAGAAATTTTGGGGTTGCCTGCTGAACTCGCCAAGGATAAAGAAGGAAAACGACTGTTAGAGAAGTTTAGCGAACCTTCTAAACGTAAGAAGAAACGAGGTGAACCGGACGAGTTTTATTTTCGAGATTGGAATACGGATCCTGAAGATTGGTTAAAATTTATAGAATACTGCCGACGAGATGTTCTGGCTGAACGAGAAGTAATGCGCCGTGAAAAACTATTAGGCGCTTGGCCATTGCCGCCTTTTGAAAGAAAGATATGGCTAATGGACCAACGTATCAACGACAGGGGCGTTTTCGTAGACATGGATTTTGTACGTAAAGGTTTAAAGCTAGCGTCTCAAGAAAAAGAAGAAAAGATCAAAGAGAATGACAAATTAACCGGTCTTGAAAACTCTAATTCTAACGAACAAATGCTTAATTGGCTTTTGACTCAAGGTTACAATGGTCTGAAGCCCAAAAACAAGAAGAAAGGTAAATCTGAATATACAATCGAGGAAAAAGTAGTTCAGCACCAGTTAAAAAATAACGATGCTTTAACTCCGCTAGCCCGACAGGTTCTAGAAGTTCGAAAATCTGCTTCGTCTACGTCGTATAAGAAAATGTCGGCGATTCTTCGGCAAGTTTCGCCAGATCATCGATTACGGAACCAATTTATTTATCTCGGATCTTCAAGAGCGGGCCGTTGGTCCGGAAACGCCGTTCAGCTCCACAACATGGCTCGCCCTAACGAGGTATTCGAAATTCAGGACAACGTTAAGAAAGCCCGAGCGATGATTTTCGCGGAAGATTATCAAGGTATCAAAGACATGTTCGGTTCGGTGCTTTTAACCGTAAAATATAACATCCGTACGGCATTTATCGCAGCACCCGGTAAACGATTAAATGTCGCCGATTTGAATGCCATTGAAACCCGAGTAGGTGCTCATGTCGCCGGTTGCCAGCCGCTTCTGGATGTTTTTGACAGCGTCAAGTACCCGCCAAAAGGCCGCGATCCATATCTCTACTTCGCCGTTGATCTTAGTGGAATCGTATACGAGATTTTGGAAAGAGACATAAATAACAAAGAAAATGAAGTTATTAAGATTCGAGCTAAAACGTGGCGCCAATTCGGTAAAGTAGGTGTTTTACAATGCATCTATCGTGCCGGCGCTCCGGGGCTTTTGGCTTATGCCGAACGGAACGGTATCAAAATGACACTCGAGGATGCTGAGAAAATCGTCAAAGTATTCCGTCACTCTTTTTCTGAAATCGAGCAGATTTGGTACGCGATTGAAGACGCTATCAAGGATGTATTAAAGCCCGGAACTAAACGAGTAAAACGCCGAGTTGGCGTAGACGGCTGTGTTAAATTCGACAAGTTGATATTTAAGTGCAACGAAGTACCGCGGACGATTCTTCGTATCCAACTACCATCCGGCCGCTTCCTTCATTACCTAGATGCTCGTGTTGCGCCAACTAAAATGCCTTGGCAAAGAGACGGCGAGGATGTCTATAAGCCAAGCCTTTGTTATGCGGGTCAAGATCAAGTTTCTAAACAGTGGATTCAAGATATAACATCGCACGGTGGAAAAGTATTCGAAAATATCGTACAGGGGATCGCACGAGACGTGCTAGCTACCAAGTTATTAGCCTTTGAAGAAGCTGGTTTACCGGTAGTGCTTCACGTACACGACGAAGCAGGCACAGAAACGGATGACGATCCTCTTGAACCCGGATTAGAAGAAATGAATCGGATAATGGCGGAATTTGTTGCTTGGATTCCGAGTTTGCCCCTTGCTTCCGACGGCTTCGAAGGAAAATATTACAGAAAGTAAAAATAGCTTGACATCCTTTCCGTTTGTATTATGATTCGTTAGGAGGTTATATGTTAATCCGACTCATAGCAGTAACAGTAGGAGTTCTATTCGGCCTAGAATTTCGATTCGGCTTCGATTTGCTTCTGGAAGGTATTCGTGCTAGAATTGGAAATTGGCTATCTGAAATAGACGAAATGGAACGAGATTAATGAAAAAGAAATTCGTGCCAATATTAGGCGATCTTGAAAAATTAACGGAAGAAGAGCGCCAGAAATACGTTCTAGACGTATGCGAATTTCTTAGCGTACCGCCGGAAATCGGTGCCGTTAATCTAAGACTCCACGACTCCGGAGACGGTAAACGCCATTTGATGATTTGTATCGATCGCGGTGCCACCGATATCATAAGAAAGAATATGGGTATAGACGTTGACTCAATGGAACCAGTAAACGGCGATGGCTACGTAGGCTGGCTCGTAAAAGGACATGATAAAACCGGTCGTCACGAAATGGCTATCGGTACAGTGTCTACACTCGGACTTAAGGGCCAGCAGCACGCGAATTGTGTAATGGCTGCTCAAACCAAGGCGTGCCGTCGTATGACTTTGCAATTTGTAGGTGGCGGCTTTTCAGACATTACCGAGTTCCACGAAAAGACTACTAACATAGCATCATCATCGACACCGTTATCTAATATTGCCGCACAACCGAGTGTTTTTGTAAATAATGAAGCAGGCAAGGAGGTCAAGGCCGAGCCGCCGGAGGAAACTGGCGGAAAGGAAGTTACGGCGGCTCCGGCCGCTTCCGTATCTGAAACTGTACCAACGGAAGAGCAAAAGAAGGAATTTGGCAGACAGATCAAAGATAGGTACATTAATAACAACGAGTTTATTGCGGCAGGATTTCAGCAGTCTGAAAAGCTAGGTAGCCGACTGGATCAGATGAAGGCATTTGTAAAAAAGATGTATCCAGGGAAAACGACTCAAACGTTATCAGTTGAACAATGGGAATCGCTGATTATGTTTCTGGATATGAATAAAGCCATAAAAGGTTTTCCTTGGCTAGTTCAGCACATCTACGAACAAATCGATCCGAAGAAGGAGACCGCGAATGCGTAAAATCTGGTATTGGCTTTATCCGTCTCAAATTCCTTTAAAATTAATTCACTCCGAAGTTCGAGATTGGGTTTTAAAGATGCGTTCCGATCTACCGACGCCGAGGTTAACACAACCTAAGTGAGTTTTAAGATTCTGGATGGAACTAGGCCTGATAAAAGACTCTGCGATTCTTGTGATTACGGTCACGTCATAAAAGGCCCGCAACAGGGTCAGGAAAAAGTATACTGCACCAACCGAGGTTTGGAAAGATTACATCTTCCTTTTCCCGTTGTGGAATGTAGCGATTTTTGTAAGAAGAATCAAATGACCGAATACGAAGCTAAACAAATAGGCTGGGTTTTAGAAGTCAGCGGTGGTAAGACTTTGGGGTTTAAACCCCCGAAGAAGGAGTATCCAGATTGAAAGTCGTAAGAGTAACAGTTGAAACAGCCGAATTTGACGATGGTAGCGCCATTCTTCGCCAACGGCCTTGGGTTCATCCTTCCTTTGCTCTGAATATGCCTATCTTGCAACCGGATAATTTCCGTAAGATATTCTCAGAAGGTGCTTCATACGATTTGATAATGACGAGGTTGAAAGATCCTGATTTCCTTGAATCCGCAGACGGTGATCCCGGCGATCCAATGACCCGCGTAAGGCGACAGAAAATTGTCTAACGTCGTTCTTAATGAGGAACAACAAACCGTAGTTAATGCTCGAGACGGAGTGTGGGTGGTGTTGGCGGGCCCAGGTAGCGGTAAGTCGAGATGCCTTGTTGAGCGGTACCTTAAGATGCTTCGAGACGGCGTCCCTTTTGAAAGTATGCTAAACTTGACTTTTACTAGGGGAGCTGCGCAAGAGATGGCCTCCCGGTCAGGGATACTGGACGCTGATTCTGTTTTCCGCACATTTCATAGTTTTTGTTTGGAGTTATTGAAAAAAGAGCGAGATAAACTACCGTTCGAGACTTGCGAAACGATTATACCGGTCGAATTACAAGAATACACGCTGTTATTTGAATTGGTAGATGTCTACAATCGAGCTATCAACTGGCGAACTCTACGGGATAAAATCGCTGCGTGGAAGAATTCAAATATTCGTCCGGACCAAGCGATTGATGAGTCTAGAAATAGCGGTGTCGAATATTTCTACGCTCTCGGGTATCGAGATTATGAGCTTAAAAGTAGAGAACAGGGCTGGCTTGACTTCGATAATCTTATTTTGGAAACAGTCAATCTACTAGAGACAAATCAGGAAGTAAAAGGCAAGTATAAAAGAAAGTATCTTTCCGTAGACGAGGCGCAAGACTGTTCTGAGATTCAATTTAAGCTCCTTCAGCTTTTGTTTGACGGAAACGTGTTTGCAGTGGGCGACGAAAACCAACTTATCTACGAGTTCAGAGACGCCCGCCCGAATAACCTAACGAATTTCGCTAGAGTGTTTCCTGGCGCCAAAGTATTGTATCTCGGGACGAATCACAGGTCGTCGGCTTCTTTGGTAAATTTCTTAAAAGAAATCCTTCCGGTCGACAACGGTTTGGCTTCTAGGATGACTACTTACAACCCGGAAGGTGTACCGTTTACCATTACCAAGTACGAAGATGACGAAGAAGAAGCCGAACAGGTTTTAAAGAAAATTACCGATCCCGAAAACACTGCCGTAATCGCTCGTACCAATCGACAATTGTTCTTGTTTCAACGCATTTGTGCTACTAAAGGAATTCGCTGTAATTTCCTCGGTCGTAAGGATCTCTGGGATCAAAATGAAGTAAAGAAGCTTCTGAGTTACGCCAAAAGCGCACCGCCAGACGAACCTGCCGATGAAGTTCTAAAAGGAATTATCCATGAAAAGAGATTGCTTCATATCTACTCAAAGGTCGGTAGCGGCAACCCAATGGAAGCTAGTCCTGTCGAGAATCTAAACGGCATTGTCAAAATCGCGGCCAGTAAGGGAAAGTCGATTAAAGAGTTTCTAGATTATATCCGTAGAATAACACACGCAAAGAAAGCGAAGAGTCTTACGCTATCCACGGTACACCAATTTAAGGGAATGGAGATAGATGTGGTATACTTGATAGGTACCGATCAAGGAGTCATGCCGCATAGAGAAGGAGAGTTGAACGAAGAAGCCAGAATTTTTTTCGTGGCCGCGTCGAGAGCTTGTAAGGAGCTTCACATAAGTTTTCATAAGAACTTAAGTATGTATCTTTTACCGTATCAAGATCGTATTGTAAAACATGGAGCGGCTATTGGCCTGTCTGTATATTAGACAAGATGGAAAACCGCATCAAAAACACAGCTATTCGGCTGGGCTGGATTACGATAAATCGCCTAGTCGCTACTATCTCAGACGTGTCGTCGGTTGGATCGAGAAGGACGATATGGCGCGATTTGCTCTTGGCAAAGCAGTCGAGCAAGCTTTGGAGTTTCACCACGACAACGGTGGTAAAGGAATGGTTGAGAAGTTCCAAGAACTTTGGGCGCCAGCGAAAGAAGCTAACTTACTTTACACAAGAGTAGAAAAAGATTGGGAAACTTGTAACAAAATAGGTGCCGATTGGAGCAAGCTTTATATTATAAAGCAACCTTCTTTACCAATTCCTCTAGGCGGCGCATCGGTTTTTCAAAGAGTATATTCTAAGGAAGTCTTCCCTGGTGATGAGAACTATGGAGAGATATTTGATGAAGGTAGATTAGACGTAGTTTCTTACGTCGATCCTAATCATCCACTATTACCCAAAATTGAATGGAAACCGGAATGGGGTTTACTCCGGCCAGTAATCATCGACATCAAGACATCCGGCCAGGACTATGACGAACGGCCTGGAATGGCCTCATACGCCAAACAGCTCCGACGGTATTCTTGGCAATCTGGAATACGCGACGTAGCTTTTTTAGCTTTTATTAAGAAAAGCCTTGGTTACAAGAAAGGATCTCGAGTTACGCTTTTAACAGACATTGATGTTTTTAAAGCAGGAACAGAGATGTTTGTCGCCGAACCAACAGATGTCGGCGCCTTTTTAGTAAGCAGTCAAATGGCACTGGATGCGATGGCCGAAGCGCAAGGAAAGAAAGCAGACGGTAGTTTAGATACTACTAAGGCAGCAAAAGAACGTAAATCAGCGTGGCTAGCAGATAACGGTTATCCGGTATCAGATTCAGGATTTACTCGTCAGAGGATTCAATTTAACGCCGGCCGTATTACAGAAGAGTTTGCCAGGAGTGCCGCTTCTGTAGCCGCTAGACAAATAGTTCAAATCGTTAACAGTTGGAAAAACAACGATTGGCCGGACACTTTTAGCATAGTTTATCCACAAGACGATCGCCACGATCCGTATTTCAAGGCGTTTAGTTTAAATGACACCGCATACCGAGATGAACACTTTAAAATAGCCAGTCCAGAAGATGATTTTTTCGAGGATGAGCCCGAACCAGAAGGAGTGGATTGAACGAAATAGTTTGTCAGGTCCGTGGTTGTCAAGAAGTATTCAAGACTGAGGAGGCAGTTAGTAAAGATGCCCGTTATATATGTCGCTTTCATCCCCGCGCCCATCAGCTTGCCGCCGTAGGACGTTTTGTACATAACAGCGATTCTCGAGACGAAGACGTACACTTTCAAGAATTTCAGTTTGACAAATCATTTCAGAGCGGTCAAAGCAAAGTGAGGGAGTGATGATTTGCAAAGCTAAAATTAGCAAACTGTGTACTGGGAAAGGTAACAAGGCTTGGAACGGCATGTGTTCAAATTGCGCCGATAAAACAATACAAAAACGAATCGATCTGTCATTATCAGCTAACGATTGGCGAGAAAACATGCCTGAGATAACAGACGATTCGGAACCATACGCACCGGATCAAGATATTGGCTATTGACAGCTTCGGAGAACTCCGAAAGCATATAGATAGTCAAGACCCTTTTATGACGTGGGGTCATCAGATTCTTAAAATACGGCGACCTAGAAAAAAGGCGCCGGTGTGGGCGCACAGTCAAGACGACATCCGTTTGTTCTTGATTCGTGTATTCCCCCAGTTGGAAACTGATTCTAAACAGCGCGAACGGGCCGGCATCTGGGCCAGAGTAGCCTATTTGTATTTCAATCAACAGTGGAGCCGCGGTCAAATCGCCCAAGAGTTGAATAAAACTTATAACAGCATTAATTCTATTATAAGATCGATTAAGAGAGCCGCAGAAGGATTACGAGCCGATACCGGTAAAAAAGCTGGAAAGCGCAAAGGCAGGCCCAGAAGTTGAAGACAATTCATTATCCCGTACTTGTCCATAGTTGTAAAATCCAACCTATAATTCGAACTGCCGACAGTTTAAAAATCGACGAGCGGTACGTCGAGAAGATTCGTAGTCATAAGGAAAAGGATCTAGGCAAGATACCAGGATTAACCAAGAAAGAAAGTTGGGATGCCGTAGTCGATCGGGAAGTCATCGACGGTATTGACTACTATCCTCTCCCAAAGTCATGTCGCTGTCGGCGCTACGTCACGTATTATAGAGCGGATGAGTTCATTAGTATTGGTAAGGCTCTTCGGATAGTCCGATACAAAAATGGCCGGGTTATTAAAGATGAGGATCGTATCTGGCTGCCTGTCGTGCGAGAAAAAGTACCTCGTATTGATCTCGTGACGGCCGCGGATATTCAAAGAGCCAATTACGGGAGCGAACGTCAGTCAAACGTTTACATCTATAATCCTAGAAAGAAGAAGTTCGAGTTTCATATCAATTTTATTTTCGATGGTATCTCGGAAGAGAACTTTGTAGCCGATTCTCTGGCCGAAGAGAAGGCGTGGGCAGAGGCGGTTTGCGCAGCCATAACTGAACGAGAAGACGAAGATAAATTTGAACGCAGAATCAGGAAACAATACCGAGAATATATCCAATATTGCCACGAAATTGCCATGACGTTCCGGAAAAAGTTAATTGTACCGTTTCAGCCCGACCCGTTTCATGGTCGCACGCTCTTTACTTTTGGCCGCGATCAACGAACTGTTGGAGGATTTACTATTGACAATACCTCAGATTAATCGTAATATTGTGCAGGAGATAGTTATGCGGCACATACGATACTTTTTGATAGGCGTCATTCCGGTTACACTGATTATCGCTATTTTAGTCCAAGCTTCTCCTAAAAAGCATCACTTGTCCGCCGATCCGAAATCCCTGTTTGACTATTATAATGAAACCTATTTTCTCGGGCAGTTGCCGAATGCTGAAGTCGTAGAAGAAGATATTATTGATTCAAAACCCAATCACGTTTTTATGGCTGATACAGAACATGCTTTAGGCGGCCATTGGTATAAAATACGTATTTCACCAACCTATAACCCAACGCTGAATGAGGAGGTACTTTCAATTAGTCACGAAAGCTGCCACATTTTGATCTGGGAGCGATACGAGAAAGAAGGCAAAGGCGCAGACTATCAGGAAAATCACGGAACAGCATGGCAAAATTGCATGTTGAATCTAGCCGAGCAAGGCGCTTTTAAGGATGTCTGGTGAAAGGTCGTGGTCTATTCAACATCGCTTTATTAATAGTCATCATACTGGAATCTTTTTATATGATACTCGTTTTGTGGGATCACCGTGGGTGATTTAATTCTAGAACAAAAAATCGCCGAAGCACGTGAAGCCGTAGAAAAACGTGCCAAAGAGAAATCGATCAGAAAAGCCGGCTGGAAAGCAGCCAAAAAGAAACAGCGTAGGAAAGATAAGCTGAAACGGAAACAGCAACAAATCGCTAGAAAGATTAATTTCGGTTTAATCGCTCCGGGGAGCAGACCGTGACACTAGAAAAAGTTACGATTGGCGTCCGCACTTTTTTAAGAGATCATAAACTTTTCAATACTCTCGGTGCTATTAGAGATACCATGCCCGAGGTAAAAATTACGGTTGCCGATTGTGGAGAACACAACGAAGAAAAGGATGGCATTTACGCCGATCTTATCCGTTCGGGCCATAAAGTTATTTGGCTGGATTATGATGCCGGGTTCGGTCGGATGTCCAATGCATTGGCTCAGTCTCTAGACACACCCTATCTTTTTATGGCGAGCGATGATTTCGATTTCAGGCCGCCGACGGCTAGAAAGGGACTAGAAAAATTAACTGATGTACTAGATCACACCGACGTGGATATCGTGGGTGGTCGCGTTCGGGGACCGTATGAATTTACTCTAGAGGATCGTGGTGATACAATAATCGAACATCCTGTTTGTATTTCTGGCTATGAAGATCTTTGGTTTGTTGATTGTGACTTAACGATCAACTGTTCCTTGATTCGAGCCGATGTACTTAAAGTTGTGCATTGGGATGACGATGTGAAGATCGGGGGTGGCGAGCACGGCGCATGGTTCATCGACGCCAAACGAGCTTGTTTCCGTGTAGCTGTCGTCCCTACTGTACAAATTTCTGAACAGAAGGGCGAAGACAGTGAGCGCTATAATCAATATCGCAGACGGGCATCTAGTAAAGCGCGACCGTGTTTTGATAAACGGGGTATTCGTAAATATGTGCTTGGAACGGGACAAGTAGATTACGAAAGAATTGAGTATAAGGAACCAATAACTCGTTGATCCTTTTTGCTATCAAAAGCTGTTTTGCTCATCGAGACGGCGGGTTTCATAATCCGATAAGAAATACGTGGGGTTGTGATGTTAAAGGCGATTTGCGTTTCTTTTTAGGAAACGGATCGGGAATTTTATTGCCGCTTCGCCAAGATGAGGTTTGGCTTGATACCCCCGATTCTTACGAAGGTTTACCGTATAAGACTCGAACCATCTTGAAATGGGCACTTAAAAGAGATTATTCATACGTATTTTTGGCAGACACCGACACTTTTGTTGCCGTTGATTTATTAATGAAGTCCGGCTTTGAGAATTACGATTATTTCGGTGTAAACAGCAAACCGTGGGACGTAACATTTCCTTACCACGCCATTGATCGAGAGAAGAAAGACTGGTATAATCCCCAAACTTTTCCGTGGGCGTCCGGCGGGTTCGGCTATTTCTTATCACGACGAGCGGCCGAACTGGTCGTGGCAGCCGAGCCGGAAACATGGGCCGAGGATATTTTTGTCGGAGATGTTATGGGAAAGCATCCGGAGATGAAAAAAGGCAATATGCCTAGAGGGATTTCTTGGCACTACCCTAATGTGGGTTACGGTGCTTGGCAGTACGATCCTAGTGAACAGTGGATGGAAAAGATGTATTCAGGACAAGTATGATTGTACGGATGGTTTGTGGTGGAACAGGCAATCAACTTTTTCAATATGCTTTTGGTCGTGCTCTTTCTTTGAAACGAGGTTTACCACTCCAATTCTATCTCGAGCGAGCAACGAGAGATTATGAATTGATTCGCTATAATTTGAATCTTGATTTTGTTCCGCGCCCTTCCGGCCCTATTTATGAAGAACCAGGGTTTGCATTCGATCCCGGAGTTTTCGATGCTGATCCAGAAAGTTACTATCGTGGTTACTGGCAGTCACCAAGATATTTTAAAGATTATGCTGATATAATCCGTAAGGAAGTTGGTTTTAAAGAACCGCCGCCTTGGGGAGACTCTTTCAAATTTAGAAATACAGTTTTCATCCATATACGACGAGGTGATTACCTCAATAGCGGAACCAGAGAGTACCACGGGGTCGATCTAAACAGCTATTACGAAACAGCGATTAACTACATAAAAGAACGGGTTGAAGATCCGTGTTTTTTGGTTTTTTCAGACGACCTCGATTGGTGCCGAAAAAATATGCCCTATCAGGTTCTTCACTGCCCCACGTCTCGGGACGAGCTACATTTAATGTCTAAATGTTGTCACGGCATCGGTGCCAACTCGTCATTTTCTTGGTGGGCTAATTACCTCGGGGATCGCCCTGGTAGAATATCTATAGCACCTAAGAAATGGTTCGTGAACGAATCAATCGATACAAGGGACTTATGTCCAACACATTGGATCCGCCTATGACTTTTTTCGCCCAACTGATAGGAAAAGACGATCTGGTTTTCGACATCGGCGCTAATATCGGTGAGAAAACGATTTTATTTTCCGAACTGGCCGATAAAGTCATAGCCGTCGAACCTCTCCTAGAATGCTCAACAGTCTTGACCAGTAAATTTGAGAATACCAATGTCACAGTCGTTAACAAAGCCGTAGGAAGTTTCATCGGCAAAGATTTAATTTGCAAACCCGGAAACGTGTCCACGACAGCATCTATGTCCAATCGCTTCGTAAAAGAAGTCGGGAAATCGGGAAGGTTCGGCGATATGCACTGGTACCAGTCGGAATCGGTCGAGGTCGTAACACTCGACCTGTTAATCGAACAGTTCGGCGTTCCGGACTTCATCAAGATAGATGTCGAAGGCTACGAGCCCAACGTCGTGCGCGGACTATCCCAACCAGTCAACTTGCTGTCGTTTGAATTCACTCCGGAAGTTTTGTTTATGGTAGATGAAGTTTTTGATCATCTAGATTCTCTAGGCTGGTATGAAACCAATTATACATTGAACCACGCTCCGGAACAGTTCGAATTAAGCGGCTGGGTCACGCCTGGATTTCTACAGGGTAAACTGATACAGTATGAAGGTAACAATTCCTTAATGGGCGACATTTACGTGAGGTTTGAGTGAAGGATACGGTTAAATTAGATCTTCGCTGGGAAGATGAAAAAGATGGCGGCCGCTGGTTTCCTACCGAGCAATACAAACACGACCTTATTCGCGATTTCGCCAAACGTCTCCAGTTAAAGACTTTTATTGAAACTGGGTTATGTGACGGCAATACCGTTCGAGCTATTCATGACAGCTTTGAGAAAGTATATTCAATTGAATTAAGTAAGCATTACGTCGAAAAAGGCCGGGAAGAGTTTAAAAACACCAATATAGCAATTATCGAAGGAGATAGCGGCGTAGAATTGGCTAACCTTCTCCAGAAAATACCGCGCCAGCCTGTTTTGTTCTATCTAGACGCTCACTATTCGGGCGGTAAGACTTCGAATAGCTCATGTCCAGTCACGAGAGAACTAGAAGCTATCTTCCGATCCGGTTTTACAGGTATTATCTTAATTGACGACATGCAAGGTTATTGGAACGATATTCCAGCGCCTGAAGCGGTATCTAATTTTGTTGACCAGTTTCCTGAATGGGCCTGGGAACTGAAGAACGGGTTATTACGCGTTTGGAAAAAGCTACCAAATTACGATTTCCTTCAGAACGCATTTGGTGTAGTTCACGTTGGCGCCGGCGTAGGAAGCGAACGGCAGATTTACGATCAGTACGATATGGATGTTATCTGGTTCGAGCCAGATCCTACAGCTTATAAGACGCTGCAAGAGAACATTTGGACGTATCCGAAGCAAAGAGCTTACCAGTTACTTATATCGGACGAGAATAAACCTTATCAATTAAACGTCGCCGATAACGGCGGCGCATCGTCATCTGTTCTGGAATTTGCTGAACACTCACGAGCCTGGCCTAATGTGAAATACACCGGTCGGGTTGAAACAGTCAGGGGTTCAACACTGGATCATTTCTTTCAGGATCAAGATTTAAATATGAAAAGCTACCAAGCTTTGATCGTCGATGCCCAAGGCGCTGAATTAAATGTTTTACGTGGTGCCACAGAGTTTTTGGATAAGGTTCAGTTTGTTGAGGTCGAGTCAACTGACTTCATTGCTTATAAAAACGGCGCGACGATTTCTGAAATAGACGCTTTTATGAAAAACGCCGGTTTTGAAAAGATTCGCGAAGAATTGCAGTGTCGAGCCGAAGTCGGCGAAGGAAATTGCTATAATTTGGTTTACGAGAAGTGAAAGGCGCTCCGGGATTCCAGAAGTGGCCCGATCCGGTTTTGAGAGAATGGAAACGCGACTTCATTATCTGGCTAGCTGGCGAAACCGGTATCCGCAATTTAGTAGAAACCGGTACTCATATGGGCGGTATGGCTTTAGAACTCAGCCCGTATTTTGACCGCATCGATACTATAGAATTATCGCCTGTGTTTTACCAACGGTCGCGAGAAATGCTACAGTCCTTTCCGAATATTTACCAACATCAGGGAAGCAGTCGAGTCATTTTAAAAGAAGTACTGAGCCGACTGATCGTCGATCCTTTGATGTTCTGGCTAGACGCGCACTTTTCCGGCGGGTTGACGGCGCATGACGGCGATCCGCTGCCGGAGGAACTAAAGGTTATTACGCAGTATCGGCCAGAGTCTTTAATCCTAGTTGATGATATGTCGGGGACTGCTTTCGAGGATAGTCCCGTTTGGCCAAAAGATTTGGATTTATCAGGATGGATCAGGGACTATCGGACGGGGATTGTTTTGATGCATCGAGGACAGTTTAATATTCCGGAGTTTGAGTGAAACGAGCGTTAGTAACTGGTTGTGCCGGTCAAGACGGCAGCTACTTGTGCGAATTACTTCTTGAAAAGGACTACGAGGTCCACGGTATTATTCGCAGATCATCTAGTTTCAACACAGGTCGCATTGATAAGATTTTTAGTAAGTTGCATCTTTATCACGGTGACATGACGGACAGTCGATCACTCGCGCATATTGTTCAAGCAGCACAACCGGATGAAATTTACCATTTAGCCGCGCAAAGTCATGTAGCTGTAAGTTGGGAACTTCCTGAGTATACTTTTAATACCAACGCAACCGGTACTCAGAATCTTCTTGAAATTGCTTTTCAAACGGTACCCGGTGTGCGATTTTACCAAGCTGGCACCAGTGAGTTATTTGGCGGAGATTATACCGAACCGCAAAACGAAGAAACGCCGTTTAATCCTAAGAGTCCTTACGCAGTCTCCAAGCAGGCTGCTTTCTATAGCGCCAGAAATTTTCGGAATCGGGGTATGTTTGTTAGTAGCGGTATTTTATTCAACCACGAGTCACCGAGGCGTGGCGAGACCTTTGTTACTAGGAAGATCGTGCGAGGATTGGTAAATATCCATCTCGGAAAACAGACCGAATTAAGATTGGGAAATCTGGACGCAAAAAGAGACTGGGGGTTTGCCCCTGAATTTGTAGACGGAATGTGGCGTATGCTCCAGCAAGATAAGCCGGACGACTACGTCTTAGCGACCGAAGAATCGCATTCTGTACGAGATTTTCTCAATGCCGTCTCGAGGTATATCGGTATCAGGTGGGAAAAGCACGTCGTAACAGATTCGCGCTATTATCGTCCTTCTGAAGTAAACGCCTTATTGGGAGATTATACCAAGGCAGAGATTAATCTTCGCTGGAAGCCCAAAGTTAGATTTGAACAACTCGTAAGGATTATGGTAGATGCCGAATTCCACGGTGAATGAGTTAAAGAAACGCATAGTCATCGCCGCCTATCGCGCCGGAGAGGGTCATCTAGCCAGCGCGTTTAGTATATTGGACATCTTGTACGTCTTGTATAATCAAGTTCTGAAACCAGAAGATTACTTCGTGCTCTCAAAGGGCCATGCTAGTTTGGCACTGTACGCTGTACTGGCTGATAAGGGAGTAATCCCTCGGGAATGGCTAGATCACTTTACAGAATATAACAGTCCGCTTGGAGGTCATCCGGATCGGAATAAGATTCCTGGCGTTGTATTTTCTACCGGTTCACTCGGGCACGGTTTACCGCAAGCGGTTGGTTTGGCCCTAGCACTCAAGGTCCAAAAGAAGCCCGGTCGAGTCTACTGTCTTATCGGTGACGGCGAATGTAACGAAGGTGCTATTTGGGAAGCTTTATTGCTGGCCTATGAACATGAATTAACCAATTTAGTTGTAATAGTCGATAATAATCATTCGAATGATCGAGCATTGAATTTAAGATTCCTTCCCGATAAGTTTCGTACATTTGGTTATTTTACTATATTCATCCCCGGTCACGAGCACTCAAAAATCGCCGCAGCTTGCTTCACGTACGATTGCGATTATCCGATTGCGATTATCGCAGAAACACTGAAGGGCAAAGGTTGTAAGCGAATGGAAGATAATCCGGAGTGGCATCATAAAACGCCGAATCGTTCCGAGTTAAATGAGATTTTAGCAGAACTAGATAATTTCGAAAACTCCGCTAACGGTGTCGTTTGAGGAAACAATTCACAAAAACCGTTCTTTCATTACTCGAACAAGACGATAAAGTTGTTCTACTTCTCGGTGACATCGGTGTTCACGGATTCAAGGAAGCTTTCGAACGCTTCCCTGATCGTGTTTATAATATTGGGATCCTTGAACAAAGTATGGTCAGTCTTGCCGCCGGACTGTCTGCTGCCGGAATGATACCGATAGTTCACACTATCGCGCCGTTCCTAGTTGAAAGAGCCTTCGAGCAAATAAAAGTTGACTTTGGTTACCAGAAACTAGGTGGTAACTTTGTCTCAGTCGGTGCCAGTTACGACTATTCAAAACTCGGCCCGACGCATCACTGTCCCGGTGACGTAGCCCTTTTAAAAACGATTCCCGGTCTAGACGTTATGGTTCCCGGCCATCCGGAAGAGTTCGATCACATATTTCGTGACCACTACGCCAGCCCACGACCTACGTATTATCGTTTAACGGAATATCCGAATAAAGATCACCACGGATTTCACGTAAAACAAGGTACTAAAGGTACTGTCGTAGCAGTCGGTCCGATGCTTGATAGAACTATAGAAGCTTGCAAAAATCTGGATGTTACGATAAACTATGTAACGTACTTGTCCGGATTGAATTCTTCCGTTGACGAAGGCGATCTGGTCATAGTGGAACCGTTTTACGCTGGCACTCTGGCACATGAGTTTTATGACCGCAAAGTTCATTCGATAGGCGTACCAAGAATATTTCAAACCAATTACGGTACTGTTCAAGAACACGACGAAGCTTGCGAATTAACGGCACCTCAGATAGAAAAGAGTATTCGAAACTTCTTTAAGATATGAATGAGATCATTTTAGAAGACGCCAGAAAAATCCGAGAATCTGTTGATTTAACCGGATTGAAAGACCAACACATTCTAATTACGGGCGCTTCGGGAATGATTGGAACGCACCTTTTAGCCTCACTGGTAGATTTACCGAAAGAATCTAAGCCGCGAGTCGTTTATGCTTATCATCAATCTGAGTTAAGCGAGTATAGTAAAGAAATCGTACAACGTGGAAAATTTGATACGCTGCAAGGCGATTTGAGTCGTTACGACTCTCTTCTTCCACGAACAGATGTAATTTTAGCATTTCATGGATACGCCCAGCCTAGTCGGTTCGTTGGTAATCCTCTAGAGACAATCGCTATCAACACTCTAGGTACGATGCGCCTCCTAGAAAAACTCCGAAAAGGAGGTTCATTTCTGTATGCAAGTTCCAGCGAAGTTTATAGCGGACTTAAGAAGCTATCCGCAAGTGAGACAGATATCGGCACGACTTCTCCGCTGCATACGAGAGCAGCCTATATTGAAGGCAAACGATGCGGTGAAGCAATCGTCAACGCTCATCGCGAGCGCGGTGTACACGCCATGTCAGCTAGAATTTCATTAGCCTACGGTCCCGGTACCAAACGAAACGACACTCGAGCATTAAACGAATTCATCCAGAAAGCTCTTACGACCGGACAGATTGAATTAAAAGACGCGGGAACGACTATCAGAACATATTGTTATATCACGGACGTGGTAACCCAGCTTTGGAACATCGTTCTACACGGTACTCGTCCCGTTTATAACGCCGGCGGTAATTCCGGTACGACTATAGCCAAACTAGCTAAAACGATCGGTGAGATTACAAGCGCTGAGGTAACTATACCGAGAAAGCATCATTATGATTTCGGAGCCCCGAAAAGAGTCAAGATGGATCTTCGAAGGTATGAAAAAGAATTCGGCAAATTGAAGTACACCAGTTTACAAGATGGTCTTGAGAAGACTATTAATTGGCAGAAAGGACTCTATGGGGTTGTTTAGTCTAGTTGGCGAATGTTTGAATGGCGTTAAGTTAATCGTTCCAACTGTATTTAAGGATTTCCGTGGATCGTATACTCCGACTTATCGAAAAGATGATTTTGAAGAGCTGGGATTGCCTACAGAATTTGTCCAAGATAATCATTCTCGATCATTAAAGGATGTCGTTCGCGGTTTACATTTCCAACTCGATCCTCCAATGGGTAAGTTGATGCGCGTGACCCGAGGCGAAGCTATCCTAGTAGCTGTTGATATTCGACCGCAATCGGCGACATTCTTGGATTGGGTTCAAACGTACGCTACCGAGTGGAATATGTACCAAGTTTGGGCACCGGCTGGATTCGCTCGAGGTTTCCGGGCGCTTTGTGATGATACAGAAGTTCAATATAAATGTACTGCCCAGTTCAATCCGACCGCAGACGGCGCCATCAGGTGGAACGATCCGAAGATAGGGGTCGACTGGGGTATCGAAACGCCGATTCTTTCTACGAAAGATAAACGAGCACAATCAGTTCAAGGATACATTGATGGGCTTCCGCCCCGTACTGTTTAGTGATTGCGATTTTTCAGCAGGCTTTCCCGAATTCAATTGGAAAGTGTCCATTTCTATTGATCGGTTTAATTTTGCCGATACTACGCCGTTTAAAGTGTTCTGGCAAGTAGAACCGCCAGAAATTATGCCTAATACAGTAGCTATGCTTAAGAAACATTGGGAATTCTACGACCTCGTACTCACTTGGGACAACGAGCTATTAAGCGAGTGCGGTCATACCAAATTGTTTCCTTGTAGCGCTGTCTGGAATCACTTCCCGGAAGTTAATAAAAAGCGATTCGCTACGAGTTATCTTACTAGTAATAAAAAGGACTGTTCCGGCCACAGATACCGGCAACACGTATTCGAGCATCTTCCGCCTTCGATTGGTAAGATGGCTATCTGGAAGCATCGCAGTCCGCCTGCAATTCCAGACAAAAGAGAAATTTTTGAACCTTTCCAGTACAGCATCATTATGGAAAACTGTCGCCGACCCGGATACTTTACCGAGAAGATTTTGGATTGCATGGCCAGCAAAACTATCCCAATCTACTGGGGCTGTCCTACGATTAATGACTTTTTCAATAAAGAAGGCATAATTCCTTTCCAGTGCATCGATCAAGTCGCCGAGAATCCATTAGAGCGAGGTCACGATCTACGGAGTATTCTGAACGGGTTAAGTCCAGATTATTACATGTTGAAGAAGGATGCCGTAGAAGAGAATTATCATAAGGCTTTAACGTACGCCAAGCCGTTTGATCGGGTCATTAAAGCAATTAATGAAGCGCTGGATATTGATCCTAGATTTGTACACGGAGAACGATAGTTGCGTGTCTCGATCGTATGCCCCACCCAATCGAAGAGGGCAAAGTACATGCCTATCGTTCTCCGCTGCTTTTACCAACAGACTTGGCCCGATCTCGAACTGGTAATTATTTGTGACGGACCAGAGCGACTGGACATACCGAAAGATCCTCGAATCAACTATGTTCACTTGGATAATAAGATTACTACCGGAGCTAAGAGAAATTTAGGTGCGAGAATTGCTACCGGTGACATCTGCGCAGCCGGAGATGACGATGATTGGCAACACCCGGCGAGAATTTTTGATCAAGTTCAGCGTCTTCAAAAAACGGGCAAGGCTGTTACCGGTTACTACGACACCGTAATTTTTGACGAAAAAACTGGCAACCTACATTTACAGAAAGGCGGTCCTCCCTACTATGTTTCCGGAACCAGCCAGTGTTATTGGAAATCTTGGTGGGAAGAACATCCGTTTCCGGATTGCTGCGTCGGTGAGGACGCCGTATTCGGTCGTGAAGCTAGGATAGCCGATCAATTAGCCGCCGCTCCGATCGGCAAGATGATGGTCATTCGTTGTCATGACGATAATACTGAATCACGGAATTTAACGTGGACACCACGACTGAAAAGAGAAGATGTATCGCCTCAATTTTTCCTAGATATGGAAACTAAGTTGGTCAACATAGGAGCCTTTGTTCTTGACTGTTGTGCTGAAGAGGCTGAAATACAATTTCGAGCTATTGTCCCCGATTATAAAGTGACTCGACCGCTACCGGAGATTCAAACGCGTTGAAATTATTACTGGCGATTTGCTCTTGTAAGCAGCACTCTAGTTGGCAGGACGCTCAGAGAGCAACATGGGTAAAAGATATCCCGCTAGGAATCGACTTCCGTTATTTTGTAGGTCATTCGGATAATCTTCAGTCGGATGAAGTCCAATTAGGTGAAGATGTCATAGATCCGCGGCGGGGATTGAAACTCTATCCTAGTCTGCCAGCCAAAGTGAAGTTGCTTTGTAAATGGGCGCTTGATCATGAATACTCATTTTTATTTAAGACGGACACAGACACGTTGGTTAATCCAAAGAACCTTCTAGCGAGTGATTTCGCTAACCATGACTATTACGGCGCCGAAAACTGGGAGGAGACGGGCTACTTTTGTAGCGGTGGTGCCGGCTATTGGTTGAGTCGAAAAGCTATGCAGATAGTCGTGGATTCTGTGGTGACTTCATGGGCCGAGGATGTCTTCGTCGCGTTGGCTTTAAAAGAAAAAGGGATCCTACCGAGATGGGATGTTAATTACCGTTGGAAGCCGGAGGAGGTTGTAGATCGCAATATGGCTACACTCCACTTGCCTAGCGCGTTAAGAACGAGGCCATATGACCCCGCTTGGATGCCGAAATTCTATCAACAAATGAAGGAAACAGAGTGCTCATAACCGGCCAGTTGGGCTATATCGGATCGCATTTATTTCCTCATTTTAAGAACGATTGGAATCTTCAATGTTGTGATTATCAAAATCCATACTACAGCGATTTTAGTGAAATTAGAGATCAAGAATTCGATGCCATAATTCATTTAGCTGCATCGGCTTCCGTGACTCAATCACTCAATGATCCGTACGCTTGTCTAAACAACAATGCTTTCAAATTGATTCCTTTTATCAAGAATAACAAGATCGGAAAGTTTATATTTGCTTCAACTGGCGGAGCCATTTATGGCGATCGACACTTCGCTAAGGAAAATGAGGCTTCTTGGGCTGGGTGCCGTTCGCCATACGGTCAATCTAAGTTTCTGGCCGAAGAAATAATCCGTCGTCTTTGTCCTAATAATCACTGTATTCTCCGTTTAGGAAATGTTTATGGCGGACACGATGAAGATCGCGCCGAGTGGGCTGCGCATACGCATTTCCGAAAAGATGATCCTATCGTTGTGTATGGCGGTGATCAGTGCCGGGACTTCGTTCGAATCGAAACTGTCTGCCAAGCCTTTGTACAGGCCGCTAAATACGGAGGGCCGTTCGGCACGTATAACATAGGTAGCGGTGTAGAAACTAAGGTTAGTTTCATAGCGCAACAATACGGTCGAGAACGCAACGTAGAGGTCGTTTATAAACCCAAGCGAGAAGGAGAAATCGACTTCGTATCTTTGGATGTTTCTTCGGCTCGGCAAGCCGGATTGTTGTGATTATAAGTAAAACACCGCTAAGAATTTCGTTTGTTGGCGGCGGAACGGATCTTCCAGCTTTCTATAAAGAAGTTCCAGGAGCGGTAATTAGTACTAGTTTTGATCGCTACGTTTACATAGCTGTTAATAAACGATTCGACTCGAGCATAAGAGCGAGTTACTCGCAAACCGAGCTCGTTGATACTGTCGACAATCTCGAGAACGATTTATTCCGAGAAACGATGCGCGAAGCCGGTGTCACCAGCGGCGTTGAAATTACTGCCGTAGCCGACGTTCCAACTGGTACCGGTTTAGGTTCTTCTTCTAGTTTTGCGGTAGGACTTTTGAACGCTCTTTATGGCTATCGCGGCAGGATGCAAACAGCGGAACATTTAGCCCGACAGGCTTGCAAAATTGAACTGGATGTGTTAGAAAAGAAGATAGGCAAACAAGACCAATATGCCGCTAGCTACGGTGGTTTAAAGAAATATGAGTTCAATTCTGACGGCTCGGTATTTGTTAATCCATTGATCTGCTCACCGGAGCGCCGTAAGGTGTTTTTTAGTAATTTATCGATGTTCTATGTCGGTGGTTATAGAGAGGCTTCCAGCGTGCTTCAGGACACCAATTTGACCCCTTTAAAGCATCTCCGGAGACTAGTCGACGACTTCTGGGGTATTTTAACGGGTAATTCGGACATAAGACAGCTAGGCGAGGTACTAGACGCTGGCTGGACGTTTAAGAAGCAAATGGGCGGTGTAACCAATTCTACGATCGATGATTATTATGCCAAAGCTAGGCGGGTAGGAGCGTTAGGCGGTAAGTTGCTCGGCGCTGGCCAGACTGGCTTTCTTCTGTTTTTTAGCGAGATGAAACATCAACGGGCAATAGAACGAGCCGTGTGGCCTTTGCGTCGAATTCCTTTTAACTTCGAGCCGGAAGGGAGTAAGATTATTTATGTTGGAAGCTAAAACACAGTTTTATCGGGAAGGCTTACAGCAATGTTGGGAAGAATTGTCTTTTGAAGAGTTGGATTACGCGGCTATCTTGCTTACTGAAACCAGGGAAAAGAACAAAAACGTTTTCATTATCGGCAACGGCGGAAGTGCCAGCACAGCTTCGCATATGGCTTTGGATCTCAACAAGGTCGGAGGACTTCGAGCTATCAGTCTGACAGATGCATCAGCGATTACAGCTTGGTCCAATGACGATTCTTATGAACAAGTTTTTGCTAACCAGTTGAAAACTTTGATACAGGAAGAAGATGTTTTGATAGCTATCTCAGCATCTGGTACGTCGCCCAATATTCTTTCGGCCGCAAGCTATGCTAATGAGAAAGGCGCCTACATTATAGGTTTGATAGGGATGGCTGGCGGAAAGTTAATCGATTTAACCGACGTTGCTCTAGTTTGTTCAAGTGTTGACTACGGAATTATAGAAGACTTTCATCTTTCTTTGAATCATATTCTTACAGAACATTTGAAGGAATCTAGTGATTGTTGTTTGTGAATTATGCAGTCGAGAAGCTGATCACAGGGTCTCCCAAGTTAAAAAATCTAAGCATCATTTCTGTTCTTCGGTTTGTCGGTTAGCATGGCGAGAACAAACTTTTGCTAAGATGCGAGTTCAAAATTTACTTGTAAGGTTTGCGGAACAGTTTTTATAAAAGGTAGGAGTATCAGTAAAAGATTTAGTACGTGTTCTAAAGTGTGTTTAAGGAAATCTAGAAGTAAAGAAAAGAATTCGAACTGGCGAGGTGGAGTCACGAAGAGACGTAAAGCCGATCTTACAACAGTAGAGTATCGACAATGGAGAAAGGCTGTATTTGAAAGAGATAAATACATTTGTGTTGAGTGTAGTAAAAAATCGGGAACTAAGGAAGCCCACCACATATTGCCGTGGGCGTATTTTAAGGACTTTCGATACGATGTTTCGAATGGTTTGACACTTTGTTCCCCGTGTCACCGGAAAAAAACCAAGGACGTTTTTAGATGGCGACCGATAGCAATTACTTTACAAAAAAAGAAATTGCTAAATGGGGGTGGTGGGGTAGAAAATAAGGGCTATGTGGCAGTCGATTTTGACGGAACTTTAGCTGTTGGAAGAACCAAAAAATGGAATGGCCCTTTAGGAAAACCCGTTGAATTGATGCTTGATCGCGTTAAAAAATGGCTTTTTGTTGGTATCGAGGTTCGACTTTTTACGGCCCGAGTTAATCCTTTTGATAGACACGGTAATTTACAAACCCGAGAAGAATTAAATGAACTTTGTAAACGCCTTGACAAATGGTGTTTAAAATACGTAGGAGTAAAGCTTCCTATCACCTGTATGAAAACTCATAACGTATTAGAAATATGGGATGACCGAGCTATTCAAGTGATTAAAAATACGGGAGAATTAGTAAATGATGAATACATACCCGGAGAGTACGACAAATGTCCATACATTCCTTAAATAATTTACAAAATCCGCCGGTTTGTGAAAAACATAAAGAAGAAATGATTCTCTACGTCTATGATCGTCCTGGTAGTCCTCCAGGGAACGGTTGGTCCTGTCGCGCTTGTGCATATGAAAGGTCAGCGGGTCCGCAACCTGCGACTCGTTGGGGCGAGGAGGCGGAACTCTAGTGGGTAATTTTGATATTTCAGTCGCCCTTACGCTCGTCAACGAAGGGGGATTTCAAAAAATCCCTTCAGATAAAGGCAACTGGACTGGCGGTCAAGTAAACGTAGGTGAGTTAAAGGGGACTAAGTACGGTATCTCTGCATCACAATTCCCTACTGAAGATATAGAAAATTTGACCGTAGATCGCGCTAAAGAACTTTATTTCACGTCCCCGAAAGAATTTTGGAATCCTTTGTACGAACAAATTAAAGATCAGTTCGTCTGCAATAAAGTTTTTGACGTAGGCGTGCTATTCGGACCACCGCGAGCCGTAAAAGATCTCCAGGAAATTCTTCAACCACAATTTCCGGAAGTAGTCCCGGATATGCAATTCGGACAACGTACTTTAGCTGCTGTGAACGCTTCTGAACCTGTGTCTCTCTTAGTAGCTTATAAAACGCGATTAGTAGCCAACGCTATCCAAGCAGCCAGCAATAATCCTAACGAGCGGTCATTTATTAGCAGTTGGATTCGCCGGATAAATTCGTGACTTGGGAAGAATACAGTAAAGAGCGCCAAAAGATTTACGACGATGAACGCAGACTTGAACGTGACTATATGGCCGCTAAAGTCGTATTGAGTGATCGAATGACGCAACTGGAAGCTTTTAAACCAAAGGAGCTAAGTGGGCCAAAAATATCGTAATTGGTTATTAAAAAGACTGGCTCACCAGGAAAAACGACGGTTGGTAGAAAAGCGTCACCACGACGAAATACAACAGTTGAATCAAGAATATTTAATCATCTTATCGGAAGAACCGAAAGACGATAAAAATAAATGCAAGAGAAAATAGCTCTTTGGATTGAAATCGCATTATTAATATGGATCGTTATCCAAGGCGAAGCGATAAGACGATATGAACGCGGTGTATATCATATGCACAAGGAAAGACATGAGGAACGGAAGGCTTGGCGGGAAGCCAAAAGAAAAACAGCTTTAAAGAAAAAAGAAAACGGTAACGGCGCAAGTGAGGTAAAAGATGGGTGACGAAGCAACAGCTTACGCAATCGGATTCCTGGAGCAGTGGATCGACAGCGCTGGCTATGATTATCTCGGTGTCAAAACGGCGAACGATCCGGAAGTCGCCAAGCAGTATCTTCGAGTAATAGACGGTGCTCTTCGAGAATATCGCAGAAAGATGCAAACGCATCGGTCGATTTTTGAAAGTTTAAAGATGCAAGTGGACTCCGCTCTTGTCTAATGCGGATTATCTGGAACAGTAAGGATAACCAATTTGAACTGCAATTCGACTCAAACTATTTTCGAGATGATCTGGACGCAGCCAAGGCGGCCGGCTTCCGTACAACCGGACCGCCCAGTTGGATATGGTATACTACTAGACTAAAGTGCCTGAAGTATCTCCAGAAGCACCAGCCAGCTTCGGGCATAAAGATAGCGCAAGACGCGCTAGCCAAGTTTAGCCAACTGGTAACCGAGGGTAAAGAAAAACAGGCGTTATTAAAAGATGCCAAGAAACGACAAAAGGCAATTAGACCACAATTTAAGCAATCCGAACCGGAGCAACGGTATGAAGTTCCGTTCAAGCCATTTGAACCGCCTAGTCCGCCCGACGTACGGTGTACCTTTTGTTTTCAGCCTGTTTATGATATGCTTGAACAGATAGAACCTGTACCAGTTTGCATGTGGTGCGAGAAAACTATTACTGACGGACAAGGAGAGTGATGTTCAACTATCACCGAATCGACGAACTGACCGATGATTTAAATAGCGCAATTGAGAAAGCGAATAGGTACGATAGGTATTTAGACGAGAAAAATGCTGGAATTAGAAATTTTTTGACTGCGGCTCTAAACCACCCTACTCTAAAACTTCCTAGACCGGAAAATTTATTTTTTGATGGCGTACTCCACCATCTTAATTGGATCACCGACGAACTTAATAAACAAACAGCAGAAGCTAAAAAGAAAGAAGAAATCGCCAAAGTAGTCCGTGAAATCCTCGCCGAACACGATGCCGACAAAAAGCGAAAGTAAAGTCGAGAGCACGCTGGCATTAACGGCGGAAACTTACGAAGAAATTAAATCGAAACTGATCGCAGTAGGTTATCAAGACGTGCGAGTCGTGACTAAAGGACAACAAGAGTTCCTTATCTTGGATGGAATCGGTTTAATCAAAGGTGACGACAAAGATCTCCGCTGCTTCCTCGTTTATAAAGGCAAAAAGATTTGAACGGTGCTAGACGGCGTAGAGAAGAAATCAGGCTTCGGGCACGTCGTGCGATGATTCGCCGGTTTAGTAAAATGACTCGGAACCAGTTGTGGGAAGAGTTCAAGGATGAATTTGAAAAACCGGCTACGATTCGAGCCAGGGTTTATCTGAAGACAGATTGTTGTTTTGACGACGGATTTAAGACTTCGCTGACGGTTGATTTGCCCGAAGACAAGTTAACAGAGAAAATTAAACAAATGATTCAAAATGGCTTCTGGGCACCGCGATTTTTAAAAGATCCTCCTTATGCGACTTATGTCGCACCAGGTCAAATTGTACAAGTTAAATTGTTGATGGAGAATAATAATTGACATTTAAATTTAAAAGACTTCTAGCTGTTCTTGTTTTTCTCGCTTTCTGTCCGTTGGCTAAAGCTCAATTCCCCTGGTCGCAAAAAGTCTACGGCGCGAATGGATTTCCGCCTAATCCTACCGGTGGTGGCGCTCCCTCGAACACTTACGTGCCTTATTGTACTGTCCCGGCTAGTCAGACGGCACAACAGACGTTGCTGTACAATCCGGGAGATGGGATGCTCGAATCCTGGTGGCCTGATAATCAAAGCGGCGGTCACGAGTGGGGTCAATCGTTATTCGCCTACGATCCAAATAACACTAATAATACTTGTCCTTCCCCTGGCGGAACTTCAGGCGGAATGTTTCTTTTATACGACAGTATGCTTCACCAAAACGGCGGAAACGGTTCTGTCATCGGAACAGCTATTCAATCGATCAGCTGGTCTGCTGGCGTTGTCACTGTGATTACTACCGCAGCGGGTACGAGATCTTTTTGTGCCAGCGTAGCTAATCCTTGGCCGTGGTGCGCAGGACCATCTACGATAAGTGTCGGGGGCGGAAACGCCCCGCAATATGTCGGCCCTCTTCCTACTAATTGTACGACCGTAGGCGTAGACAATACTGGTATCATGAATGGCAGCTCACCGGATTGCGCTTATAACGGACAATACCAAATTGCTAGCGTATCCAATTGTATCGGAAGTCCGACTACTCCGACTTATTTGTGCCAACAATTTACTTATAACGAGCCTAATACCCCGCAAATAATGTCTTATACGTGTACTTCTCCTCCAGCTTGTACCACTTCTGGCGCACAACCAGCGCCGACTAAAATCATTGGGCCTGCGGACGCGCCACTCACGCCTGTTGGACGGCACTCGGAAGGATCCGCTTTTGATAAAAACGGAAATTTCTGGATGGGCGCAGGCGTGGGTGATAGTAGCGGCGGAGCAACACGTATTTATACTACTCATGCTGGAATAATGGATTTGTACGAAGCCGTGGAAAATAATTCGACGTCTGGATGCACAACAGGGGCGAAGTGTTACGTGTTTAACGCAATATGCGGCATTGCTGCTGGAACTTGGTGCGCTACGCCAAACGCGCAGGTTTCTACACCCGCTGGGAACGGTATTCCCTGTACTGTTAGTCAAGCCTGTGGGTACAATTTTCCTCTAACGGGTTACGACGCGAAATACAACGTCCTAGTCTTTTTTGGGGGCGCTTGGTCATCTAATAGCCAATGCGAAACACTGTTATACGCCATCAATACAGGAACATGGACAAATCTCGAAACTGCGCCTGGTAGCGGCGGTACTTATCCGTGTCCGACGACGAACTTCTCGGGTGGAACCTATCCTTATCCGCGTTGGGCGCAATCACAATCTACTATTCCTGGCGACGGTAACGGAAATCTCATAATGTTCGGGTTTCAGTATACAAATACGGCGGCTACTACTTTTAATGACACTTGGGTTCTTAACCTGACTTCTGCTACAGCAGGAACGTGGAAGCGAGTACAAGATAATTGCTATTCGAGCTGTCCAGTCAATCAACCGCCGCCTACTATGAATCCGTTAATGAGCTATATTTGTTCGCTTAATGAAGTCATGTTAGTAGACGGTCAGGCTCCGGCGGCGCATACTTGGGCGTTCAGGCCCAGCGGTGGAAGTTGCGGCAGCACTACATTAGCCCAGTGGCAAGCGGGAACCTGGACTGATTTAAATATATCGTCGCTTACGTCGCCTACCGGTCCGACCGGATTCAAGAATACGTTTTGTACTGCGCTATCCAATAACTCCTGCCAAAACAATTCTCCGACTAACTTTAATGCTACCGGAGCCTTTGATCCCAACGTTACGGATGCCTTCAATTGCAATCAAGCGCCGCTGCACCAAACTATCGCTGGTTGCTTCGTGGCATTCGTGAAAAACGCCACTATCTCCGGCGCGAATGCTGAACAAATTTGGATGCTGCCTGTGCCGATTACATCATCGGGTGCTTTAGCTCCTTTGACAGTTCAAAATAAGTGCTGGCCCGGATCGACTTGTCCGTCCGGTACAGATACAAATCTTCCCGTTACAGTAGGAGTTCCTGTAGCAGAATCTGTCGGGGCGAATGGCTGTCAAGATTTTCAACTTCAAGTAAATAGCGTAGCGCAAAATTGGAGTTGTCAGATTCTGGCTAATTGGCCTTCAGGAAAAACTAAAGTACTTTTGGCCGATTTTCAAGAATCTACATTTACTTCCGGACCTACTGGCGTAGACAGCAGTCATGTTCTGACGTATACGCCAGCAACAGGAGGAAACCAGCCATCTGCGAATCTAGCTATAAATTGTACGGCACCTAATACGCCGGATCTTTATTGTCCGGACAGCAATCATATTATAGTTCGTACGATCGGTGCGGCAGCAACGTCGAACGGTGTTTGCAGCCCTTCAGCAATCTCAGCTTGTTTTAGCATTAAGAAAAATAATTTTAATTTATTCGACGCCGTAGATATCAATTGCGGCAATCTAGCCTGCACGACAGCGGGTACGGGAATTTACCATTTTGTCGCTACGGGAAGCCACGGCGCTAACGACGGTATAAGAATTCTAGGTCCAACGCCGGGACAATCCGGCGTAACAAACCAAGTTAGCTGCGCCGCAGGATGTAACACGGCGTATCTATCTAACCAAGACTCGACTAGTACAGCTACGATTGAAGAAGCCGGAAGTATGCGAACGGCTATTTTAGTCAACACGCTACCGAACGACGGGTCAGGTGATACTTATGTAGCTTGTCACGTCCGAATGCACTTTTACGCTGGTCGCTCTGACGTAAAAATAGTATCCGTCTGTCCACAAAATGCGCAGCAACCCGGTTCTTTAACAGCGCCTGGTAACGATCTTCAAACCGCATATAAGCAATATAAATCGGCCGAATTAATTGTAACATGGGCGGGATTAAGCGTTAACGCCAATTGGGGTATAGGAAATCACACTACGGTTCCAACAACCGGCACAACCTTATCTGGAACTCAAGTCGCCGATCTTACTACTGGTTTTCAGAATAAGCATTTAGCATCCGATATAGCAACAGCTTCAAATGGTTTACCACAATGTAATGCCACAGGAACAACCACGGCGGCAAATAATTGGGATTGTTTTACGTCTCCGATTGCTAGATCAACAGGCACGCCGTGTCCGGGTTTGACGACAGGCTGGTTTTATACGCAATGCGGTTATCAGATTAATCTAGGCACGATAGGAACCCAAACTACTCAATTTTCAGGCCAAGCCAGCCAATATCCTGCGGGTTGGGCTGACGTTGACAATGGTGTTCAAGGCGTAGAAATTGGTATAGACGATTTAGCAGCACATTGGCCGAAGGCTCTTGAACTAGCTTCTGGCGGCGCCGAACTTCACGTTGCGATCGCTCCTGATCAATCTTTATTCCTTGGTGGTGGTGGACAAGATTATGTTTGCAGTTATACGTATTATTGCAACGATACAAATACTTTGTGGTTTTTCCACCCCGCTGTAGTCAGTGGATCAAACTACGCTGCGGCTAACGAAGAGTTTTTAGATTTTCAACATCCTTTGATAGCTCGAGCACCCGTAGCTTATTATAACCAAGCTTGTTCGGCCAGTACACCGGTTTGTTTCTTTCCGAATCAAATTCCTGATCCTTCGCAGGAAGATGCGTATCACCTGAGCATAGGATTAGCATGTAGTCAGACGGTAGCTAATAGCCCCGGCCAATGCTTAGACGACGTTCAAGATCAACAGAACGTAGTAGCCATTACGAGCGGTGCCGGGACTCCTACAATTACTGTTCCGAATACTACGGACGCATATTCAAGTAGTCCGGCAACCGTCGTATCATTTTACGGTTGTACCGGTGGTTGTTCACCTGCTACGTTGACAGTAACCGCTGTTACCTCGACGACATTGAAATTTGGTTCGAATAACACGCCGTCAACGGCAACAAGTATTGCTTACCCAATTACGGCTAAAGGAACTCAACCCGTTGATATGGCGGTTTATCCGGCGTATCTTTGGGGCGAAGCCGGCGCTGGTAATCAACACGACGTAATGGAATCTTTTATACAGAATTGGATTCAACGAGGATATAACACTACTTCAGGAAGCGTTCCCGGAAGATACGCTTACGGATTAAACTTTATTACTAACGTCGCTGATACGGCATTGCCTCATTCGGATTGGACAGGTCATTGGCGATCGTTGTGTACTGGAACTCCAGCCGCGCCGTCGTGTCCAGCCAATACGTTTGACCAATGGGGCTGGCCGCAAAAAATACAAATGATTCTTCCAGCCGGAACTAATACCGCAAATATGGGTATAGAGAACTGGTGCGACGAATTAACCAGCCTAGACCATTGCTGGCCGGCGGGAATTGTCGAGTGGTATTATCTTACTGGTGATCGTAACCTGCTGGATTCAATTCACCAAGGTGGTTACGATCGATTCAATCTACAACTTGGCTATAGCAACGGATTGACTGGCCCGAATCCCGGACACGGGAATATGGGTGTGACTCGAGCGACGGGTCATGCTTTGCATTGGATCAGTGAACTTTGCAGATTTTCTTATGATACAGGAAATGCGAATTATCCTACTACCGGCGATACAAATTCTCCTTGTCCCGGTGGTTTTGGTACTGGCGTAGCCCGTACAGCAGCGTCGTGTTCAGTTTCGGATATTACGACGCAAATAAATCTATCTACCGCAGGCGATACGGTATATGTACCCGGCGGAAACTGTACTTGGACATTGACCAGTCCGCTGACTCTTACCGCTTCTAATTTAATTACTATAGATGGCGGTGGAGCAAATATTAATATGGGTACAACTAACAACGGGAATTTATCGGCCGTTGTTGTGACAACTCCAGCTACAGGACTTCAACGAATTACAAATTTTAATTTCACCGGATCATTAAATAACGGGCAGTCTGCGATTCATGTTAATACTGGTAATTCAACGACAGGAGCTACATTTAGACTCGATCACAATACTTTTGATGACGGTTCGCCGGCAGCGCAAGGAACAATCGTAGCTTTTTCTGGCGGTGGCGCCTGGTTAATGGATCATAACACTCTGACTGCCCATCACGGATCAGATGAGTTAGTTCATAATTCTTGGTTCGGAACTTTTCCTACTGGATGGACGAATGATTATGTTCCGGGCGGTCCGGTATCGGGATTTTTTGAAGATAATACTTGTACCTATTTATCAACTAGTGGATTCTTCGACGCGTCTTCGTGCATTGAAAATTTTAGTGCTGCTCGCATAACAGCTCGCCACAACACATTAAATAACATGCAGTTTGACGCACACGGTAGCGGAGGATCGGTTTCTTGTACACCTACTGATTCAGAAAACAGTACTCGTTTTTGGGAGCTTTACAACAACACGTATAATACATTTGCCGGAATTAACCAATCAAACTATACTTCTCTCCGCGGCGGTAGTGGAATAGAATTTAATGAAACGGTAACCGGCGGTAACACTATTCAAGGAGCGTTTGAGTATACCGAAGATTGCCAGCCTGGGGCGACTTATCCTTTGCAAACTCAAATAGGTAGAGGTATCAATCAAACATCAAGTCCTGCTTACATTTGGGGTATTTCTGGCAATACGGCTTTATGGAAATTATTCAACGGAAATACGACCTATATTCAATCAGGGGCTAGCGTAGGTGCTTGTGCTTCCGTATCTCCGAATCATAATCCTTGCGATTTAGTCCTTCCGGCTAGTGCACCCGCAACACTGAATCGATGCGAATCGGCGGCAGATCAATCGGCGGGATGTCCGGTCGTTTATACATATACGCCTTATACTTATCCTCACCCGTTGATAACTCCTGTTGGAAAAGCTACTGGTATTTCCTTGGCTGGTGAAAATATCATAGCTTACGTTGTCCAGAATCCTCAAATAGACGCCGGCTTTCCTTTAGGGTTGACAGACTCTACTAATTGTCCTGACGGCTTTATCACCGGCGGACAAGGCGCCGGACCGTGTTCTTCCGGTATCAGTCCAGTCCGAGGTTTTCAATATAATGGAGTCAGCGACAGTTTTATCGCTACGATTCCTATTTCATCGATTTCAGTCACGAGTGCAGGACCGCCTACTGTAGTAACCGCAGCTTGCACAAACGTTTATCCGACAGATTCGACCGGAGCAAATTGTGACGGAATAAGTACTTCGTCGGGATCGCCAACGCCAGTTTATGTCTCGGGCGTAACGCCTGTAGCTTTTGATTGCCATCCGGTAGGATGCGCTTCAGCATATGTAACTGGAACAAATGTAACAATCACGTATAGCAGCAATACTCCGACCGGAACCGGATCGCCTTCGGGTTGCACTGGGTTGAGTAGCGGAGCAACTTGCGGAGTTTCGCCGGGTCCGTCGAGTGCCGCTACGATGCAAATAAACGCAGCTATTCCACCGGGTGATGATCCTACGAATCACGCAACGACAAAAGCTTTTATGACTTCGCAGCTTGAAGAAGGAATTTTTGAATTTGCTCAAACGGAAGAGTATATCAGAGGGTATGATTGGAGTGGAGTGACATTTACGGGGGTTTTAAACGGGACGAGTAGCAATACACAAATACTGAGCGATCGTAGTTTACTGCAAAGTGCTTATGCCATAGGAAATTACATCGACCAAGAACATTTCCAGCCAAAAACTTTGTGGAATCCCGGCGGATTAGGCTACGACAATTTCCACCACTTTTTAAATACAACGCCGCCAGCTTTTACCGGTGGTCCAGCCAAGCTTTCTTTGCCTAATGGCGTAGCAAACGGGACCAGTTACGGCGACTGGGGATATGGATTGTGCGGTGTCGTAGGCCCGAAGATCGGAATACCTAGTAACTCTACGACTGCGGCAAACGAGTGGCAGCCAGATTACGAATTGTATTTACAATTGGTTCAATCGATCGGTGGATCGTATCCACAGGAAAGATATAGTCACCAGTATTACGTAACTGATAATTGTATTCTAAAGGGTTCGGCGTTGACGAGTCAATATACACCGGATACAAACGTTGCAACGCTGCAACCCATGCAAGGATTTACCGTGAACGGATTAGCCGGAGGACACTGTAACGGACCGTCGACATGCAATACTAATTGGGCTAGTTCCACTTCGATACCATTTTTGTTGCCGGCACCAAATGGTAATCCTACGCCGTATTGGTTCTTAACGTACAGTTGCGTTGCCAACTCAAACGCTGCGGGCGGTTGCGGAAACTCTACTCCGAACGGGTTGCAAATCGTCAATTGGCAGAAATTTCATAATAACTGTCAGACTAGTTCATTGACTATTGAGTGTACCAACGGTACCGGATTAATCGCCAATAATCCTTGCAATGGCGGTTTAAACGCCGCCCTCGATCCGGTGACGGGTCAAAGTCCTGGCTGTTGGGAACCCGGTGTTACGCCAGATAAAACGGTCAATTTTTTTGCGTCAACGCCGGTTTATCCACAACCGCTATCAACGGCTACGAGTCAATCTTTTAGTTGCGCTAGTGGACTGGTTTGCACTGCGGCTTTATTCGCTTACCAGCAGCAACAATCAACTACACCGACCGTTTCTCAAGTAACATTCGCTCCCGCAGGCGGGACCTATACGGGATCGCAAAACGTCACGCTATCTGTTACTACACCCGGCTCCGTTACGATTTGCTATACTACCGACGGCTCAACACCTACGGAAGTTAGCCATGTTTGTTCCGGCGGAACGACTCAAACTTATATTGGAACTGCTATACCAGTCGCTACCGGAACTACCGTTTTGACAGCGATCGGCACGCTGACCGGATTTAACGACACGACGCCACCGAGCCAAGCGACTTATATTATCAATAGTGGAACGATTCCTCCGCCACCGACTGGGTTGACCGGAGTTGTTAATTAACGAACTTCGAACTGGGTCAAACCCAACTGGCAAAAATCAGAACCAAAGGTAGTTCCGGAGAAGAAACCAGCGATACTTAACTGGACGGGTTGTACGATTTTGTTAAATTGTTGGTATCTATTAGAAAAACCAGATCCGTAAAAAGTCGTACCGTTCAGCGTGATAGAATACCCGCAGCCAATACCACCGTTTCCGATGGTTAAACCTGCTTGAAGACTCCAACGCCATGTTGTGCCGGGATCGATTATATTATTCAATGGAAACGTTGCTAATGTATCGCTATAAACTACAATACCTGCCGGACCGCTCCCTGTCTGCTGAAAATAATTCTGTAACAGTACGATATTAAATTCACCACGGGATTGTCGCGGAGCTAAAACATATCCAGCGGCATTAATTTTAGCTGGGTGGCTTCCTAGCCATGCGTAGCTAGGTAGGACTAACAACTGGTTACGAGCGGCTTCCCATCCTAACTGACCTTGATTGACCGGTAAAGCTGATAACGGCCAGAAACTTCCCGAAGGCGAAATATCCGGTTTATAAAAATTACTTTCACTAGTCTGCGTAAAATTTAATATAGCAGGATTTTGACTCGAGACACCAAAAGTAAATAGTGGTGGCGTTAATTGAAGACCATTTAGCGAACAAGAAACTACGGCTTGGCCATTTATATTAGCGAATATCGGTACGATAATAGCTTGACCGGTTAAAGTTCCGGTAACGGTAGCTTGGCCTTTTATATTACCGACCATATGGCTGCCGCCGGCGATATGTCCGGAGACAGTAGCTTGACCATTAACCGATGCTAGTAAATGTCCAAATCCAGGAGGCGTTGCGAAAACAGTCGCGTGCCCGGTAATACTTGACTGCAAAAATCCAAAAGAGCCAGCCGTTCCAGAAACTGTGGCGTGTCCAGTTATCGCCGAAGACGTAGTATGAACTGCTTGAATCGTTCCGGAAACAGATGCTTGACCCGCGACGGATCCTATTAAAGCCGCTTTACCAAATAAAGTTCCCGAGACAGAAGCGCGACCATTGATCGATGCAATTAACTTGCCAATTCCCGGACCAGTTGCTGTAATAGACGCGTGTCCGGTAATAGCGGAAACTAATGCCGTTTTACCGATAAGCGTTCCGCCAACAGTGGCGTGACCGCCAAAACTAGCTTGTTGGCCAATAAATACTTCAACTTCCGGCGAGATCTGGCTAAGAACGCCCGCTATACTTGACCTTACGATGTAAAAATTAGGTCCGAGATTCGGACTGTAGTCTATGAAACTAGTACCAGTAATAATACTAGAATTAAGCGGAACTCCGCTTTCACCGCCCGAAGTCGACCCACGGTAAACATTGTAACCATCTACCTGATCAGACGCAGCAGTCCAAGTAACATTTACATGATGTGCTTGAATTAAAAGACCTGAGACTGAGGCATGACCTGCTACAGAGGCTTGAATCTGGCCGGGCGTGCTTAATGTTCCGGTTACAGATCCGTGGCCATTAATCGCCGCTGCGAGGTTACTAGCTGCACCTCGGGTAGCCAGAATTGCTGCTATCAAGCTTGACTCCTAAATTCTTCTAACTATGTTCCAGCGCCTGTCATCATTAACTGGTTATTAGGTCCGGTTGCGGCGGCTTGAAGAAGTTCTAAAGCAACGGCGCCATAATTCACTGTAGTACCGTGCAATGAAATTACCGCACTACCCGCAGCTACAACCGCATCCTCAACGATAGCGCAATTGACGTTTCCGTTGCTACTCGGTCCGGATTTTTCTCGGAGATTTCCGGTAATTTGAGTAAATGTTCCGGAATATTTTTGCCCGTAGCCGGCGATTAAAACGCTGTTATTATCTTGGGCTGTAATCGTAACAGTCAGTGGTGTAGTAGCTCCGGTATTATTAGCCGTATTTCCGAAGTTAGTAACGCCGGAATATTCTACGACACAAGCAACTGGTTTTTGAGTCGAGCCTGTCACGGTGGCCGTAATAGTTGTGGCGCCAGCTTTCGCACCGTTTACCGTAGTTGACCAAATTTCTACATCGCAACCGTTGGCCACGGTTACTTGTTGAGTATACGTAGAGCTCCCGCCGGTAGCATTATCGACGACGCCCGAAACCGATTGTGTCGAAGTGCAGGACACCAGAACAATAACTGTATTTCCCGCAGTAGGAGAATAAGTAACTGCGACAGTACTACCACTAGAACTGACGGCGGAAGCTCCGCCTACAAATGAAATGGCCATCTATTTATTTTTAATAAAGATACAAGTATAATGTAGTGAAACTGCTGCGCTATTAAGTACATCCCAAGCAGCAGCAGCAGTTCCTTGAGGAAGAGGCGTAGGAAAATTCATAACGATACCGCCGTTACCGGCGAGATCGAAAAGATATGTATTGCCGCCGGAACCGTTATCGCTTAATGTTACTGTGGTAGCTGTCGCAGTTGAGTTAGTAATCACCAGTGATACGATATCGTTGAATACGTTGGCAGCTCCGGCGGCAATGAAACTAGTAGCTGAACCAGAAGCAGAAGTTAAAGCTGCCGTACCGACAAGATCTCGAGGCGAATTAAGGACGACGGCGGCACGACCTGCTTTATCTGACATTGCGCCGACTAATTGGCCGTTTGTTACGGCTGTTGGATATGCAGTAGCGGCTCGAACGCCCTGTTGAATAGCATTGGCAGGGACAGGGGCGGCTGTAGCGGCGTCGAAAGCGGCGCCTGCGTTACCGACTACGCCGACTTGCTGGACGCCGGTTGCGGCCGTGGTTACAGTGCTACCGGCAATTTGAGCTATATTTTCTGGCAGCGGATTAGAAAGAGATACACCTTCAAAATCCACGCCGCTTACTTTATAGCCGATCCAAAGCGCACTTGAAGGTGGCGCGGATCCCGAAGGATTATCAAAACTAAGTCCGTTATGGCCCAAAGTGCCCACGGCTTGAATACCTGTCGCGATGGCTATTACAGAACTTCCTGCTACTTGTGTTAAATTCGTGCTTACTGCACCAACCGAACTTACTGCAGCCACGTTCGCTCCCGTGGATGCATCACCTATTGTGACTACTTCTCTGCTGACCGTTCCGGCCGAAGTGGATACTTGTAAAGAATCCAGGTTTTGTCCTGTACCCGGAGTAATTGGTATAGTATTTGGAGTTGGCATCTAGGTCATCCCTCGGTCACTGACAATTCGCCCGCACCAAATGAAGGCGTAATACCGCTAGAGACAGCCAACGAAGCCGTCAACGGACCAGTCCAAAGCAAAATACCCGCTCCGGACGAGGCTGTACCGATGCCGACGTTTGTTTCTGTTTCTGAGCCGCCAGTGCAAGCTGGAAAAGTAATAGATGAAACGTTTGTAATCGTTTCACCTGAAATCGACCAACCGCCCGTAGTTCTAGCTACTGATACGCGAGCATAGCCAGTATAAGCAGCTTCCGACGTGTTTTGGTTACCGCCGGCACCTGGATCGGCTGTATGAAGACTGACGTAAAGAACTGTCAGTGGACTGCTGCCGGAGTTAGCTGCCAGGTTAGCATAACTTGTAGAAACGACTGCCTGAAATAATAAAGAAAGAAACCCGATCGAATTTTGGTTTCCCTTTTCTCCCGCCATGAATTTCTCCTAAATAAAAAAGGAGACGCTACGTGCCGTCTCCCTTGAATTTTAAAATTTTATTCTTAGTTAATTTTCTGAGACTATGACTAGAGCGGAAGGAGGAGCAGGAAGAATCGTAGCTTCTACTTCATTACTAGCTTGTGACGAAACGCCATTTAAAACTGATTTGACAACGTAGAACCAATTACCGGGAACAACTGTAGTATCATCGAAAGTCGTACCGGTGATCAACGCCGCGTTAAGCGGTGTCGGACCTTCTCCTCCAGCCGAAGATCCACGATAAACATTGTAACCGGAAACCGAATCTGCCGAACCGGTCCAACTAAGATTTACAGAATGTGCCATGTTTCTCCTTAAAAAATGTTAAAATAATCTCTTTGTCTTAACTTCATTAGAAGGCTTAGAAAAAACGCCATTACGACTAGATCGTACTACGTAATAAAAAGTTCCTATAATTGGGACTTGGTCAGTATAACTAGTTCCTAATACAATCGTTTTATTAACAGGAAGTAATCCTTCTTGACCAGAATTTCTTCCTCGGTAGACGTAATATCCATCAACGCGTTCAGGCGACGGGTGCCAAGTGAGTTTTATAGAACGACGACCGAACATCAGAACGTGCCGATCGCATTAATATTGGTCGGCGGAGCTCCCCTCCAAAGAAAGTACCCGACTGTAGGATCTGAATTACTAGGATTCCAGTTTAATACGACGTTATGACTGCCCGCTGGCACGGTGCAATAAAAAGCGTTTGACGGTCCGCTATAGCCAGCCGCGTTCATCGCGATGACAAAATAAAAATGTTGACCTGGAGGAACATTTAAATCCGTATAAGTACAAGCAGAAAAGCTAGCACATCCCGTATCAACTGCCGTCGAATTCAGCGGCGGAACCGAAGTACCTTGACCGAACGCCGTACCGGTGCAAATGAACAGAAACAAGAATAAAGCTATTAGTTTAATTTTTAACATACGGATTGTTTTCCTTTTTCTCAGGACAGTCAGTTCGATGTAAATACCTTGCGCCACAGCCGATACACGGCTCCATATTTGGCAGAACGAAACAAATAGCAACGTCACCGAACTCCTGCGTCATATTAACTGTTTTATCTTCCTGACTAGGAGCAACAGGCTTCTTCTCCGACTCTTCAACTGGCGCGGGTTTAATTTTCGGAATATCTACGACATTTTTAAATACTGAAAACGTTAAATTCTTATCTCCGGTATTGTATTCTATTTTGATAAGATCGCCGTCTACGGCTTGCTTAGTTGCTATCACACGAGCTAATTTATTAACAACTTCCCGCTCGACCGTTCGGCGAAGCTCGCGAGCACCGAATTCGGAATTCGTGCCTTCTTTAATCAAGAATTCTTTGGCTGGCTTAGAGCATCCTATAACGATATATTTATTAGAGTCCTTTAGGCGGCGCTGCACCTTTTCTAGTTCGAGATCTAAAATAGACCGGATCGTATCATCGGATAATGCTCGAAATACTATAACCCTGTCGACGCGATTGACGAACTCTGGTTCAAAGAATTTCTTGACGGCTGCCATGCTGGTTTTATAAATGGCTTGATCTATTTTCTCGTTTGTGTCTTCTTTATTAGCGTAACCAATTTCGCGACTATTTAAATGCTTACTAACGGCCTTCGCGCCTAAATTCGAGGTCATGATAACGAAACATTTTTTCAAATCAACTTCATCATTAGTTCCTAGAGTCAGAATACCCTTATCCATAATACCCAAAAGCAACTGGTGAAGATCGGAATGACCCTTTTCTATCTCGTCAAACAACAGGACAGAAAACTTAGGTCCGCGGTCCCAATACGCTTCTAATTTGGATTTACAGATCCTAGCCTGCGTTTCCTTATGTCCAAGATACCCAGGCGGGGATCCGATCAACTTAGCGATTTCATGACTATGAGTAAATTCAGAACAATCCATTTTAATCATCGCGTTCGGACTGCCCCAGAAGTATTCACAAAAAACTTCTATAGTACGTGTTTTACCCGCGCCGGTTGGACCGAGAAACAATAGATTGGATAATGGCTTGGTGGGATCCTCGATACCCGCTTGATACGATTCAAACGCTCTCACTAGTTGGTGAACTGCTCTGTCTTGTCCCACAATACCTCGAAGCAAGTACTTTTCCAACGACTGCGCTTCCGGCGTCATTTTATTTACGTCGACAAGAACGGGTTCTTTCACTTGGGCCTTAGATTTTCTAAAGAACTTTTTAGCAGCCGACAGGTTCAATATACGGCTCCCAGTCATGCGTGTACCTTGACTGTTTGGTTAAAGTTGGAAGCATTTTACGAAGATACTCGATACGTTCTTGAATCGTTACACCTTTGTTTTTATATTCTTCAAGTCGATCATAATAATGAAATCCGGAATGAAACGCCACAGGCGGTTCAGCACATAAAACTTTACCGTTCACCGAACGTTGAACTTTACGAATCAATCCGTCATCCAATGTGCCGTCCATACCTTTCATACCAGGGAAGTGTTTGTCGAGATAAACAGTCGTGTCTCGAAAATAATCATCGTTGATGTGCGGTACGACGTGATCGAGTGATTTATGACGATAGCAAGTACCGGGATTGCTGTAAAAATCCAACGGCATACTGGAATGACGGCGCCCACACGTCACGAAATAGTTACCGGAATTGTGTACGTTCCAATGAAACTTCGTAAAGGTCGGTAAGACTAATACATCTTCTTCTACAAAAAATACGTATTCCTTATTAGTTCGCCAGCCTTCGTGCAAGCTTCTTAAAATATTCCAGCATCCGCTTAATGCGAAAACATGCTTATCGGCCCTGAAAATTTCGGCTACAGGAAGAAAAGTATCACGACAATATTCAACGTCGGTTAGTCGTTCGTCTGTACAAGTATCTAAAAATATACGAATATCGGCTTGCTCAATATCGGGAATTTTTGCTAGTTTCTCAAGACATAATGCAAGGAACTCGGGTCGCTTCGCTGTAGGAATACAAAAAACCGAATCTTGAATCATTCTTGTTTTGGTTTTTCTTCCGGTTTTTCTGGCTGGAACATTGCTTGCCACTCTTCGTCGGTCATTCTATGTTCTGTCGTCGGGAATGTAGCTTTGACACTACCCGATGCTAATTTATCCCCATAACCTTTACCCATTACTACCTCCTATTTCTATTGTACACCTAGACTAGTAATTGTCAAGTCTACCCTTTACGAAGCTAGGAACTTTTTCCAGTGCTTAAATCCAAAATGATTGTGTTCTGTAAGCGCTTCTATTCCTTGATGCACACCTTTGCCTAGAAGTTGTATCCCTCGTTCAGCTATCTCAACAGCGTCGTCCGAATCAGCCTGCCAGTCTTTCGGTAGCCAGTTGATAGCCGTTGATCCGACGACCGGTACACCTTGACTAATACCGTCGGCTGAAACAATATTGAATGATTCAGTATAACTCGGATGAATTAATAAGTCCATATTGGCTACGGTTTCATTAAAATCCGACCAGGGACTCCAACCGTCTAAGACTAAAGTAAAACCGAGAACGTCTTTTACCATCTGTTGGATGGCGCTTAAAACGATGTTGCCACCGCCTTCTTCGCGGCCAGCGCTGAGATGAAACTCGATTGGTTTCTCAAGTCTCTCACCTATAATTATAGCTGCCGCGGCTGCTGTCAGTTGATTCTTCAGCGGTCGGATCGCCCCGAACGATCCGATTCGGATTACGTCGCCCAATGACTTATGCGGAACAAAAGCTGGGATCGGGTACATATTCGGCAATAGTACGGTAAAAGTATCGTAAGCTTCTGATAGCCATTTAGTAAATCGTTCGCTGTTACCGCCGACGGTTAAATTATCGTATTTGTACGAAAGCTCGATATAATCCCGAAGAAGTGCTATTCCACTAGGATCGGCTTGAAGGAATCCAACATTAGAATGACTTACAATGGCGAACTGGATCATCTTAAAGTGTTCTACAAGAGCCGCCATGTCGCGACAACTTAACCAAGGTGCTGAAATAACTACGTGCGTAAGAGGTTCGGCGTGTTCGGAATTGTATTGGTTTATAGAATTAACGATATCTATATTATGACGAACAGGAAAAACGACGGCGTGCTCGCCATGCGCGTTAAGATACTCAGCATTAGCTTGAGCCGCTATGCCGAGACCGACGTGAGAAATTCCGCGCCAAGCTGCAAAATTTTTATATGCGATTCCTAGTCTTGCTTGCATGGCCCTCTACTGTATTGCGCGTCTTAGTATTTGATGAACGTACCGCTGAGTTTCGATCGGGGCAAATTCTAACCAGTTGTCACCGTGTTTATCAATCGCCGTTTGCACATTAGACGGACCCCAATTATAAGCAGCCAGTGCTCGATCATATCGACCAAATCTTTTATGCAACTGGCTAAGATACCGAGCGCCACCGTCAACGTTCTGTTCCGGATCTTCAGGATCGACACCTAAAGCTTCCGCCGTTTTGGGCATTAACTGCATAACGCCCTTGGCACCTTTCGGGCTTTCCGCTTCATTATCAAAACCGGATTCGACGCCAGCTTGGGCACGAAGCAAGTTGGCGGGGATACCGTAAGTGGCAGAAGCTTTGTCGATTAAACTGGGAACGTCAGGAGCCACTTCTGCTTCTCTAGGTGCAGTTACAATCTTGGCGGGTGGAGCCGATGGCTGTTCACCGCTAGCTGCCGAAGCTGTACTAGCCTCTGCTGCGCGTTCTGCTACTAAAGGAGCGCCAGATGCTTTAATCGCGCTAGCCGCGCCTTCTAAACCCTCAATTCCCTCGATAGCACTAGGTCCAAACCTGGTAATTAAATTCGGGGCAGCACCTAAAGTTGTACCGATGGCGACATCTCTTAAGAATTTTTCCGGATCGTCGCCTCGAACCAGTCCGATTATACCGCCGGTTAAACCGCCGCCTGCGGCGCCGTTTCCTAATCCGTATTTAGACAAAAGCGCTATGGCTCGCCGACTCGCAACGCCTTTAGTATTATTTCTAACTACGCCTTCCATGAAATCAGTAACGGCAGGAAGATTTTCTCCCCAAATAGCTTGTCTGACGTTCGGGCTGATATTTGAGAAAGCATTGCGGAGTTTATCCGCGTTTATCACAGCGGTATCACCGGAACCGACTGTTGCTTTTTGGATCAGACGATCCAGAATGCTGCCCTCTACCGGCTTCATATTCTCTTCGCCTATGAGATTTTGAAGATCCTTGACCCGCTCGATAGAGTTCTGCTTGTTCATCAAGATATCGGCGACCATATCCGGGCTTTTATCTTGCAAAGCTTCGATAGCTTTATTATGAAAACTTCCGATTTTATCAGCGTAATTGGCGCGGAGAGCCTTCATATCGTCTAGTACAGGCTTATACGCCGGACCCGCATCTGTAACCGCTTTCTCCAGAGTGTCATCAATTGCACTTCGAAGTTGATATAAATCAGGTTTTAACGGACTACCATACGGCGTCTTTCTGAATAGATCGCCTATGACCTGTCGGGTTCCTTCGATTTCATCAAATGTGTAAACAGTCGGCGAACCTTCTTTGCCGGTGAATTCTTCCAATAAGGGAATTAATCGTTCACTATCCGGTGCTACTCCTTTTAAGGCGGCTCGAATATTTTCTGGGATTTTAGTATCTACCAGTAATTTCTGGGCAGCCTGTTGTAAAGGACTTTGATTGATATCGACAGGAAGATTCTGGGCCCGCTGACTAATCTGATTAAATTTTGCTTCGTAATCTTGATGGAGCTTTTGCTCGGCCTTGCCTAAATCCTGCTGAACCTTTGCAACTACTTTTTGCTGATCAATCGGTTGTCCGGCAATTTTTTCTACAAGAGCATTACCTTCTTCGCCGATATCGCCGACAGGAGTAAGTAACTCTTTAGCTCGATCTGCTACTTTTCCGAGTAGCTTACCACCGGCACCAAACACGAGATTACCGCCGCCGTAGATCGCTGCATTCTTTCCGGACTCTTCTAGGTTTTCTTTACTTACCGGATTCTCACCTATTGCAGTTTGACCAGCGGCTGTCCCTAATGCCGCACCTCCGGCTGTGGCAGCAGACGTAGCTAATAGTCCAGCGGCTTCCGGCAACAATTCAGGAGCTATAATCGAACCGGCAAGCGCTCCTGTTGTTTCGAGCATCTGCTTGCCCTGTTTCGTTTGTCGAGCCGTTCTAGTCGCTGGCGTTTCCGTATCTACTTGTTCATTTGGTTGTAAAGGTCTTTGGTATGATCCGGGAATCGCTTTAGCACCGGGAAATCTTTGCAAGAACTGTTGCTCGTCAGTAGAACCTTTAACGAACTCTTGAACGCCTTGGCCCGGTGCTGTATAGCGTATTTGAGTAACAGGTGCGGTTTGATAAGGAGCACTCGGATTAAAAGCCGGAATCGCAGGAGTCGATGCTGCTTGATACGGAGCACTAGGGTCAAACGCAGGCGCTTGAGCCTGACTATCTTGGCCCATTAAAATCGGCTCCTGTGACCTTGCCATTCGCGTCTACACTAGTAACTTTAAAAGGTACACCAGCTTGCAAAATTATATCACCGATCTTATGCGCCGCTGGTTGACCGGCTGCACTATTCAATCTCTGAACCGAGTCTTGCTGCTGTTGAGCCGGCGTTTGAGCCATCGGACCAGCACCACTATGTCTTGAGACTATATCCGCCATAGCTTTCTGAGCATCTTGATCAATAATAGCCCGTGCTGGACGGAACCGCTTACTAGGCAGCGATGTCTCCCACTGATTTTCTAGAGAGTCTACTTGCTTAGTCAAAGCGTTAACCATCGCATAAACAGTACCCTTTAATTCCGCCGGTGTCTGAAAACCTTGTATTTGATTATTAAATTCTTTCCGTTCTTGATCGGTTACGGCACCGGTGGCGTAAATTTTTGCTAATTCTTGCGATGCAATAGTTCGAAGGTTATTTACGTCAATTGCATTTTGGTTGCCCAAGGCGCGTTCAACATTTGATATACCCGGAATGGTCGTACCGAATCCGTTTTCAACAGCCGTATATAGTTGATCCAAGTGAGGAAGAGCTGTATTAATGGCTTTAATTTGAGTCGCGGCTTTTCCTGTATTGAATTCTTTAATCGCCGCGATATATCCGGGGAATTTACCAGCGTCAATATCTGGAAATGCTAAAGATACTTCTTGAAGGATACGAGGATTTCTAGCAAGCAAATATTCGATTCGATTTACGGGCAACTGTCCGTTACCGATCTGATTGACAAGATTCCGCTCTGAAGGATCTTGTATAGAATTTAAATAAGCCAAACCGGTTAAATTTGTATCACCCTGTGCCTCGGTTTTTTTACCTTCGGCAGCGGATTTAGCGTTTGCTTTAACTTCTTCGATAGCTTTCTTTTCTGATAAATCCATATCAGTTTTAACGATTTCTGGACTTAAACCGCGTTGAACTTGAAGGAACTGTTTCTGGACCTCTTGAGCATGAGTAGTAAGCTGGCCAGCGGCATCTTTCTCATTAGCCGCATCTTGCATTCTCGTCATCGCAAGGCCGTAGTCCCCGTGCGCATCCACCAGCCAAGGAACCAATGTCTCAGACGCCGCCTTAAAATCAGAATTTTTCTTATAAGTATCTATTTCGTTTTGTAGTTTACCTGCTGCGGCCAATGCACCGAGTCCAACCATCTCGTCGGTTCGAGCTTTCTGGATTTGCAACTCGACTGTTCGACTATCTTTGGGATCGAGAATCGTGCCTTTTGGAAGATCCTTATCTAGATATTTCTTAGCATCGGCAGACATTTGGTCGTTTACCTGGACCGGATCGCCCCAAGTATATATCGAGTACGTAGCTCGCCGCTGACCTGTAGGATCGCCGTTTTCATTCGTAATCGGTTGCCAACCTGTTTGTTTAATATTCTGATCCATTGCCCATTTAGTGCCGTTCGGATCATCTTTCGTAGCGTGCTGCATTTTTATTTCATTAATGTCGTTGGAAGTCAGACCGTCTTGAATTTTCTGTTGACCGGCTTTTTCAGCAGCATCACGCCAAGGTGCAGTAGCAGTAAATAAAGTGTCTTGGGCTTCTTTATCCAATTCGTGCAGGGCTTTTTGAGATTGGACTAAATTAGCAGCTTGTTGAGCTTGCTGTGCATCTTTCCTTAACTGAAGTTCTTGTGTTTTATAATCGTTTTCAAAAGCTTGTTGTTTCTGTTGCGCCGCTTGCTTCTGTTGTTCTGCTTTTTGCGCATTTAATCCGGCAACTGTTTTATTTATACCGTAAAGGGCGCCGGCTCCCGGCGGGACGCGACCTATATCTGCTGCGGCACCGAGTCCACCCAATGCCGTGCCTGCGAGCGAAGGAATTACAGATCCGACGAGTGCTTTAGCCCAAGCAAACGGTGCTGAAGGATCCGATGCCCCTTTAATAGCGGTATTAGCGTTCTGGGCGACTAAACGTCTAAATTGGTCTTGAGGACTCTCTGATATGCCGCCTGGTTTCGGAGCGGGGGGCAATCCTGACAATAAAGATGCGCCGCCGGTGTTAGTAGTATCTGGTACAGCAAGATTAGGCGCGGTCGGAGCTGAGTCTGGTTGACCGACTAAACCGCTCGGTCCGCCTGCTAAAACTGCATCGGGTACTAACGCCATCTTTGCTCCTTATGCACCGATCAAGCCTCCACTATCGCTAGGAAGAACCGAACTGGTACCGGGATTCATCAAGCCACCAATAGAACTACCTATCATTCCACCGATAGGACCGCCTAATACGCCGCCAGCCAATCCTGCAATACCACCGGCAATATCAGCTTCTTCCTGATTCTGTTCTTGATTTATTTGTGTCGCGGCGTTAAATGCTTGGCCTTGTGATTGAGTAGTAGCACCAGCAAAGCCTAGAGGATTTTGCAATCCGGCCAAGGTAGATTCACCGCCTATAGCCATCTGCGTATTCTGTTCGGCTTGATTTTGATTAGCCAGTTGAATCTGTTGCTGCTCATTGGATAGTTGCGATGCACCCGCACTGGCTATCGTCGCGTTCTCTTGGCCCACTGTCCCTGGCTGCAATCCGCTATTTCCACCGCGGCCCGCATTAGCGTTATTAGCAGCGCGTTGAGCGTTTGCAAAGTTACCTGCCGTTGTATCAATTGCCGAGGTATTAAGCGCAGCCAGTGTCTGAGGGCTAAAACCAGGAACCAGTTTACCTTCTTGGACGTTTTGAAGAATATTTCCCAAAGAAGCTAACGTTTCATTTTGGCCAGCAAATCTGCTGCCAAAATCCTGTGACAACAGTTGCGAAAAATTAGCTTCCTGCTTCTCGAGGGAACTTTGTGTTCCGGAAGGACCGCAAATGGTACACCTCTCTAAAATCTTTTAAAAAATCTTTACGAATTGATTTGTTTCGGCGGGAACATATCCGCGTTTCTCTAAAAACTTTATTAATCCAGGCGACGAACTTTCATAAATCAAACCAGTACTGCCTTTCTGTCTCGCCATTATTTCTACGGCCGGCAAAGCTTCTGAAATCGCTACGGCGACCCGGCGCTTACTAACTTCGTTTTCCGGCCCAAATTGGCAATGTAACCGGATTAAATCTTCGTCTTCTTCCAGCCTGACGTATATTACCGGGCCTGAATCATCTTCAATACAAAATGCTACGTAACAATCTGCTCCCGTGATCCACCATTCTGGTTTAGTTCCTCGATTACAATGAAACGGGTCTAACTCTATCCAACGGGCGATTTGCGGCATATCATCTAACAAAGTAGATGTAAACTTCATAAGCCTCCCGAATTTTTAGTTAGAGTTCGCTTGGATGAAACGATGGGTGTACTTTACAGATTTTAAGAACGGCTTTCATGGTGTCGTCGGTTTCAGTAACACCGAGATGTTGAAGAGAGTTGACTACGTGCGATGGCACTAGGTCACCAGAACCAACAAAAGGAATCGCAGTGGTACCAGACTCTTGCTCCAGTAGCTTTCGGTAATGAGAGTCGATCGTACCAGTTATGATAACAGTGCCGTCAGGCAGATCGAGATAAGCGGACTGGCGATAGTTTTTAAGATGCTTTAAACAAACTTCTTTTGTCAAATGATGGATATTTTTCACGATAATGGAACCGAATTATGTACTAGGATAGTCGGATGAACCTCGCCTGCGAAATATTCGTGCTCCGGAAGACAAGTCACAGTTATCTTTCTACCTTCTTCTTCAACCAATTCTAGAGTTTTGATCTTTGAGTACCCTTTTCTACGAATCAGATAGTCTTTCAAAGTCAAATCTTTACCAGCGACACTTCGTTCATCGGCTGTCGTTGTGTGATGCGTTGGCGTAATAGAAACCGATTCCCCTTCAACCGTGATGCGAACAAACTCATCCATCGGTAAAACCTGCATCGCAACGATCTCGGTCCAGGCGGTGCGACCCATTATGAAATCGCCAATCTGACAATCTAGAAGCGGAATCTCGCCTTTTTCTCTATGTAGAACAATCGTGTTGTCTCGGACACATAATCCAGAACCGCCACCGGATCCTCCACCAGAACCACTACTAGGCGTTGTACTCGCGACTCCACCATTTGACAACGCGATGACAGCCTGGTTATTTAATGCCTGAGCAGCCGTAGGACTTTGCGGAGTATAAAGCATCGCCGGTGTTCCTGTGCCGCCTGAAACTTGAACAAAAGTCACCGAGGATCCGAATGAATAAGCATAAAAGTAATAGGTCGTGCTAGCTGATAAACCCGTAACGTTTTGGGAACTGCCTACGATAGTACTCGAAGTAGTATCACCGTACAAAACTGGTTCATTCGACCAAGAAATATCTATCGACGAAGTTGTGCTAGTATAAGTAAAAAAGGACGCCGAACCTCCGACGATTTGAGGCACGACGCTGCCGGCTTGGCATTTAAAACCAGCTTGCGTACTGTCTACAAGGTGATTAGTCAGTGCCGTGGCCGAGACGCGTTTATACGTTGATCCGTCGTTTAAATTATCTAAGTTAGGGGTTGTCGTCGTGCTTCCTAAAGTCGATATAGGAATCTGTTGAAGAACGCCGGATACTATGGCTACAGCCGTCTGACTGTTGATAGTGCTAACGCCGGTTACGGCTGTCGTGGCGTTCGTGTTAGCTGTATTAGCCGTTGTGTTAGCGGTATTGGCGGTAACGTTGGCGGCTTTAGCCGTCGTATTAGCAGCGGCGGCATTAGTAATAGCTGGCGCCGCTACAGTAGCGGCTACGCCTTGTGATTTAGCATTCGCGGCCGCTAAACTTTGAATCGGGAATAAGTCGATCGGGCCAGTTGAAGAACCCGGAAAACCCGTTTTAACCAAGGCCGGTTGGTAACCGAGATTACTGGGTAGACTACCGGAACCGTAGGGGTTGACACCAGAAGGCGGTGGGGGTGCTCCTACAGGTTGATTCGGGTTTATTGGAGGTGCGTCGATCGGGACGAAGTTGCTAGGCAGCCCGTAATTGTCTTCTTCCGGGGTTTGATTTTTCTTTTCTGACACGAATTTTTATTAATTTCGACGCTTCGCTTTGTGTACGAATCCTGATTCCGTTACGAATAAGATGCCCGGCAACACAGCCCTCGGGAATGTTTAAATATCGACCAATTCGTTCGGTTCCCCAAAACTTTTTCGTATAAAGACGAATCGCTGTTTTTGTTTGTTGAGCAAACCACTGATGGCTTTGGTGACTAATAGAAAGATCTCTGATGGGCACATTGTTTCGCCGAAGAATTGACATAACACCACTAGAAGAAAGTCCAAATTTCTTTCCGATAACCACGGATGTTTTTAATTCTCTTAAATACATGCGAATCATCTGCTTTATTTCTTTTTTAGAAAATCTAAAGAGCAGGCTTCGTCCGTGATTTCTAGAAGATATCTCTATTTTATTTCTTCTAAGAAAATGAATTACCCGATATATACCAACTTTAAATTTACATCCTATCCGCGCGGCTGACCAACGTTCTTTTGTGTATAATCTAATTACACGCCGAGGATTTTTAGGTTGCCAACTCGGGCGGATTCCGGCTGTTAATTTGGAGGTAAATTTAAAACCGTCCAACAACCCTCTATTTTTAGGTTCCGCCCCTAACATCAGAGCTGCGGCGGCAGTATGATCATCATGAGACAGTCGAATCAAATTCCATTTCGATTTAACAAACTGGGGGTATTCGGCTCGCCAAAGTATATGATGAACTACAGAATTAGGTGTCCAAGTTTCTAAATAAGGGCAATTTTCTAAAAACGAAATATAAGCTCGCCACATCTGTGTAGACCGAGGATTATCTCGTGACCTAAGAAAAAGTTCTTTTTCAACAATACTACCTATTTCGTACATAAAAAATCCTTCCAGTTAAAGGATTAGAGGGGTGTAACTGGCACCCCCCTATTTGTTAGCCACAACTTTATAATTCTACCATAAGTCGTCCGTAAATTGTTAGCGACAAGACTTCATCCCCATTACTCGTGGTTCCTAGATCGCATTTTATTTGTATATGACGTGCGCGAGCTAAACTACCGGTCGACGCAAAATACCACCTTTGGGGAGAATAACTCGTAGGAGAGATTGTAGTACCATACAAGCTAGGCGGATCAAAAACATCTGTCGTTGGGAGCACTTGGAAATTTCCCGAAATCTCATTCAATAGAACCGAAACAACAGGTTGATAATTTACGCCACTACAATCCATTTCAATAAAACGTAAAATAGCCAATTGGCCGGGATGCGCTAAAACCACACTACCCATAACAAAATAAGCATCGTAAGGGGTTTGTACCCCATTTACATAATCGGTAAATACGTTTAAATTCCTAACCAATATTTGTTGATTACACCCCGTACCACCCACTAAAAGTTGCTTAATACCGGGAGTTGTTTCAACAGATTGAACCATACCCGCCCCGCCCGTGATCGCGGAAAAAGTGCTCCAGACGGGCTCGGGGCCGTTGAGGCCGCCCGGAATTTGTCTAGGATTTACACGCCACCAACCGGTATCGTTATCGCTTACGTAAATTGCATTATCGATTCCGTTTTGGTGATACGCCACGCCAACTTCGGACGAATCTAGTAGAGCTAACTGATCTCCGATCGGAAAACCCATATTAGCCAATTGCAAAGAGGGGTTAATGCTTTTCAACTGTGAATCAGATGAAAAGAAGACCAGATCTCCAGCATAAACATCGACGGCGTTAAAGTTATTTAAGCCTATTCCAGGGGCTAGCGTTATAGAAAAAAATGATTGAGTCGATGGGCCGCCCGCAATAAATTCTACGCTGTCGGTTAAAAAAACTACTTGGCCTTGCGAATTCTTAACTATTCTAGTTACGTTCGCGAGGTAACTGAAATTATCCGACACGTTGTAAGCTTCATTCGGGGTGCCTGTCAACGTATCGGGACCACCACTCCAAAGAACTTCTTGCCCAGCCGCACCCCATATCCGCTGAAAATTATACGTCATAGGAATAAAATTGCTTAACGGGGGATTGTTTATACCGTCAATTGGAGCGGGTATTTCTTCATCAAGTCCAGGATACAATACCCCTGTCGCCGAAAGAGTAGCCACATCTGGTAAATAATCTGCAAAAGTTGCTACACCCGGCGCCCCGTTGACTGGCTTTGGGTTAGGTATCTCGGTCAACTCGAACATGTTACTCGGTCCGCCCCCGTCAGCAGACCGCCAAATAACAATCGTGTCAACTTGCGGATCTAAAGAACCTGTAACCGTAACATAGTTAACCGCGCCAGCATTCACGCCTGTGATTGTAAACACCGGCGAGGCGGTAGAAATACCTTCCGTCTCCGAGCCTGATGGCGGCGGTAACGCTGATTTCAATCCCGGAGGAATCGGAATCTGGAAAGTACTCTGTCCGGGTCCTGTATAAACGTAACTCGGTGTAGAATAATAATCGTCTAACGAGCGGGCTTTATAAGAATATGCGTAAACATATCCGACTTGCCACGCTAACGAATTCGGACTTACAACTGAATTGGTATACCAAACAGCAAAACCGTCTTGCGTGGTAGTACCAATAGCCCCCCAATGCGGCGTAGCCGATCCAGATAATCCGGAATCAATTACAATTTGAACATCGCCGTTTGCGATGACTTCCGCACCACCGTAAGCCTGTGAGGACGTAGGTGCAGCAAAACCGCTGGCCGGAAAATACCACTGAGTACTAGCTGTCCAGGTAGAATCTACTGCCGAGCCAACACACGTCCAAATAACTTCGTTATCTCGTGTCTGAGCACCATACGTAGTTCCCCAAACCGCTTGACTGGCCGGCAACGGGCCGTTGCATCGCCAAGTTATGCTGCCGTCATGCGTGTTATTACCTGTAGTAAAATTCCAAACCGGTTCGGTAGATCTACTACTAGTTCCTCCGCCAAACAATACAGAAAATTGATAATAACCACCCGTACTCTTAACCGCGATCAATGCGCTAGTAGCATAAACATGCGAAGGCAACCAACCGTTATAAGGCGTAGCAGCAATGTTGATTCCAGACAATCCACCCTGAAGACAAACTTGAAAATTGTTGTTACCGTCTTTAATAGCACTAAATTGGCTGGCGCCAGCGGTCCACGCAACGTATTCGGTGTCAACTTTCCAAGTTCCCCAACCGAGACAAATCCACTGTAAATCGCCGTCGCCCGTAGTTTGACCTACTGAACTAGGGCTAGTATTGGCTGCTAGAGGCCACGGCGGAGTATATCCGGATCCAGAAGTTCCTTGAACGTTGACACTGCCAGTAGATTGATTATTATTTGTTTGAACGAAAATCGTCTGAGTTCCAGCTTCAAGAAGAGCTAAATTAGGCAAAGATGGCTCAACGACGCACATCTGGAGATGTTCCCACCACGAGTTATAAATGTGGTTAGGCTGCCATAGAATAGCCGGACCGAGATATTGCCACTCGATATCATTCGAACCAGTACCATTAAAATCGTCGGTATGAGTATTAGAAATCGGACTCCACTTAGGAGTCGACGATCCAGAAGTACCACCGTGTGGAAACGCTTGCCAAATACCGCCACCGGTTGTACCAGGACAATTAACTCCGACACCGGTATTATTCCCGTTGGTTTCTGAAAAAGCGGGCAGCGGTGTTCCGCCAACACCAGGAACGTAGATACAAGCGCCGGTGGTGTAGGCAGTCTGTGATTGCCACAAAGATAACGACCCGGCGCAAAGCCAGTTACAACTACCGTCTTCACCAGACGCAGGCGGGTTACCAGTAACGCTACTCCACTGCGGTTGCCCTTGGCCAGTCGTTCCGAACTGAGTAGTATTGGTTCCGGAATTATTAATACCGGTTAGGTACTCAATGTTACCGTTACTGTCAACTAACAGGCCCATCGTCGAGTAAAATGTCGACGACTCCCAAGGGACAGCGGATGCACCGGACTCTACTATAGTGACAGCCGGCTGGCTAGTCGGCGCGGCAATACTATAATTCCAAATCGATCCTTGACCGGCAACACTATTAGCAATCGTACCGTTGTTATTAAGCGGCGTATACTTCCTAGTATCAACGCCGTCACCCATATAAAGCGTACCAGCGACGGAAACAAATCCGGTCTGACCCGCATCAGCCGATTTAGCAAACAGCAGATAACTAATACCGCCGACTTGTGTATCCCAATAAACTCCACCGGAAGTTACCGCGGTCGCCGCCGAAGTATCGTTAATAGCCGAGGCATTCGAAAGAAGTAAATAACTACTTGTCGAAGCGGTACAAGTGAATGCGCCGTTATTAGTCGTCTGGTCAAATCCGGTGATGTTAAAAATCAATCCGACGTAAGCATTATTCGCCGCGCATGTCACGGGCGACGTAAAGATATAATACGCCGCACCGCTAATCGCGTTTACTGATGACAGATTAAATACCGGACTCGGACCTGTATCGATAATTACCCGAATCGTTCCGTTGGTTAATTCAAACGCAAAAGCTCGTTGCGGAGGCGTCGGATAAGTCGCGGCGGAAAAAGGAGTCAATCCGGGACGGCGTTGCAGCGTCAATCTGTTAGTTAACTCTACGTTTGAACCTTGCCAAAGAGCATCCGGCCTACCGCCATAAAAGTGGGCCGTCGCAATATCCGAGGGATCGTGAAGTACAGAACGCTGCGTCCAGATGCCGGTAAACGCCCGATCGATAAAAATCGGAACATATTTCGGTTGCTTGTTCGGCTGTGCGCCTGCGTTCTGAAGTAAATTAGGCGCCATTACAACCCACGCGCTTGAATTGCCTGTTGCGTTCTCAATTGCGCAGCCAACGTCATAGAAGAGCCGCGGGCAAGATACTGAGCGAGATAAACGTTACGCTGCATTTCAGTCAAACCTTCTGCCTTAGATAAGAGAGCAGCGATACCACGTTGACGATAAAGCTGTTCTCGAGCATCATCTGCGACAGCCATGACTTCAGCCAAGAAAAGGTTATTAAAAATGTCAATGAAACTGTCGGGAATCGGCGCCCAAGGGTCGTCCAAAGCAGTAAAAGGATCTACAATAACTTGATAAGTTAACGTTCCGGTGTACGCTTGATCGGGATTACTTAAAAATCGCAGCGCAATACTGGTATCCGGAGTATATAGTTTCACAGCAACAGCATTGGGTTGAGCCGTACTACCTGTTGCCGCCAATCCTAAAATATTCGTGTTATAAACATCCTTGACTTCAAAACCATCACTACCGTCCGCGCTTAACAACGAAACTTTTTCTAAATAAGCAAAGTCGGTTACATCAAAAACATAATCTTGTTGACCCGTGACTAAAACAATCGGAAATTCGTTACGATTAAATGGCCAAACAAAAGGTGCGTTTAAAATGGTAGATTGAACCGTATTACCTATAGAAATAGCAGGCTCATTTCCCGTTCCCGCAGTTAAAGGAATATACTGAACATATGTCTGCGCCCAATTTATAGTTTGCTGTAGAGTGTAAGACATGAATCCTTATTGACCGCTATAATTGAACGGGAATTGTGGCCCGAACCTACGGCCACCACGCTGCCCACCAGACATTATGGAACGATCCGGCGTAAAAATATTCTCTTCTGTTTCTCTATCGGACTTTTTCATACAGTTGACGAGTGCTTCCATAGCTAAGGCGTGTTCATCTTTAAACTTCGCTCTAATACCAGATTCTGGAGAGTACTGGTAACATCTCGCGATAAATATCTGCCGAAAGTTAGGTTCGTACTGGTCAGGCAACGGCGCCAATGTTTGCTGAAGATTCGTGAATCGGACAGGCAACATCTGACCTACGAGATTAAACTGCCACACTAAGCCAGTAGAAGAAGGAACCGGTACGATACGAAATCCTTGCCCGTTCGGATCTACAACAGTCCAGACACATGAGCCGTCTGGAATCGTTGTTCCGGGAGTAGACAAAGCAGGAAGAACCGGCGCTACTCCACCCGTCGTACCGTACGTAGTCAATACTAGAAAATTACCGTTGGCATCTTGAATCTGTGTGATAGGATTGGCTGGTTGACTATTTACACCGAGCGGGAACGTATATGTAGAACCCGGCGTAGGATTATTTCCTAAAGAACCTGTACCGTTGTTAGCTGCGCCCCACGTACCATAATAAAGAGTGTTATTCGGGTAATAATTTACCAAGAATAGTGGGTTATTCGTCGCCGAATTCCAAAACGTTCCGGTTGCTTGCGGTAACTGGCGCCCAACCTCTAAAGGCTCATAAGGTTTCGGTTGAGCATCGTTATTAATATCTACGACAATTCCACGCTCGAGCCAACTGAGATTCGTAATAGAAGATCCGTTCGGATAAATTCCGGCATAATCTTGCTGAAAGCTCGAAGTATAAAACGGCGGAATGATCATCTCATTCCATTTTTGTGGAAACGGAAGAGAACAAATATCATTCATCGCATCGTTGGCGATAGCTAGTGGTACGGTCGTATCCGAAGCGGGCAAGTTTAGGACTGGATTTATGTCCCCTCTCGCTTTCGCTAAGTTTACAATCCTTTGTAATCGAACTGTAGAAGCTGTATTTGTATAAGGCATTAAAAGGGTGGCGCATTCCGACTATTCTGAGGAATATTCGGAGAAATTCTACTATCCGTAGATTTTGTAACACGACTATCTTTACCTGGTACCGCAGCGTTACTCGACGTTTGAACTGTATACGTCAACGTTCCTTGAACATTTAAAGTTCTATTTGGAAAGATATAATAATTGCGTGAGTCAATTTGGCTCCAAGCCATTAGTTCACCGTCGCAAATACGTTAAAGTTTTGACTCGCCGTACCTGAAGTAACTACCGTAACCGTTCCTGTACCGACGCCCGAAATATAGGCGCTGGTCAATCCCGTAGCTGCCGCAGCATTAGCTGGTTGCAACCAAGCGTGACTCGAGCTAGTCGCGCCTTGCAATGTAACCGCATAAGGCGATGCGTTCAATGTCGTTGTCAAAGTCGTAGAAACTACCGAACTATTCGCTCCGTCGCAAAATGACATCGTACGATTACCGGTCATCGTTGGAGTTGCTATAACAAGTTCGTTTGAACCGGAAGCCATTACGATTTGCGGCGTGTAAAGTCCGGAAGAATTCAACAAAGGCAATCCGGAACCTTCCCAAAGGGGCTGAGAATGATCTGCCGGCAAAGATGTAAAAGTCTGCGGCGACGTAGTATAAAGCGTCGTATTTCTAAACCCATTGATGTAAATGTACGCGCCTTGCGTGCCACTCTGCGGCGTCCAACTTACTTGAATTCCTAAACTAGCCCCCGCCAAAGTTACATTAACAGGCAGATCATTTAAAAGAATATTTGGATTAGGACCGCCTTCTCCACCGTCCCAACCTACAAAAGTTACTACAACTGGATAAGTTCCGGCCGGAATGCTGCCACCGTGTGTTGCCACTGCTGTTACAGTTGTAGACGGAAAAGCACTAAAAATTGTTCCTGTCAATCCTAGACTTTGCGCAAAAGTATTGGATTGAATTGCTTCATACGGCGGTGTAGTTACGACAGATCCTATATTCGCCGGCCCGTAAAAGGTTACGGTTCGGTTTATATTCTGACCGACTAAAGGAGTCATATTACCGTAAGTTTCTAGACCGTTTATGTAGTTTCCGGTCACTAACGGTACAACAGAATTAGTCGTTTCACAGTTTCCAATTAAAACCGAATTAATCAGCGGTGTCCAATTTGCCAAAATCGCTGTCGCCTCGCTATCGTTAACGATCTGATGCACTCGAATGTCCGAAGGAGGCAGGGATTGGAAACCAGAAAACATTACGGCCGGCGTCGTCGGGGCTTGATTCCATATTTGACTGAATTCAAAATCGGCGGCACTATTAGTAGTTGCATACTGGCCGTCGATTAAAATGCCTCGATTAGCCGAGGTATTCATCCCGGAGATAACAATTTTTGAAGGCGATTGATTTCCTTGTCCGGGGTTATCAGATGCTCTGACGACGATATTACCTATACACGGCCCCCAACAACTCTGACCGATCGGCTGATTATCGCCGTATACACTTGCGCCGTCGTAAGTAATATTATTAATATCAACCGAGACGCAGTTTCCGTTAAGCATCAACGGAACATTAGTACCGCCAGCTAAAGCATCCGAACTCACAAAGACACAATTTGAAATTTCTACGTAATTACTACCCAATAAAGAAAGCCCATATTGTCCATTAATATTCTGAAGAGTACACTGAAAAAGCAAGTTAGAAAAAACAAATCCAGTAGTTTGAATCGTTGGATCTATGCCCGCTTGAATCATCGGACTGGCTAATCCAAATAAAATGGGATTAGCGACGGCAGTAAAATCAGACGCTGCGGAAAAATTAGCCGCTGCGGATCCGTTCATTCTTACGTATTGATTTAAATAAATCGTCTCGTTTATCCACATTCCACTAGCGACGATGATCTCTCTAAGAGCCGGAATGCTAATAGGAGAATTAAACATATACATCGGTAGCGATATAGAATTAGGATTACGCAACGGAGACAAGACGACTTGACCGCTGGAATCGACGCTGGTAGGAAAAGCATTACAGGCAGCGATTAAAGCCGGCCCGTCGTCGTACAATATCGTGCCGCCTGTTACTGTTGACGGAACATTGGCAGCTAGAGTTAAACTGGTAGTTCCTTGGCCGCTTAAAATCGTCGTCGAGAAAAGCTGATTTTGCGCAACAGAAGGTGCCGTAGTAGGTACATATCCTGGTGCAACAAAGCCACCGCCGTAATTCGGTCCGTAATCAGTAAAATGACTTTCACCGTAAAGAGTTTTACCTATTAAATTTAAAGCACCGCCGGGAGACGCGTTATCCGAATAAATATAATACTGCTTGGTAGTACCAGACAAAGCAGGACACGCTAGATAAGTGTATTCCCAGACGGTTGCGGATGCGGCATTGCGTGATCCGGATTGAACTGCTCCGTTTGCATTTAAAGTTCCAGTTTCTGCTCTATAGTTCCCAGTATTACAAGTAAATGTAGTAGGAGTAGGCGTCGTTGCTAAAACGAAATGTCCTTGTAAATCGTAAGGCTGGACTCCTTCGATAATTACGATTGTTGGTTGCGCTCCGGTTCCGACGTTAAAATTATGATTTTGACTAGTCGTGACAGAGATAACACCGGAAGAATTTCTTGAAATCGCGGTGATAAGTTGCGTATTGCTGACTCGACCAGTCGCACCGGTAACCGTACCTGTACCAGTCGCACCTACGACAGCATAAGTTATTTGACTCGTAGTTGGCGCCGTAGCAATTGTGTAAACACCGTTCCAACCACTACCTGATCCGGTTACGCCGACGATATGAATCGTCATGCCGGCCGTAACAGTTGTATTTAGCGGCGCGGCAAAATTAGCTGTAACTGTTCCAGCCGACGCTGTTATAGAACTGATTGCCTGCGCAACGGGACTAAATACCGCAGGCGCTGAAACCGTTGCTGCCGAAGACGCCGCAGTCAAACCACACTGCATATCAACGCCGACTATTTTATAAGTTATAGTTTGAGAACCGGAAACAGGCGGAGAAGTAACAGTCGGAGCTGATGGCGTTGATTGGCTAGTAGCTACTCCTCCTTGCCAGATACAAACACCCGATCCGTTCAGAAAATAGGGCAGTGCGCTTCCGACGGTAATAGTTGGCAAGCCACCAGTTGTGTTTACGGTAGTATGTTGAGTAATACTTTGCGGCTTAGGAACACCACCATAATTTTGAATATCCGCCCAAATAGTAAACTGGGTATTACTAACTTGTATGTTTTGGCCCGAATTAGCAACTTGGATACCAACACCGGGCGTAACAGAGATATCGCCGGTCAGAGTATTTAAACTCGTAACACCCGTATTGAGAAGTTGAATCTGTTGACCGGATAACGTAACAGTAATACCTTCTTCGCCGACGATAGTAACATCGCCGTTCAAACCGTTAATCGTATTAACACCAGCGGCCGGATTAGCTATTTCTGTCCAGGTTGATCCGTTGCAGAGCCAAGTGTCACCGTTTGTAACGTTAAGATAAAGATTACCCGCTAATTGGCCGGGTATCGTCGGCGGATTACCTGAACCTGCATACCAACTAGCCTGGAATTCATTCAACCGGTAAACGATGCCTTCACCGCCCGCAGGATTAACGACTTGAAGTATATCCAAGCCTTGCGGATTCGGACCTAGCTGCGCGAACATCGGCGGCGATTTAGGGTTTTGCGGTCGCATTTTTTCCTTTAATTAATTACAGGCCGAGCCAATGAAGATTTTCTGGCTGGATCATCCAACGGACAGTTTTCTCGAGGCTATCATTAAATTTCTTAGGTATATCCCAACCCATTTCTTTCAATTTAGTTCCATCTAATGCGTAACGAAGGTCGTGACCTGGACGGCTGGAATGGAAGTCAACCATTTCATAATACAGCGGCTTGTCTAAGATAGCGGCGATCATTTGAGCCAATTCGAGATTACTAACTTCTTTTTCACCAACAATATTATATTTATCTCTTACCTGCCCACGTTCCAGTAAGAAGAGAGTAGCAGCAGCAATATTGCGGCAGTGGATATAAAAACGACTACCGCTATTACCCTTAAGATCACCATGAATGGTCACCTTATCGCCGGTCAAGACTGACTTAACTACCTTGGGAATAAACTTTTCTCTGTGCTGGCGCTCGCCGATTGCGTTCATCGTGTTCCCGCTACAACTAACAATGCCGTCGCGCTCTATAAAAAAATTACCTTCGTCGGTTCGCAAACACCAAACATCCCCGGAGTAGTCCACTTCTTTGGTGTGCTTTCTTTGAATTCCAGCCACGGCTTTTCGAAGTCGAACTATAAAACTTTTAGATTTCTTAGTTTTATCTGGATTCCAAGTATACCGTTCACTGATGGCAGTACTGTACCCTAATTTTATTCCTAACTCTGCCGTTTGTTCTGCTAATCGCGGTGACTTAGTATAATAAACAGCGGATTTACCGTACCACGTACCGTCACCGGCGATCATAGAATTTAATAAAAGTTTAAGCAAATACGGTTTATACTGCAAAATAAAATCAGGCAGTTTTTTATTTTCAGAACCTTGCCCGCATTGCTCTTCTAGATATCTCGCTAAAATTCCGGAAGAAATAAAAAATGCCCGACCACTATAAGAATAATATAAACCTGTTTGATCAAGAATTTCAGAAATAGTATTTAAATTTTCTATTTTCTCTTGCGCGATAGATATCGTTCCCATACCATTCGAACTACCTTCTGAAACATACCAACCAATAAATTCCGACATTAATTCTGGCGAGAAGTCATCCACCTTCTTCATATTGAAATGAGTCGGGTTAGGGAAAGAAATAGGAACAGCCGTTGCACAATTCCATTTACCGGCTACAGGTATATAAACTCTATTAGGAAAATTTAATAAAGAATCGGCTCGAACTACCTCAACCGGTTGGATACGTCGCGGTTTCCCAACGGGCCTTTGAATAAGTTCGCGATGATTAGGCGTAACTAGGTGCGATACTTTATTTGACCTAATTCGTATCATTTTTCCCGAATAGGGAAGACGAACTTTCTCCCGGATAACAGTTTCAACTAATTCTTCGTCGCGAAGAGCAAAAACCTTATCTCCGACACAAAGTTCATTATAGGTTTTAATACCATCCGGAGTAAAAGCTCTAGTTTTTATATCGTGACAATGCGTAATCAGTGTAGGAACCTTATATGTATTCGCCCAAGCTAAACATAACTCCTCACCTGCCGCTTTTGTAGCACTGTAAGGATTAGCACTATTATACCTATCCCACTCTTTATATTCAACTCCGACAGACGCGGGACCGAATACTTCGTCCGTTGAAAAGTAAAGCATTTTTTCAAGTCCAGGTAATCGACGAGCGTATTCGAGCATTTCCATCGTCGCGAGAACGTTCGCTTCTACGAACGGACGGGGATCGCCAATGGAATTGTCAACGTGCGTTTCTGCTGCTAGATGTGCGATATAATTTATTGAACCTATTTCTCGTTCGAGTTCAGAACCTATTTTACGGCTCAAGTCAACTGGATAAAGTTTTACGCGCTTATTCTCATATGCGCCAACTTCTCGAAGGCGATTGAATCCGTTAGAAGCGTAAGTCAACTTATCTAAAATTATTATTTTCCAATCGGTATTACGAAGAAGATGTTCGACGAGATGTGAACCGATAAAACCAGCCGCTCCAGTTACAAGAACTCGTTTCACTTCTTTACCAATGTAACCGACATATCACTTACCGATTCGACATAATGATTGACCCAAAACTGCTGAGTCTCGGTGTTCTTCAATTGCGTTTCAGGATTCAAAATGAATCCGTAACTAAAGTCGAAATCACATTTGACTTGATAGTGAGTCAGGCGATTTATCTCGCGCCAATTCTTGTTAAAGTAAAGATAACTGTTTTCGCAAATCGGAGGCCACATGTGCGTCGGATCTTGCACAGCCCGCTTGCTAGTCGCGTAAGGCGTAATAAATTCGATTTTACCGCCGGGAATCAATATGCGATACAATTCGTCCATGAATCCAAAACGAAGGTGCTGCGGCATGTGCTCAAAAAAATGACTGCCGAATATTTCCTCAACCGTTTCGTCTTTCCAAGGCAACGGTAATTTAAACAAGTCTACAACAAAATCGACGCCTTCACCCCTCCAGATATCAGCGCCTTTAAAACCTGGTTTTTTATTTTGGCCACAACCTAGATCGAGCTTCAATAATTCTTTTTTAACTTCTTTGACTTTCTTTGCCATTGGTTTCCTTGATATTATATTGTTACCACATTGTGTCCGGCGGTCCGAACTTGCCTTCTAAATCGTAATGACCTACTTTTACCGAACAATCAACGGCACATTTATAACCGCATTTAAAAGCATTGCCCCAAAAAACTAAATCTTGTGTTCCGATACCTTCGTTATTTAAACCTTTCTTCGTGCGGAATAGCGGACGTTCCAGTTTAGGATCCTTGAACATTCTCATGCGCCATAATGCGAATCCCATTCCAGTACCGTAACAACGTTTAAGTTCACCGTTAGTATCGGGGGGCTGCGGCCTATAATTAACCAAAAGATCAGAAGCATCACCCCAGATTTGAGCTACGCCAGCCTCACCCTTGGTAAAATACAAACCCGATATACAATCAAGTTCTGGGTGTTCTTCCATTCGTTCGACCAATCTAATTACCCCGTCTTGCGGAGGCGCATTATCGGACTCGATCGTCAGAATATACTCCCAGTCTTTTAATTCCGGATGCGTAATGATACTTTCTATACAATTAGAATAAGCGTCTCCGACTTCCATACCCTGCGCCAAAACACGAATAACGCCATTATTTGGCGGGAAGGCCAGATTCCATAAACAAAGAGCTATTTTGGCCGGAATCGTTTCTGCTGCCGGCACTATACAAACAATTCTTTGTTTTTTCCAGCTACCGCCTTTTACCAATCGGGCTGATGTTTTGCTCAAATCTTTATTGTGAGCACCGCTTAAATCCTGCATTATTATTTGTGGTTGCAATTCTATTCCTTATACGTTTCTAAAAACAGCCGCGAACTGAGCTTGACCGTATGCTGACCCCGACATCGAAACAGCGTTTAAGTTATAAGTATTATTTGTAGCAGATGGAACAGAAGCTAATCCACCTAGGGGGAGGTTAGATGATGATGTATTCAATGATCCGAAATTAGCAAAATTAGCTGTCGCCGGATTAAATAAACCACGGGCGACGGGCATGGATACGGTAGCATTTAGGGCTGTGGTAGCGCCTCCACCACTCGTAAATCCCGACGATGTTGAAATCCAACAACCCAAGAAATAAGTTCCAGGAGTTATCATTGATGCTAACGGAAAAGATAATAATTTACCGCCAGTAAAACTGCTCAATTGAGAAACTGTATTACTTTGCCACATAAGAGTATCCGACCTAGACGCACCAACGATCGGACTTAACGCAGTACCGCCATTCAACGTATATAAAACTAACATGGCGGATTGAACAAAGTATGCAGAAGATGTGTTATTTATAGTAGCCCCGCTAAAGCTAATAGGAACATCTACACGACTAAAAGTAACATAAAGGGGAGTTGTAACTTGAATAATGGAGTATTGCGCGTTAGAATTCGCAAAAAGCGACATTTGACAATAATTCCAATCAGCGGGCCAAAACATTTGACTCTGAATAAAATCTTGTTCAGAAATTGTAATAGCGTTACCGTTTTGACTTAACGTGATATTATTACCACCCGCCAAGGTCAAAGTCCCGGTTGAAACTAACGCCGTTGTTCCTGAAGTATTTCCGCCGATCTGAACATCGACACCGCCACCTGCTCCGCCTACAATAGTTATCGCAGAACCGTTTTGACTCAACGTAATATTATTACCGCCAGCCAACACGACAGTACCGGTTGATACGTTAGAGTATCCCGCGCCTGCCGAAGTACTATTGCCGCCTATGGAAACTGCTGCTCCAGCATCGGAAATAATAACACTGCCGGCGCTAAAGCCTACTGAGGCGTTACCGGCGCCATTAAAGCTAATCGTTCGGGCGTCTAACTGCGTGGACGTAGACGTTGATGCCGTATTACCGACAGCGTATAAACCGATCGCCTGATTGGTCTGCGCGGCTGTGGTCGCGCTCATGATAATACTTCCGGCACTCATGCCAACTGAGATGATTCCGGCACCGTCGAAACTTACTGTTCGAGCATCTAGTTGAGTCGAAGTCGAAGTTGACGCTGTGTTGCCTACGGCGTAAAAATTGATTAGCTGGTTCGTCTGATTCGCGGCTGAAATCGTAATCGCCGAAGCGTTCTGGCTCAAGGTAATATTGTTACCGCCAGCCAACAACGCTGTGCCACTGGTAATATTCGAATAACCACCAGCGCCGGAAGTACTGTTACCGCCGATCGATATGGCAGCTGCCGAACCACCTCCACCCGCTCCACCGACAATACTAATCGTAGCACTACCGCCATTCAAGGACTGGCTCAGAGTAATATTGTTACCACCAGCCAATAAAAGCTGAAGGCTGGGCCCGGTCGCAACTCCGCTAGTGCCCGCAGTATTTCCTAAATTAGAAATACCTAGAGTATCTTGTCCGGGATTATTTATTTGACTCATTTAACTTTGGGTGTACCAAACACCGCCACTGACCTGTACACCGTTGCTCGAGTTAATTACAAAGCCCTTACCTGTCGCTGTTACAAAATATGGCTCAGAATCAAAATCCAGAGTGATGCTGCCGTTGGCGAGCATAGGCATCGCGCCGGTAAAAGAAGTCGGTGTCGTGTCTGCAAAAGTGATATTCGTTGTGCCACCCATTACTATCAGCAGTCTCCAAACACGAACCGTTTGACCTGCAACACCAGCTACAACCGTATTAGCACCCGAACCGGAAAAACTGATTGGAGCTAGAGTGGTCTGCGCTGTAGTAGGCTTGGCACTTAAAATTGTATACTGGCCGACTACACCGCCGCCAACAGCGACGTTTACCAGTAAATTACCGGCAGGATCCTGCTGAAGCGCTAATGCTTGGGCTGTGACAGGCGCGGGAGCCGTAGCATTATAAACACCGCCAACTACTTGTGCTGTAGTGGGCGTGGCTGAATTCAACGGTCCGACTACTGCCATAATTGCCTCTTATCAGTTTTAGGATAGATTAAAATTCTCTTACGGCTATCCCAGATAGGTTGGTATAATGCCGTAGCATCGGGCATACCGGGATTTGATTTTTGTAGGGGTGTTACAGGATGGTAGAAGGATCTAAATAGAGCAATTGCAGACATTATGAAGGCCGCAATTGAAATTACCGTAAGAATCATTTAGTCCTCTAAGAAAGGGTGGGGCGGCGAACCGCCCCTTAAATACTAACGCGCTTCTACGTAGTCTCCGATAGGCTCAGTGTCAATCAAAGGGCCAACTGTATTAGCTATGCTTACGCCGCTACGTTGAACTTTATGCCATTGGGACTGAGGAATCTCACTGCTACTCGGTGTATTCGTTGACTCACTTACCATGTTTAATGCTTCGCGCCAACCGATGCCTGTGTGGTTCTTATATACTTTACCGTTGCGAACCACGCGTTCTGTGGTGTCGGTCGGGCGCCATTTCATCTTACAGTCATGGCATTTAATAACCACCTCTCCATCGATATAGCTGAACAGGTACACGTTAAAGTCCTTGATTGCGTTACGGCGCCTGTTGCGGCCACCTTTAAGGTGCTTGCATGTGGCTTGCTTTTGGAGATCAATAGTTGTTTCATTGGCCCGATTCTTCTCATACTGGGCTGCACGATTACGCTTACGCTCTTCTTCTAGTTCTTCTTGTTTTGCTAATCGTGTTTCACGCGCTGCCGCGATCTCGCTCGTCTTAAGAAGTGCCTGAACCAGCGACAATAAATCTGTTTCTTTAACTTCCGGCTTCTTAGTACTCATATTTGATTCTGGTTCTTTATCAAAAATACCCATTTCCTTTTACCTGCCTTATAATTTAAATTAACTGCCTTATGTTTGTTACTAACTAGAAGCCATCGCGTACTGCGATGTTTTCTTTCCTACTTCGGAATTCTGCCAATGTGCGCCGGTACCGACGAGAGACTACGGATTCGGTTGGCCGGCCGAATATTTCATGTGCGCGTTGTTCGGTCAAGACACCTTTTTTGATTAGTTCGGAAAGGACGGTGCGCCAACCGCGATAGGCTTCGCCGTCTGGTAGCCCGTGTTTATCTAGATTGAGGACTGACCACTCGATCATCGCGGGCGTCTGCATATAACAGATATATCGAACGTCTTTGCCGTGTGTTGTTGGTACATAGGCCCATAGACCGACTGTTTGCGGTTTACCAGAAAAAATGCCGACGCATGGAACGCCGTTGTTTCTGAGTTTTAAAACAAAGTCTTTGGTACTAATGGTGTTTACGGAACGGGCCTTGTAGTCGCCAAGGATATCCATATCGTCCATTCGATAGGCTCGAGCCTGTTCGATGGACTGTTCGCGATCTGCTTGCGCCGATTCGATGGCGAATTGGCGGAAGTCTTTCGGGAACCGGATCCAGTCGGGCGTTCCATTCTTCAGAATTTCTTTAATTGATTGCTGAGTGACCTTCTGGTTGTGCGTTTCTTTCCAGGGTGCTTCCAGCGGTTTGTATTGGGGGTTGACTGACCAACTCATTATTATACCTTCGAAGATATTGAATGGCGTTTTCTAAAGTTTGAGTATTGTCTTTAAATCTTCCGAGTCCGAGATTGCAATCTTTACACAACAAACCGCGTTGACACGTTCCACAATTCCTTCGCGATTGACAACAAATATGGTTATGATCGATGTGCGGTGTTTCGGTAAACGGCTGTTTACAAAGAGCACATTTGCCGTCTTGTTCCAACATCTTTGCGTCTAACCACTCTTGCGTAACACCGTGTTGACGTAGCCGTCGTTTACTTTTGATATCATTCTTTGCGTAATATTCAGGATAGTAAGCTTTATTTCTAGCGAGCATATCTTCCCGATTATTCCAATAATGTTTTCTATTCTTCGCTCTTGCTTTTTCTACGTTATCTTTTCGCCACCGGCGCCCGTTTTCTAAATTACGCTGTTTATTTTTCTTTCTCCACTTCCTCATTTTGGAAGTGGCTTTCTTGCGTTTTTCAACCTTTGTCATTTACTCTCCCTACAAGAGTTAAGATGAGGGATGTGTATAGGGCACACCCCTCAATCTTATATAGTATCACAATATTGCTATTGTGTCAAATACTACTGAATTGCCGGAACCGAGTCAATGAAACGAATACGTTGGGTATTCAATCCAGTGGCCGGGGGCAACGTTACGGTTTGCATTTGTTACTTTATCTTTCGATAAGAGTTGATCATTTCTGTCAACTTCACTAGCTTCATGTTAACTAGTGTTCGGACTATTGAATGATAATCTCTCGATTACCTTTCCTCGCTTAGTCTCTCACGCTGCTTTCGCTTGCGCCTCGTTGGGAATCTCACCTTTCGAGTCAATCAGAGGAAATTTTAATTCCACCAAACTTTGTAAATGGAATCGATACGAACACCACGCCCCAATTGTCAAATTTGTTACGTTATCTTTTGATAACGAGCTAGTCATTTCTGCTAGCTTCTCGTAATCACTTACGATGTTCAGAGCACCACTTCAGCCTTTCGGCTGTCGATTCGTTTGCTCGTTAACGGTGTCTTTCGACTTCCGCGCTGTCAACTTCGATTAGAAGTTTTCCAGTTCAATTAGAATCGATTCTCCTCATCAGATTACGCTGCGAGGGGCCAACTTTTAGCCGTGGGGTCAAACGATGTCGCCGGTGCATCCGTCACAACGCGGCAATCGATTGTTCTCCAATCGCCTTCGTCAAGATCGGTGTCACCCGGCACTTCCAACCAAACTCCAATCATCGCGTAATTACCGAAAACATACGAGCGATACGCTGTAGACGTACCAGACTTATAATTCGCGGTAGTAGTGACAAAAGGAGTCTGACGGATCACGATATTGGTACCAGGCAATTCGATTTCTGCCTTCTGATCGGAACCCGCCATCTTATCGAACTTCTCCTGCATTCCGTACTTCAGGAAGTCGATAATGGAGTTGTTAACCGTTGTCGCATTGTAAATATCGCCCAAAACATTTGAGCTAACTACGCCCAAATACTTCCCGCGCTTGCACGCGAGAATGTTGTGGGAAACCAATTGCTGCTTAAGCTCTCGGTATGTACCGAGATCAAGCGTATACGGCGAAGAAAGCAAACCTGACTGGTTGACGTTAGCGTCGACGCCAGATGCGGAATCCGCTACTGCGCTGTACAATTCAGAAATCGACTGGCCGCATTGATAGCCAAGTTCGACCGCTGAGTTAGGAACGAGATCGTCGATTGCAGACGCCACGACGAAGGCGGAAAAATTCGAGTAGTTGTTCCATTCTCCGACTTGCGCGGGCGCTGAAATCTGGGAAATTAGTTCCGGTGAACCGACAGTACCGTCCGCTGATTGTGCAAGATCTGCACCCAACGTATTGTACTGGAAAAACGTACGATTGATACCCATGTTCAAAGGTTGAACTCGGCGTTCTGCAACAGTAACAAACGCGTCAGTTTCTCCCTTCAAGTTAGGGATCAATTCCTTATCACCTATTTGTTACGTTATCTGTTGATAACGAGTTAGTCATTTCTGCTAACTTCTCATAATTGTTGTCTTATGAGAGCAGACTATCGTATGACCCGATTATTGTGGGTCTTCTCTCGCTTAGTCGTTCACGGTGTCTTTCGACTTCCGCCTTGTTGTCCGCTCGGGAGTTCAAGCCAATAAGAGAGAATTGTCTACTAACAGATCGCGCTGTTAGGAGTCCGATTTGAACAAAATACTTTGAGCCGTAAGAATATTTCCTACGTTCTGTGCTGCTGGATTCGGTCCTGCCATAGACTAACCTCTAAAAACTAGGGTCAAGACATTACTTAGCCGCGAAGAGAGCGTTAACCATCCGGACAAATCCGGGGTCTCTCATTCTCTTTCGATATTCATCTCTCGGCATTTTTGCTATGTCTTGTTTTGTTAGACCGGTGGGTTTACTTGCTACTGGCCCGGTTGGTCGCGCTCCGTGGAGCGTGCCGGGCTCAATACCCGCGGCCGGTGTCTTCCGTTCCTGCGCCGCGACATTAGGTGTTGGCGCTGGTGGATCGACCGGAGTTGGTGCAACTGCCGCTGCCGAAGCGGGCGGCTGTGCCACAACTGGTGCAGCCACCGGTGTATTAGTCACCGGCGGTTCCTGCTTAATCTCTTGTACAACCGGAACTGCGACTGGCTCTGATACTGCAATAGTCCGAGAAGGAATCTCTACCGTTCTCGGCGCCAATTGTGATTCCGTTGCCGCGTAAGCAATTTCAAGATTGTCTAAAGTCCACTCGAGTTGATTGTCTCGAATATACTGGCTAAGAACTTTAGAATTTGCTTCACAGGCATTAAACTCTGGATGCTGGTCGCGAAAAGTCAGACTGACTGCCTGACCTCGGACGAAATCTTCTCGTTTACGAAGTTCTAAACGATCTCGACGAGCGGCATTTAATTCCAAAGCCGCTTTCGCCTTAGCGACTACCAGTTCGTCTTTTGACTCCAAATCCTTCTGGATAGCCAAAATTTCTGGTTCATCTAGTACTTCAATTTTTGGTTCAGGCGGACTAAACGTTGGCTTCAACTCTGCCCGACGTTTCATGCGCTCCGCAAATCTTACGGCGTTCGCATGAGCGGCTTCCATCTTCTCCGCCATCTCTTCCCAAGTATCGGCTTCGAGATGTGTAGGCCGTCCGATAGGATTGCCCTTCTCGTCTTTTACTTGGTACTCGCGGACAATCTTTTGCTTTGGTTTGGCGGCTTCTTCTGCCAACCGCTGCTTCTCTTCTAAATCTTTACGTTCCTCTTCGGCCTGTGCGACTTTTTCTGCTTCTATTCGAGCGGCTTCGTCGGCGGCTGCTTTTTCTTGTACGACTCTCTCGGCCTCGACGGCTGCAAGTGCGGCTGCTTCTTCCGCTTTCTGTTCAGGAGATTTCGCTGCTTCATTAGCCTCTTCTACTAGTCTAGCTTCGTGTTCAGCTTTAACTTCCTGTTCTTTTTTATAAGCTTCGTTTTCAGCGTCGATTAAACCAGCTAATCTCTCGTTCTCTGCTCGGATCGCTTCTTCAAATTCGGGCCGGCGATTCTTCATAAAATCATGTATCTGGTCGCGATCGGCTTTCTTAATATCTGCGAAAGTCAAAGGCGTAGGTGTAGATGGAACTGCAACTACAGGTTGGTCTGCCATTAGAATTCCTTATTAGTTATTGAAATGCGGATTATTTGCGAGATTTTGTTACTATAGAACCATACCGACTACCGACTACAGAAGCCTGCGGTTCTTCGGGAACTAAACCGTCTCGTTCTTTTTGAACCTGTTCTTCTAATTCGCCTGCCCTAGTATGCATTACAATTGATTTGATCAGTGTGGCGCAAATCTCATTGGCTACATGCGCCTCTAACTGGTAAGCATCTAATTTATCTTTAAAACTCGGATCTTCTCGATTCAGCCTGATTAACCGGGTATTGAACTGATTGCAAGCATCATCAATCATCCGACGAAAAACGCCGAACCCTGGATGCTTAACTAAATCACCTAAGAACATTTTGTCTTGAAAAGACATTTCTTCGTATAAAAACGGATTCATCTATTGTTCCTTATGTTTCTTTAAGTATTGGATTGCGTTCTCAAAACAGATTATTTCTTCTTTAAAAAGGCCTAATGCTCTATTACAGTGCTGGCACAACAAGTCTCGAACCTTATTCGTGTCGTGATCGTGGTCAACACACGGTGCTCCACACTGCGTATAAAATTTACGCTTACATATAGCACATCGCTTCTTTTGAATTTTAAGTTTTTCTAGAAACTGATCGTGACTTAGTCCGTACTTAAACTTGCGGTGAATAGCCATCCTATTGGCGGGCGAGTTGGATGGATACATTTTGATCTTGGCTTTATTTTTCTTATGGTAAATTCGATGACGCGCTTTAATAGCGGATTGATTTTTCTTAGCGTATTCTTGTTCGTAATTCTTAAGATGTTCTTTGTTTTTAAAACGCCATGCTTTTGTAGCCTTACGTATCTTCTCTAGATTATTTAAAACGTACTTTTTACGTTTCTTTTTAAGTTCGGCTTTATGTTTTGATTTATATTGAAAATTATACTTTTTAATCTCTTCTCGATGTTCCGCACTGTATCGTTTTTTATATTCTCTAAAACGCTTTTTATTTTTCTTAAGATACTTTTTCCTAGCTTTTAAAGTTTTATACGGCATTTACTCTCCTTAATAGAGTCGGGGGTGATTAAGGCACCCCCTACCTTGTAGCTACAAATTATAATTAATTATATCACAAAGCAGTAATATCTCCAAATCCAGTCGAACTCGGGAGGCCTTCTGTTTCGGGTTCGGTCAAGGCGTGTTCAGTGGTTTGCCTTAATACCTCGGCTCCCGCTTTTCCTAATTGGCGCTGATCTTCCAACTTCTCTTCTTGCTGGAATTGTAACAATTGATTTTGCTGTTGCGCCTGCAATTGCTGTTGCTGCAAAGCTGCCGGTGTATTAGCATCGTGTTTCTGCTTCTCTTCCGATGTCATTTTACGAACAAATGGTCTGCCAAATCTCCAACCGGACAACTCATTCAATCCATCCAAGACAGCTATGCCGTCCCAGATATAACCAGCGTCATTTATATTCGCTGTATAAGTAGGATTATTAATCAACTGTAGGTACTCAGGAATGGCTTGAGCCATCGACCGCTTCGCACCGAGGTGAGCACCGGCCAAAACTTCGTATTCAATTTTAGCGTTGCGGAAGAGTTCATGATCGACTTCAAAATCTTCTTCCATCTTCTCACCGAGTACTTGGCGGAGAACTGTAGAAGGAAGTAGATCGTTGTTGAGTTCGTCGAGGGTATATAGCCAAGGGATAAAAATTTGTTCTATGAATCGATTCATCGGCCCGTCAAGCCGAGATGCATTGGCTTGTACGACAGCGGCGGCGCCTGTTCCGGAACGCATACCAGATGTACGAGCACCGGATAAAGTTGAACCCTGGCCGACTAGTTCATTCGAGCCCGCAGTAGTAGCAGAATCAGACTTAGCCTGTTGAATAAATTGCCACGCCTCACCTGGAACTGGCGGCATGGTCATAAACTTAAACGATTTGTCTACATCATCGTCAACATCAACTATGCGACCTAATCCCCAACGCGTATTCTGCGTCGGCGTATTGAAACCTTTCTTTCGAACGGCGGTAGGCTGTAGCCCATAAGCCAATAGATCCAAAGCCAGGTTCGTTACGCCTTGCTCTACCAATTGTTCGCTTCCTACCAGTAAACCTAATCCCTGGCCATAAAACGAATCTGGTATATTGCGCCAGTTAGCCGACAAGAAAGGAATCTTGCCGTACGGATTAGGCTCGTTGCGAATCAAAATGTTGTGACCGTTGCAAGACAAGATGACAATGATTCTTTCTGCATCCCAACGCTCGATCATCTCGATCGGCGCTTTCATAGGATCGGAAGTTGTCTTATAATTCCGCGGAACAGCGTGCTGAATATAACCACGCATATTCTCCGGGATGGTCATACTGATATTGTCGGCGCCCGGAGTAGACTCATTGGCTCGCATGAACAAAGCTTTAAGAGTTGATTCATCCGGAATATCGTAACCGTCTAAATCACGATAGTGATCCAGATCCTGGTACGTCGCATAATCGCGATAACTAACATGGCCAGCTCGACGAATATCGCCGTAACGACAACCGGAATCTACGAAGACAGTTCTGATATCACAATACTTAATCCACGGGCGGGCGTATTCTTGCTCGTCGTAAACTATCTCGAAAGCATCAGACAGCGGTGTATGTACAACTTTAGGCTTACCGCCGGGAACATCGATAGTAGTCGGTGCGGCCTTTCTCTTATACTTCTTAATTTTCTTGGTATAAGAAGAGAAGCCCCACTTCATAATACAAGTGCCGAGAAGACACATTTGCTCAAGACTACGTTCGGTTTCTTCTTTAAACTTCATTTCCCAGAGTTGCTCAGAAAATAAAGCTGTCTTGGCTCGGATTACCTGTTGGTCGGTACCGGGGAAAGGACGAAGAAGAAATGGCGGATCTTCATAAAACAATCCTTCCATTAACTTAGGAACTATGGAAGAAACGACATTTGATAACGTATATTTTGGAACGTTGGCCTGCGCGACGTTACCGCCATCAAACGCTGAAGCCATCGTTGGCGACTGATACAAAGTATCGGCCAAGGTCCAGCCGGCCGCCCACTGCAATACGTTTACAAAATTTTCGTCGCGCTCTATATCTTCCAGAACTAATGCTACTGCGGCCCTATCTTGAAACTGGTAAGTATCTGTCTCAGAATCTTGTGTAATACCAGCAGCGTCAATTTCCGCAGCGGGTTCGATGAACAATGCTTGAACTTTTTCGGCAGCCGAACTCAGGGCATTCGAAAACTTTCTAACTAAAACATTCTTTTCTTTATCTGCCATCAGGTGATTTTCTTGCGAAACCGACAGTAGGCCCGGAACGATAATTTAACGGCGCCAGTGCGTCGTGGATAGGATCGTGTACTTTATCTTCCGGCGGATTCAGTAACATACTTAAAGGTTGGCCACCGTTACGACCGTAGATGAATTCGTATTGAGCCAGTAACCGATTGCGAGTAGCTTGACGTTCCAGTTGCTCTTTCTCTTCGTCTTTCTGGAAACCGGTAATGAAAGGCAAAGGAAGGAGACGGATGAACGACATGGCATCAGGTAGATCGTCCTTTCTGCCACCCGGACTTTTTACGTGTTTCTTTTTATCACCCATGTACTCAGTCAATTGTTTAATCATAAGGTCCGTACACGGGCCGGAAATAAATCTAAGCAAACGGCGCTCATGAAGCAACTGAAGACCGCGAATGCGCGTTTCTTTTGCACCGGGTGTATTATCTGTATCAAACCAACTAAAGTTCAAATACTCGCAATTATGAATAACGATTTGGCGACGAATTTCATCTCGGAAAAGATTACTATCATCAACCAGTCTTTCTACGAGAGTTTTTTCCGGTTGCCATTTCGCCATCGTTTGGGCGATTCGAAGTGCTTTTTCTTTCTCAGTCCAATGGCCTGCTTGCATATCAATGAACCAAATAAGAGGTTCTTCTATCTCGCCTCTCGCTTCGATTCTGACAGTTACTAGGGCTGAATAATCTGAAGTCTCTCTGGCTGTTTTAGCTAAATCACCTAAAAGATAAGTAGGCCCGATGACTTCAGAAATCCAAGAAGGCGGCAATAAAACCTTTCGAATATTATCAATAGTGAAAGTATTAATATACGGAACTTCATCATCCGTTTCCGCCACCGGCTCATTTAACTGCTGACACCGGAACCACATCTCGTTATCAGAACACTTCTGTTTTAAAACAGCGAACGAACCGGGACTAAGAGGATCTGGCCAAAGGAGAGAAACATCCGCTTCTTCCAGTTCCTGAATTGGTTTATCTATAGCGTGTTCAAGACGCGTCCAGGCTGCTTTACAAAGAATGCGCCAATCGTCTTTATCGGAACGCTCTTGACGCTTGAAAATAGTTCCGTACAGATCGGGTTCCGGACCATCGGGGGTATCGCCTTTTGAACCGTCCGTATAACGTGTGCCTATGACAATACAAAAACCGAAAGGGCGAACCAAAAGTTCACAAGTAGCATCAAACTTCTCGCGAACTGCTTGCCGCATCTCCCATTTCTTATAATTCAACTCATCTACAGCATCATCGAATAAAATTACATCGGCTCTCACACCAGCGGTACCCGACTCCATACTGGTAAAGGACGCGGTTGGGTTAGGAAGACCTAAATGTGCCATCGGGCACAAAAACTCTCTCACGTCACCAGACTTTTTGCCTTTATCTGGAGGAATGCAATAATCAGGAAAATAGGCTTGAAAATCGGTCGGGTTCCTGTAATCTTTGATCGTGAAATATTCGCGTAGTTCCTTGACGCGCTTCTTGCCTAAACTCTTCGTCGAAGTACAAATGAGCAAAATAATATCGGGGAAATTTAGAATCCATTGCACAAGGTCCAAAATTGCGCCGGTGCTCTTTCTAAACGCTCTAGGAAACAGCAAGAGAAGGTTATGTTGAAGGTTTTGTTTCAACAGACAACGATTCATTTGATCTTGCGTGTATCCTACATGAAGGTTCGAGTTATCTTTCTTAACGAAGAAATCGGCCAATGGCCGATGCGCTTGTTCATTCCATTCTCCGCGCTGCTGCATCATCGTCCACATATCGCCACGGTGCATCTTGCGGCCTTCTTGCCATTCATCGAAAGACAATCGCTTGCCCTTAAACAAATGCGTTGAAGGATTAATAACTTTCTCGGCTTCTTTTTTCTTCTTGGGCGTTAAATCTTCGTCTTCCAATTCCTTGGGAACGCCGTAAAACACTTTACAAAGATCAACCCATGTGTGGAACTCACCGGGGATCTTATCGCCTTCTTCATCTAGTACTCGACATTTTTCAAAATCTTGTAATGTCTGTTCGCCACCTACACCGAACGTCTTTTTCTCGAGTTGTTTCTTCTGTTGATATTGTTGGTTATACGCTCGCTTTGCTTCGCCAGTTAATGGCATTGGTACTCCTATTGATCTAGTGCTTTAGCTTGTTCCGCTCGATATTTAATTCCGCCTGCGATATCTGAAACTTCTTTACCGAGACCGGCGGCTACCTGTGCGGGAGCGGCGCCTGACTTGACGCGCTTCTCGTGTGCCATGCTATAAGGCGCGGACGCGTACGGGTGGCCAGCTTGTTTGTCGACCGATTGCGTAAATTTGTTGGCTGACTCGGCGGCGGACTTAGCGGCGGCTAAAGGGTTGCTAGAAGACATTTATACTCCGGTAAAAAACTTTATGATTGCTTGGATGATTCGAAAGAAAACTCCGTGTTTTATCTGCTCTGGACCGGCGTCTTTCGGCAAGGGGCCTTCAGGTAGCGGTTTGAGACCAGCGGAATCGTCATCATAAAAATCGGCGAATCGTTTGCCCATTGGAATAACCAAGGTAGGCATTGTGGTTTCAGGAAAGATCGCTTCGGCCAGTCCGACGATCTCGTGCGTCTGCATATTAACTATGGCCGAACCACTCGCACCGGGACCGAGACCTATGTTAACCAAATAACGACCATTGCAACTTGAACAGCGACCGTCTACGTCACCTTCAATAACGTTGCTAACGACTCTACCTTCCGCGAATTCTTTAATGATGCCGTAAGAGATGTTTACGTTAAGAACGCTTGTGCCCAACGCCGGAGGATCCGATTCCATTCCTGATACTTGTATTATCGGCAGTCCGCGAAGGCTTTTGAATGTGACCAGTCCGTAATCATATCGTTCGTCGTTCTCGAACTTAAGAACGTTTACCTTATGCATCACGGGCTTGCCGAAAGTGTTTTCAGCTAGGTGGTATTTATCTATTTCTTTCCAATCGAAACAATGTCCGGCGGTAACGGCTAGGTAAGTACCAGCACCGTCACCAGCGATTACGGTCGCAGTGCAAACAAAGTGTTCTTCAAACTTACATTCCCACATGTTGAAATCAAAAATGAAAATTTGTTTCTTAACCCAGGCGCACTTTTGTTCGGCGTGGTAAAGAGCCAGAGTAGCCCGACCCAGGTTTTGTTTGAACTCTTCGTCCGGTGTCGCTGAAAAAGTTGGCAGACTAAGTACTAACATAAGAAACAGTCCTGCCAATACTTTTTTCATAGAACCTTCTAGTGGTGGAAGTGAGACATCGTAGCTGCGAAGTTCGCCATGTGTTTTACGTGCGAATTTTCTGAATGCTTTGCGGCGGACAACTTTTCTGCGGGGATCGGTTTATCTTCCGGAACGCCCAATGCTCGGTGAAGCCCACCTTTACGCAAATGATGGAGCGCTCTGTAAAGACTTACGTTATGCTTTGCCATCACGCCCCCATTGCGGGAGCAGGCGCCGAAGGCATTCCAGGAACACCAGACTGACCAGCATTAGCTTCAGCTTCGCCGGGGTTTGGTTGACCGAGATGATCTTCCATCGAGTCGTGAACGCCGTCAAGATTTGCTACAGCGTGATGAATATCTTTTTCTGGACCTTCGTGATGCATGTGATGAATAGTAACAGAACCGTCAGTATGATGCGTCAAACGCGATTCTTTAAAACCATGATGCCTATGGTGCATAAAAATATCTCCTAAGAACTAGTAGTACACAAAGAACAATTTGGGTTTATAATATTTCGTTTTACATGCCAGCGCACATGACTAACAATAGGGCCGCTTTTCTTCCCGCCAATTTTTCCTATTTTAGACATATAGCCTGGCTTCGCTGCGTTTTTATGCCCTTGATCAAGACTTGCTAAATGACCACTCTCTACATTTTTTAAACCTTGTTCTCTAGCTTTGTCAGAAGTAATAGGCGATCCCAAAAGTCTAACTTTATCCCAGTGGCCACTCTTTTTATTTCGTTCGCCCTGTATCTCACCCAATTTAAGAATTTGACCTGTTTCTACGTTTTTAGCTCCGCCAACCTTCCCGCCCGCCGAACAACTTTCAAATGTTCTATATCTCTTTAATCTATTTCGATTCCTAGGGTTTTTATTCGCGGCTGTGCCACCTATGCGGCCTATCTCAATAGAACGATCTTTCAAAGTTTTAATTTCGTCTTCAGTTAAAACAGGAGCCGAGCCCACTAAAATATCCATTCCTTTCGCAAACCACTCGTCGCGACAAAGAATTCTTTTCTTAGAATTACAACGAGCGTGAGCCGCCCTTAAATTATTTAGACCATTACATTGCTTCGCGGCTTCTAAAATATCCAAGGAGCTAGATGCGAAATAATATACAGAAACAGAATGATCTAATTCAGCAACTTCAAGACACTGAATTTCTTGACCGCATAAGTCACAAATATGATTTTGAAGTTCAAAACACTCCGGTAATATATTCGGGGTATGTACTCGAATGTAACGCGAACGTTTTCTAATATCTCTTAAATTTCTCAATATTAATCCTCCTGATAAGGATAAGGTCGGGTGTGTATCAGGCACACCCAACCAACTTAAATTATAGCACAATATCAATCTTGATAGTAGCAACCCTGTACTTCGCTCTCAATCAACAATAAGAGAGCTTCACCGGAAACCTTAACCTCGTTTCCGCAATATTTCCCGAAGGCGATCACATCGCCAACTTTTATATCTAAAGGAATTCTTTCACCATCTTTCACAATACCATTACCAACGGCAACCACTTCTCCAAGAAGGGGCCTCTCAACCGCATTATCTGGTATCAAAATTCCGTTAACTACTGTTTCGGCTTCCTGCCTGACCCGAACTAAAATCCTATCTCCGATTGGTCTAAACTTTAGTTTCTTTTCCTGCTTTACTGCTACATCTTGGCAATTCATATTGTTTTTCCTTTTATTGTATTGTGTTCTTCATTGTCATTCTTTTCTGATGTGCCATTTTGTACGGCGCGTTTCCAAACTCATTAGGTATACGTGGTGCCAACGGTGCTTCTGGTTCGTGCGGACTCATTGTCTTGGCAAGATCGGTTGCGACACCCGAAGGCGGTGTGGGTAGTTCGCCCATCAAACCGGAGAAGTCAAGAGCCATGTCGGGCCATGTGCGCGAGTTTGTACGGCGTCTGCTTATGTGTATGCGCCGGCAGATCTTTATAGTCCGTTGCGTTACTCCATTCTTTCAGCGCACTTTTACCAAGAACATCGGGATGAGCAAACATGTAATGCTGTTGCGCCACAGACTTGAAAGGCATTAAACTTCCCTTTGATTCTCTTCGGTAGGTGCTGCTACATTTACTACGACGTTAGCTGGCGTTATATCTTCGACTGCTTCCAATATTTGAGTTCTTTCGTAATGCGCGTGGCTGCTAGTTGCTTCGAGGTGACGAAGGAAGCTTTCACCTAAAGTGTGAACGCCTTTCTTAGTATCCTCGAGACGACAACTCATACCTTCCATCTTGGTATCTAAATTCTTTACATCGCCGGCCAATTCGGTGATCTGTTGCTTACCTTCGTCGATAGCAGTTTGTAAATGGGGAAAATGATTTATTAAAAGAAGATTTACGTTCTTGTTTATATTCCGGGCGTTATCGATCATCGAGTACAAGAACTTACCTGCGCCGTAAAGCGCACCGACGATGACTACTATGCCGCCGATGACCTTGGAGATTAATATAAACTCCTGCCATTGCTGAGGAGTCGGAAGAGGAATCATTTAGGTTCCTGAAAATTTGTCCAGGCTGTTACTGAACGTGCTCGGGATTACACCGACGTGCCGAACTGGAGTCGCTTAGTGCGTACTGCCAAGATTCGTGCGACGAGACTAATTAAAATTTGCGACCCGCTTTTTAAAGGCGGGTCGACTTTTTAAACGTGGGGAAGGACTGCGGAGAACTACAAACTCAAATCGAATTGGAAGAGCGAAGCAGATGCCTGCGCGTCAGAAACGGAGAACGTAACGCCACAAAGCAACGCAAACGGTACCGGCGAACTCATGTTAATAGACGTTAACCCGGAAATCAAACCAACGGTGACTGTACCAGCCGTACCGTCAATTTCATTTGAACCAGAAACTATCCGAGCCAAACCAGAACCGGATTCACAAACAATATCGCACAAGAAAGAGAACCCGTACGGCGGCAGGACATCTGACGCCGCTGCGAATTGCTGCGATAAAACTGCTGTTGCGTTAACTGTGGCTGTGCTGCCGGGATTTCCGTTTAGAAATGTTGCGGAATACAAACCGACAGTTACAGCAGGAGACGCTACACCCGCGCCGGGTGTTCCGATTGTGAAGCTACCCGAGCCGCGAATGGACATACGCTGGCCATTTGCTGAGGCATTTCCTGGTATATAGAGATAGCCACTTTTCGTCGAAGATACGCCGATCGATGCGCCTGGGGCGATCGGGAAATATTTTATGGCGGTCCCTGTACCGCCTACAGTGACAGGACTAATTCCGTTCACGAGAAGATTCGTTTGCACCATAGCCATAAAAACAATTACTCCCTTATATACAAACAGCCGAGAGGGTCTGCTGATTTCCCCCGGACTGCTGCTTTAATAGAGCACTCAAAATTTATTTAAGCACCGCTATTAATTACGCTTTCAGTTTGGATCGAACTACTTACGGCGTACTTCTCTAAGTACCGAACGGCGCTTAGAAGAATTTCTATACTATCGTGAGCGTTGCCCAACAAAACATTACAAAGGTTACACAAAATCCCACGATTCTCTCCTGTCGAATGACAGTGATCTTGATGTGGCCTAAACTTTCTGGATGGGGCTTCAAAAGATATTTCTGTTTGACAAATCTCACATTTGTTATCTTGAGATGCTAAATTTTCAAGAAATTGTTTGCCGGTTATTCCGTAGTGGTGTTTCCTATTTCGACTCCAGTGATCTTTACGAAGATATTCTTTTTTCTTTTGATATAATTCAGACCTCTGTTCCGGTGAGAGTTTTCTATACAATTGCCTTTGTTTAGTAACATGAGCAGCCCATCTCTCGGGATCATTCTTTAATTTATAATACCAATCCAGCGAGGCTTCTCTTTTATACTCACGCAACCTTTCTTTATTCTCTTCGTTATATTTCTTTAAGCGCTTCTTATCACAGACACGACAATAAGCTGCTAAACCTTTTTCCTTAAATCTACTAGAACCGCAATTCTCATCCGTTAAAACACACTTACATTCGTGACATAAGACTTCTTTCATATTTCTCCTTAGAAGATGCGACAGGGATATGTCTAAGGCATATCCCTATCTAACCTTTGGTAATTAATCAAAGGGTATTTACATTATAACAAATTTCGTTTAAAATTACATCCCGCCGTGGAAGTCTTCGGGATCTCTTTTCTTTTTCGGCATCACACCGTGACTAGGCCTTGCTGGTGTTTCATCCTGATGATTAGGAAACTGGCGAGCCGCTCTACGCACTTTTACACCATGCGCCGGCATCGCCATCTGTTCATCCTGATTATGCGGATGCTGCTTGGCAGCGGGCCACGGCATCGTGCCCATTGCTGGATCTGAACTCATCATAAAGCTCCTTTAAGACTGCGAAACTGTACCCGCGTTTGTCACGCGAAGTAAAAGATGTTGACCGTTTGTTGCATAAATCTGAAGAATGTCCAGCGGATTCTGCGCGTTCGAAGAATTGTTAGTTACCGCGGCCGCAATAGTCGAACCAAATAAAGTTTGAATCAAAGCGGTTGCGGTAGGCGTGGTCGGGTTATTCGCGGCAACGCCGTTCCAGTTTAAACTCCAAATACAGAAACCACCTTCATTACGGATTTGAAGGATATCCGATTTCGACGGATTTACGAACGCACCCGCAACTATACTGGCGGGTGAGCCTGCACCGTTAGATTCAAAGACTCCACAAACTGTTCCGATAGTCGCCATTAAGGTGTACTCGCTAAACCGCTGTTGTTGACATGGAATAAAACTGCACCGCCGTTGTTATCCAGTACCTGAAGAAGATCTAGAGGGTTACTTGAGTTCGATGCACTGGCAATTGCTTGTGCAAAAGTATTTCCGAACAATGTCATCAGCGCCTGGGGCTTTCCACCCGGACCTTGTGTATAACCGGTTGGATTAGTCGCAGTCAATCCGACGTTATTTAAATTCCAGACACAGTTACCACCCTCGTTTACAACTTGAACGATGTCCAATGATCTCGGGTTACTAAAAGCGTTTAAAAGAATATTGGCCGCACTACCCGAACCAACGGATAAATACGTGCCTAAAATTGTTCCGTTTGTTGACATAATCTCCTACTTTGACTCTGCGCGAAGAACTAAAGGTGTGCCTGTATTCGTTGACACTGTAAACGTTTCGCCCACTGGACCGACATTCGTTGATATAGCATTCGGTGTTGACACCGTAAAAACGGGCGGGACTAAACCATGCTGTGTCGTCGAAACATTACTGGGCGGGGGATTGGGCACCGGTTGAAGTCCAAATTTCATTTCCCAATTCTTTATAACAGCACTACCTGCCAATGATTGAGTCGTTCTGTAAAACCAACCGTATGCTCCTCCGCCCTTGACTCCCGGCGGCGCCATTTGGTTAATACCGGTCAAGCTGATGTAGCCAACGACTGACAGAACGCCGAACCAGTGCTGGCTGATAAAATTTAAAAGTTGAGGATTCATAAACTCCTAGTCCGTGTAATACTCCGTTGGACCTTTTTTATGCGCGTCTTCTTTTTTAAATTGCGGAAAGTGTTCAGAAGCGGATGGTGTATTGGTGGAATCTTCTACCATCTTTAACGCGTCGGTCCATCCCAACCCCGTGTGATTTATATGCTCTTTACCGTTTCTGATTAATATTGATCGAGTGTCGTCTTTAAACCACTTCATCCCGCATGTCAGGCAACGAATTCTAACGGTACAATCAATAAAAGTATGTTTGGATACATTATAATCTTTTCGAGAAAGACGGTTACGATTCGGTCCGCCTTTTAAATGAGAACAATCTCTCTGATGCCTTATTTTAGCTTGCTCGAATGTTTCCTGTTGCTTAAATTTTCTTCCGTGCTTCTTTTGTACGAGTTCTAATTCTTTTTTCCACAGAGCTTGACCTACGTTTACCAATTCGGGTACTTTCATTGTTTTCGTCCTATTAGTTTATTGTTACTGCGATTATATTCCGGTGCCTGTAATAAAAGTTAACTGTCTTGAAAGAAGTAAATCTCGAGGTGTTATTCTGTAAACACCGACGCTAGGCCGGGTTGACAACAGTGGATAGTCGACGGCTTCGAATGCGGCGGCGATGAGTTCGGAACAGAACCACTTAGATTCATTGCGCCAATCTCGATCAACGACCATACCGGTAATAGCTGAGAAGTCATAAGGCTTGCCGATCTGGCCTAATGCCCAATGGTAAGCTGATTGCATTATTTTGTAATCGTCGACAACGAACTGCTCAACGCGGGTGTAATGATCTTTACTTGACGGGCGGATCTTAACTCCGCCGATGCTGCGAGATCCCAATGTTGTGCCGGCGGATAGATCACAAAATTCAATATGTGAGCACCAGCTTCGGGTGCTGTAACGGATACTGGCTGAAATGGGATTCCACTTCTCTGTTACCAATTGAATACGGATCGGCATTAGAAAAACTTCTTAATCTTATCTAGCCATGTTTGTTTATTCTGAGGAACTGTTATCGTGCCGGGATTACGTAACCAGGCTTCACCTGTGATAGCTAGCATTGATGGTACGTCTATAATCCCGATACTGCTCCAAGTAAACAAAGCATAAGCCGGAAAGTCTCCCGGCGAAGGTACGCCGAGTTGTTCCGCTAACCAGCTTGCTGGACCAAAACCAGGAAGGCTGACGCAATGATCTTCATTCGTATCTTTCTGGAAACCAGTTGCGACCCAACCGCTTGGCGGAGGATTGACAGTTCCTACTGCTTGTTCCAGTTGGTCGGCGGCTACTCCGATCTTAACTGGGCCTTGTACTATGGCGTTCTGAAGAACAGCTTCGTTAGTCCAGTCGACTGAAACGTACGGACCGTCATTATACAAATTATTGTCTTGTGAAAAGCCGGCCGTTCGCATCGTGTCCATTACAGTTGTGAGATCGGCGCCGTTTAAAACATTGTTGGCGGTTGCCCACGCAAGGACAGTGTCATCTGTAATGAAGATTTCCGGATTGTTACAGGCGCACTTAAAAGCTTCTTCCGCCGTGACGCAATCACCATCTACGTCATTAAGCCACATTGACAACTTCGTCGGTTTCCAAAGGAACTGGCTGGGTGTAGTGCCGAGAAGTTGATGTGGAGAAACTGCGGCTAATTTATGTCTCGGGGAAGGGAAGGCTCCGCGTAAACGCATAGTCTCCTTTACTTCAAGAAGTTAACTACAGCTTTGCTCGCTATTTTGGATTTATGAGCCGCTTGTTTCGATTTATGGCTAACGAACCTGGCGGATTTTGCAGTAATAGCTTGACCACCTTTTAGAATTCGAACGAAGTTGGCGCCGTTGACAGCTATAGTTGACGCAGTTAATACCAGCCCCATTACTACGACGGCGACCGGCATTACGCCAACTTCCCGAAGCTGGCTACTCTGGCGAGCTTGCCGTGAATGTGGACTTGGTGCTTACTAGTATAAGCGTCGACTTTCGAATTGCCTGTCTTAGCGACAAGAACCTGGTTGAAGGCTTTGACTAGAGAGTTTACGTCTTTGACCGAGTTCGGGTTGATTCCTGCACGGACTAGCTTCGCGGCGACCGGTACTGGCTGAACTCCGGCGACGGCTTCGGCGATACTGATACCAGTTTGGATTAAGAGAACCAGTGCAGAGACCTTGGCCTGAGTTGCGGGATCCTTGATCTGGGCGACTTGTTCTATTAAACCGATATCCGAGACTAGAACCTGAAGGCCGGCTTCAAGCTTTTGTTTCGTGCTAGCGACTTGACCGGCGTCGAGTGATGCCAATGCGGCTTGATAGTCGGCGTAGAACTGTTCTGCGGCAGTTACGTCTTGGGCAATCTTTTGCGCGGCGTTAGGATCAGCGGGCTTGCCTTCATAGACGGCGATGACTTCAATGACGGCGGTAGCGGCGGGTACAATGGCGTTAAGGGCGGCGACGAAGTTGGTGGAGCTGCAACCGGACATTGGGATAGTTGCCAAGGTGATGGCGACCATTAGTACAACTGATAAGATTCGATTCATGTTGCTCCTAATTAGTAAGTTGGTTCGATGTCTTGATTTTCCTGAACCATGTTGTCGAGATGGCGGTAACCGGATTGAATTCTGACGGCCTTGAGTGTGGCGCCTACTTGAGCGTGACCACCAGGGCTGGGCGATTTTGTTACCGCGGAGACTCCTGCGGCTTGCGTCAAGGTGTCGTCGCAGCCACGTCCGCTTTTGACGGCGGGAATACTTACGCCCATAGATGGGTCGGCTTTCTGTTCGTAAACTTCTTTTGCGTTCATAATTTAGGTGTACTCCAGTTCGGCCAGGGCTTCTTCTATCTGGTCGGTGTTCTTCAGGCCGTGCTCGGCCAGTTTGTAGCGAAGGTACTTTTTTACTTCCAGGACGTTTTGGTACTGGCGGAGAAGGGACTCGAGGCTTTCGGGTTCCATTAAGTCATTTTCCAAAGTTTCGCCCAGTCCCAAAAACCAGGAGAGTTCAATGAAACTGCCTTCGAAGGTTCTGACGGCGCCGGGGGAGGCGTTACGGGTGGGGTTGGCACCCCTTCCGAGGCTCGTACACTGTTCACACGCTTCGGGCAGGGGTTGGGGCCGTGGGGAACGCCGCACTGGCGGCAAATGCCGTTTTGTTCGAAGATGTCAGTCACTTCGCCTCTGCCTCTCTTATGTCTACAACATCCGGTTTAATGCTTTGTCGTCCTTGCCAAGTTCCACACCAAAGACAGCTACCGTTCCAACTACCATAATAAAGAAAATGAAAATCACATGGTCGACGAAACTTCTCGTTTATAGCTTCGATTATCGATAAAGGTAAAACGAACATCAGAAACTTAACAAACCAGTGAATCAAGAAAGTTCTAGTACCGTCCCACACGTTATATAAATCAAAATCACCCATTTAAATCTTCTTGAACCTCGGTAGTCTGGTTAGGTCGACATGACCGGTTTGTTTAAGATCCGGACGGGCGGTTTGGATTCTGAGCTTGCCGCTTGGGTCCAAGGGGCGCCCTTCGCGAGTTTCTCTTTGCCAGATGCGGCCGGGATCCTTGATTGCGGGGTTGCGCTGTGCCGGCGGTTTAGGGTCGGAAGCGTCTTCTTTACCGAACGGGCCTGCCTGTCCGCGACCAGGTGTAGTATAGTCATTCATATTTTTGTTTTGTTGATTCTAGCCAGTTGGGTCGACAGGAGCGAAAAGGACACGGAGAAGGTTACAAAGGAGAAAAGGGTTATAAGGGTGGTCATGCCGACCTCGACTGTAAGTAATCATTTAGTGCGGCTTCACTCGGTATCAAATCAGCCCCTCGATCTACGGCTCGCTTCATCTCGGCAGTAAACTTAAACCACTCGCCGTGAAGATAGTGTTTCTTAAATGCGTAGTGAAGATACCCTTCAATGCTTACGCTATGAGAAAGCGGAACTCTGAAAGAAGCATACACTCGGAGTCGAACCGGACTTCCTATTTGCAAATCTATCAATCGCCTCTGAACATCGATTGATCGACCAATCTTAACCATCCGCTCGTTTTCAGGAACGATAAAGTAAATATTATCGTAAACCGGCGAACAATCAAGTCTAGGCTTACTTATCTGGCGCCGAAACTTCTCGGCTGGTAAAACCTGCTTTGAAAGCTCCTTCATAGCCGTGTTGGGTGTTCTGACGGCGAAATCAAAAGGAACTAGCTTTTCTAACTCTTTTACTTTAAAAACTGGCTGACGCTTAGATTTAGGTTTTGGTTCTTTTACCTTACCGAAATTGGGATTGATCTCCCGAGCGCGTTCGTCTGAAATATACATGTTCTCTCCATCACAGAGTTGGCCGGGGGTGGTGATGGCACCCCCTAGCCATATCGTTAAATTTTGAATTTGAAGAAAGGTTTCCCTTCTTTTTTTTCTTTCTTCCTACAAGCGGTTCGGAAACGGGCATGCATTATTTTTTAAAAATACATAATCAATAGGTCTAAATATAGGTCAACCCAATATAACTTTTTTATAATCAGGTGCTTAAATAGAAAAGGGGCGGCTGGGGGAGGTACCCGGCCTATTTTGCCATCGCTGATGCTTCGAGGCTCCATCAGGCTCCGGGGGCGACCGCGCCCGGTCTTAACCAGCCAAACAAAAAGCATTCTTCGCCGCAACTAACTCAAACTAAACAATTTAACCTTTCGCCGGCGCTCACAAGCTCATGCGCTCGATTAGGCCTATTTCGCGCCTGATCGCTCGCCTTGCGGGTATTAAATTAGTCCGTTTTGTTGCGAAGTCTTGTGTTTTGTTGCGCTAATACATAATGCTCCGTTAATTACGTTGCTCGGATCGCTTCGAATGGGTAAAAAAGTTACATTTGTGCTCAAAACTCTTTACGAAAAATTTCACGGCAATCAAATTGCTCGTTAGTTAACCAATCGATTTAGTAATAATCTGTTAGCCTCATAGCGCGATCTCTCGGCGCTCGGCATTCTGCACTAGGTCTGCACTCCTGCTCTCGTGTCAGGAACATCCTGTATCCCGTCACACCTAACCAGTCACACTTACGTCAGGGTTTAACGTGGTCTAAGAGAGAGATCTTTTTCGAATAATGTCACCAAAATGCTCTTAAAATGTAAAGTGAGGGATATTTTATATAAGTATAAGATAATAATACACTTACTAAAATACTGTTTTTTCTGGTAAAATCTCTCTCTCTTACTCCACGCTAAACTATGACACAAGTGTGACGCTTATATTGTGACGAGATGAAACCTTTTCTTGACACATCGCATCTAAGTATTGTGACGGGAAAAACCCGACAGGAGAGTTATGCGACACAAAGACACGGTATGTCAAAGCGGCAAGCATGATATGACGCCTGATAATGTTTGGATTCGACCGAGCGACGGTACACGATATTGTCGAGCGTGCAAGTCTCAATCGAGGCGAATTCGAAGAGTATTGAACGAAGTATTAAAAACAGTAGATGAACCCTGTTACATAACCGATAGCGACGGCGATCGCACGTCGTTTCATGCTCTTTATTGGTTCGACGAGATTCGCCATTATTTGGCTCAAGATCACTTCGCAGATGGTGGACCGCATTGGACTGGCACGTGTTTCTCGGAGTGTAGGTATGCCGATCTCGCGCCTGTTGAAGAGGAAATACACTCACCGAGAGAAAAGCTTGTACGCATCGAACCAGGTGGCTATGAAGTCTATAAAGACGTCAATAAGCCTCGCGGCAAGCCAATCCAACAGGTTCTAGCCGAAAAGAGGCAATACGAGCCACCGCCGGAACCTAAGCCAGAACCAGTCAAGCCAAAGGAAAAGCCTTATCAACCCGTTGTGATAGACGGTGAAGTGGCTAATGTTTCGGCCGCCGAATATCAAGAGTCTATGCGAGTCGCACGCGAAGAGGACGAACGGCAGCGTAAATCACTGCTAGACTTTGCAAAGAGTACTGATTAGATACATTACAGCATTCCTTTGATTGACGTTTGCTAGCCACTGGCCTACTATCGGTGAGAGGTGACTTATGGACCGAGCCACGAAGATCACAGCCAGTGACAGGCTATCAGGTAATACCGACTGGCTAGCGCAGCAACGCGAGTATCAAATAGCGTGGTGTGAATCTGTAAAGCGCAATGCTAGAGCCACAGAAGAAGATTTGCGGATCGCCACAGCTATGCTTGACCATTGGCGCAGTGTGTCAAATAATACACGCAAAATAGTTAAAAATAATGCTTGACAATCAAATGAAAATGATGGACACTCGACACATGGTTATCAAAGCCAACCCGAAACGACGCCTAGTAGCTATCAAGCTATTAAACGGCCGGATCGCGTTGATACAACAAGGGGAAAAGTAAATGCGAGCCAAAGCATTCGATAGGATAGAGAAAGAGATTCAAAAAGAGAAACAAAGACTGGCTAAAAACATGCTTTGCTCTTGTGGTTCTGTTCTCTCGGCCGTCACATTAACATGCGTGCGCGGTCAGTATTGTCCCAAAATTAAGGGTTGATTGATTCTCTTTTTTGCTTGACAAGGTTTGGGCAGTCTGATACAAAGCAGTAGCAGTTAAAATCTAAAATGAGGGTAAAGACGATGCCGCAAGCAAAGGCAAAACGCATACCGAATAAGATAGAACGCGTCGAGATAGTCCACAAGCTTGACGATGTAAACGATCCATCCTATATTGGCACGTATTCCGACTCTCCCGAAAATGAGTTTTCAATAGATCGCGCACACGACGGCGACTGCCCGCATTTTTGGGCTAATGCTGACGTGCCGGACGATGCACGCGAATGTGATTGCACATCTTGGGATGTTAGCCGAAACCGTTATTTCAATCCCGGTACGGTAGAGCCATTTGACGTGGGCGCATCTTGGATTCCCGCAACCGTGGACGATAAGAGATCGTATTGGTTTCTTGCGATGCAAAACAACGCATTACAAGACTATAGCCGGATGACGAGCTTGGATGACGGCCAATGGCACTATATCGGTATTCAAGCAGTAGCGCATATCAGCACACCAGACGGTTTCGGATACACCGAGCAAGTTGTAAGATCCGGCGGATTGTGGGGAATCGAATCCGATTCAGACAAGGAATACATTGCTGAGATCGAGCAAGAGCAATTAGCGGAATTGCGCGGTATCTTGGCTCAATTTGGATTCAGTAAGCGAGCGATTGCTGCCGCATATCGCAGAGAGAATTTACCGGCTTTGAAAGTTGTGAGATAAGTAACAAGGCATTGATTCTCGAATGGAGGCTATCGCGATGACTGACAAACAGATTAAAGAGTTAGCTATAGCAATTCAAGATGCTAGGCGCATGTTAGAGATAGGCGATACCGACGAAGCACAGAACGTACTAGATCATGCGGCAGGTTTGATTCCCATTAAGTTTTGGCCGGTTGAGATTACGGAAGGTAATTAAGAAGACATTGATTAGGAGGCGATATGCGAACGTACTCTGTACCGAAATTCCAAGTGGGCGACAAAGTGGCCTATTCCGTTCAATTCCTAAAATCGTGCGGAATGAGTCACGGCGAAGCGGCACACGCACGCGGAACTATTACAGGCATTCAAGCGCTTGGATCGCACCTTATCCTAGCCTCAATCGACTGGAAAGGCGCGGATATGCCCGAGCGTGTCAACGTGTTTAATCTGGCAAAGGTTGGCGCGAACCCGCGTTTCGCCAACGTCGATTAACAATCAACAGTCGAGTGATGTTGGAGGTAACATGCTATTGCTCAAGGTAATGAATACTGGCGGATCGGAAACACAAGCAACCTACGATGTCGAAGCGTACATCAATACGCGCCGCATCTACTCCGGTACGGTTAGTGCTCATAATCGTGGCGACGGTTGGATCAAGCTAATTCAGAAAGCAATGGCCGAAGCGAACGAGAATCAAGAAGAGGTTGTAGGATCGCGGACGTGTCCTGTCTGCAATTCAAGTGTTGTACTTGTGAATAGGCACAAACAATAATCAATTGTTTCTCGGAGGGCAATATGGACGTGTATAACCGCGATGCGTTTGAGGATCGAGTCAACTATGCGGCATCGGTAATAGGGACAGGAACTATACCGTTAAATGGTCGGTGCTTTGATACTTGCTTTGAAATGAATGACGGCGAGTATGTGATAGCGGCATTGGTTCGCCGTACGCTTAAAAATCCAAGTAGTAGGTTAGCAGATAATTTATTCCGAGTATTGAGTGAAGATCGGGCGCGTCAATGTTACGAGCAAACGAAGCATTTAACTCGTAAGGAATTGCGTCTCGAAGCGTTGAGAATTGCTAGCGAACGCAACCAGGCGTTAGGAGTTTAAGTCACAAAAACAATAGTTCATTATCTATCAGCGAACGGATGATGTTATGGCAAAACAGGGCGTCTATGTCAAGTACGGCGAAACAGAAATTAAATTATCCGCGAACGATCTCCAATTAATCGCGGACGCGCTAGATATTATCAATCCCGATGATACACGCCAAGAGAATCGAGCCCGTAAATTATCCCTATCATTTACGGCTCTATCGGAGTATGCGGATTCGCTCCGAAAATGTCTAGATGTGTAAAAGTTACATGGAATCTATAGAGCAAAATGGATTCGGAAATTGATCTATGCAAGTTAAATGGGAAGCAGGAAAATATGGTTTTTGGTATTTGAGATTCTCTTATGGTTTTATGGTTACGGTGGGATGGGATAGTATGAGATCAAGAGAAGATCCTAATCCCGGCGGTTACCAGGTAACATTTCAAGACACTACGCTTCGCGCACGATTCACCGAACTAAGCGAAGCTAAAAAAGCGGGTGAAGATTTAATTAGAAGACAATTAAGAAAAGTATTGCAGGAACTAGAAGAGAATTAATACTTACTTGTTTACGATTTTTCTTGACAAGGTTTCACGGTTTTGTTAGATTGAACTTGACCGGACAGGTCATTAAAAACGGAGGCAACAAAAATGAGAACGGCCACAACGAAAGAAAAGATAGAATTCGCATTTTTGATGGCGCGACATTCGTCAGCAACAATCCACGATCTTCAACGAATTATGCGTTACGGTTCTAGCATAGGCCGAATCGCAGAGGATCAATGCAATCGTGGTTTGACCCCCGAAGAAGAATTAAAACTTTTGCGTTTGTTGAAAAAAGTTTCTACTATCTGTAAATCATTCGGTGCTGTAGCTGTATTCCAGAACGATCCGCGAGGTTGCACGGTGAAGATTCAAGTACCGGATGGTTATACAAACGATTGGGGACGCGAGGGAATATGCGTTCCAACGTCTTAAGGAGGCTGTATGATCGGCGATGCTATTGTTCCGGTGTATTGTGATACGTGTGATGCAAAAATAGAGATCGAGCCGGCCTATGTGTTTCATGATTATTCCGGTAAAAGCGGATATTACGATACGGCGGACTCGGCGATTGAGAAAGATTTAATACAACACGGTTGGGTTGTGAAGGATGGCAAGCAGTACTGCGATTCGAGTTGCGTGCCAGAAGATAAATAATATCCGATTGATTGTGAGGTAGTATGAAATATGAGATTAAATCTCGATGGGATTCAACTATCTTGTTTACGTGCGAGGCGGCAAGCCTATTGCTGGCAGTAGAGGCGGCTAGAAAAGCTGGCGCGAACCTCAGCGGCGCGAACCTCAGAAGCGCGAACCTCAGCGGCGCGGACCTCAGAAGCGCGAACCTCAGAAGCGCGAACCTCAGCGGCGCGGACCTCAGAAGAGCGGACCTCAGCGGCGCGAACCTCA